AATGTGCGCTCCCAATCACTGACTAGTTCAGGATTGTGTACTGTGCCTTCACCTTGATGCCATAGTGGGAATGTACCTACATATAGATTTGCTTCATTGCTCCATACTAATGGCACGGGTTGAACTACTTCATATCCCAAAAGTTGAGCGGCTGCACAGAAATCAATATCTTCATTGCCGCCCTTTTCGTAACGCTCATCTAAGTATCCAACTTTGTTCAATACTTCTCTAGTGAACATTACACAGAAAAAGACACCAAAATCCATATTAGTAATAGGTGAGTACTTCTTTAGTGAGCAAGTTATTCCGCATTTAGGATTATCTTCAAAACCTTGATTCAATAGTTTAAGCCAATCACCTCTGTGTTGACCAAGAAGAATAGCGTCATTGTTTAGCATGACAAGTTTGTCACAAGTTGATACACGAATTCCAGCGTTTGTCGCTCTTGCATATCCAAGTGCATCTTTATTCCAAACAATCTTTAAGTGATCTGATAATCCTAAATAGTCAAAACTAGCTTTTAGTTTGTCCAAATAGTCAGATGTGTTGTCTGTACAACCATTGGCACTTATTATAAGTTCAATGTCATTGATATGTGAATACTTCAACAGTGCTTCTATACACGGTTTTAAGAATTTATCACAATTGTTATATGTTGGTATTACGATACTATATTTCATGGAATCCTCTAATCATTACTTATGACTAGAGGATTGGGTTGTTAAAAATTAAAACTCAGGATATTCGCCGTACAATTGACCGTTAGAATATGCTCTGACAGCACGTACAAATTGAGAAGAATTCATATTGTTTGCTTCTAATACATTGTCAACACAACGCCAAAAGTCATTTAATACTGCAGGAGCACATGTGCATGTTGATGTTACACGATATGGAACGTAACCAAACGGGGCACAATCAAAATCACTGTCAGATGTTACATTATAATTCTTCATGCCCTCAGTTGTTAGAATATAGAAATCGTATATCATTATTTCACCATAATCATGTATTGATTCGTTCCACCGTATGTCAGCCCGTTAGATACGAATGTTCCGTTTAAGAAATTACCACTACCGTCTGTAGTTGAACCACCGCACCATGGACCTGCATAATAGAAATCTGCTCCACAGTATGTTGTTACCATACTTGTTGGAGTTCCACCGTAGCCTGCAAATCCGCAACAATCTCTCATATAGTAGAAATTGTTTGAGGTACCTGTAATTGGAAATCCTATTGCTCCCTGCATCCCTGGAAAGTCAGCCTGTCCGTATACAGTTAGGTTAGATGTTAGTACTGTGGTGCCAGCACCTTGCTGAGTATCACTGGTAGTAAAAGTTGTATAATCTAGCCCAGATCGTTTGTAAACAAACGGTCCCCATGCATTATTATTGATGTTTGCCCTATTGCCAAAAATAAATTCAGTGAATGTTGCATAGCCGTTGAATAGTGTATACCATCCTAGTTGATATGCTTGTGAAAAGTCTTTTGCATCACCGATAGTACCTCCTCTCCAACCCCAATTTTGACTATTGTAGTTTACTACTGATGGGTGAGTACGTGCAACCATCATCCATCCACCACCGTCAGTTGTCATGTCACAATAAACGGGAACACCGGTGCTGTTAGGTCCCTGAGGATACAACATGTAGTAATTATCCCTACCAGCCAAAATAGGAAAGGCTGCAAGTAATTCACTTGCTGTTTTGTAGTTACGATAATTAGGTCCTGCAAAGACGCTCATACACCATATCTCGATCTTGTTGCTTCAAAATTTTGAAGCATTTGTGCATCAGTTAATTTTTCATTGTACAGCATGAAGCTTCCAAAACTTGCAGCAGCATTTTGATTAAAACAGCTACTAGAATATCCTCCACCCAATGTCCATTGCATTATAGTTTCGCCACTTCTATCAATATAACTGTGTATAGCTGTGGGTGTTGTTCCTGAAAATTGCTGTACACCGTTGGTGTAACAACGAACAATATCATTTCCACTTTCATTATAGCTATAAGTAAATCCAATTAATTGCCATGTACCCGGTGTATGCCATGTTCCCGATGCACTTATATTGTTCGTACCGCCGCCACCACTATTCCACCAGTAATAAGTACCAGTGTCACACCACATATACCAAATACATTGATCGCTATCTCCGGTACCGGTTCCTGCACTGCCGGTGCTCATCATGCGACCGGAAGAACTTTGATTAACCCAAAACATGATACTAAAATTATTGGCTCCGAATCTATCTATTCCGGCGGCACTGGTGTTAATATCAATACGACTTCCTACATTATAAATGGTGCCACTTTGAGCTCCGTTGGTAGACAAGTATTTTATTCCTGTACTAGTATAAGTTACCACATTTTTTGTGTATCCAATGTTTCTTTGCGCATCTACTAAGTTATAAAAAGTAGATATATTTCCAGAGGTAGAACCGCTTCCAGTATAGCATCTTGGATTCCCCCAATCCATATATATCTGTAGATTGGTATTATAAATGTTTGGATTGCAAACAACTGACATTAATCAGGTACTCCTAATAAAGTCCAATCATCATTTCTGAACATCCAAACTTTGCAATTTTCACCGTTGCAGTAGTCTTTACATAACAAGTTTTTGTGTAAATTTTGTATGTATTCAGGAACATTGATAGAAACTTCTAAATTTTCTATTACTTCTAACAGTGTGTTAGGATCTATATATTTAATTGTTATCATATACCATATCTCCCGCTCAACGCAGTAAAATTTTGTGTAATTTCAGTAGCGGATAGTGCTCTATTATAAGCTACAAATGTTGCTATCTTGCCGGTATACAATCCACAACATGCACTTCTTACTAAACCCGGGGCGGCATTGGTGAATGCTGTTTGTGGTACTCCCATGTTAGTTGCAGTTTGATAGACACCATTCAAATACAATTGCCATTGAGGGGTACCACTACTATTAGTTCCTGCTCTGTCAAAAATCATACATACGTTATACCACAATGATGCTGACAATGTGTTTGTAAATCCAAGAAAAGGTTCTGAGTATGTAGGGCCTACTAATACATAACATCCGTTTAGACCAATACCAAATCTATAACCATCTGCGCCGCCTGCATTACTAAACATACCACATTGTCCTACACTTGCTGGTGGATTTTTAATCCAAGTAGAGAATGTAAAGCTACCGGTAGTAGGAATCATGTTACCGGTAAAACTAAATCCTAAACTAGCATCTCCTGAATAGGCGCCACTAACAGTAGCAAAGTCAAAACATCCACCACCATCACTTGATGTAGGCACCGACCCGTACATGGTAGCAGTATTAGTTTGACCACTAACATCATACCAAGTTGTGCCGACACCTGGCCAACTTCTAATATTAGCTGCATCAATATTTAAAACTAAACCATTGTCAACAGCATTGGGACCTGAATCTACACTCATATACCATACCTTCCTCTGAGTGCATTGAAGTTTTGTGATAGCTGTGCTGATGTTAGTCCTAGACCTTTATAAATCATCACATCACTTATTCTACCGTTCAATGGTTCTGATGAGTTGTTGCCATCTATGCCAATATTTAAAATACCAGTAGCGGTACCAAATGTGTTGCTATTAGTAGCAGTAGCAACTGAAACATTATCAACATACATAGTAATTGCTGATCCTATTCTAGTCACAACAACATTATGCCATTGGTTAGCACCGTAATCCGATGTGGAAGGAATCACATAACCATCTCCTACCCTATACAAGTTAAAGGAGCCGCCGTTACTCATCATTATTTGCCATTCACCTGTGGTTTGTACACTACCTGTATAATAATCACCTATAATATTTCCAAATGCGGGGCCGGCAGCGGTTAATCTGTATACCCACGCTGATATTGTGAAATTTCCGGTAAACACATTTGCTATAGTTGTATTACCAATATTAAGATAATCATCTACACCATCAAATTGAAAGTATCCACTCATTCCACTTACATAAGTTGTACCATTAACCAATGTGCCTCTTAAACCATTACCACTTATATCTAGTACACTCGTACCAGATCCTGAATAACTGCGTGGATTAGCACTGTCTATACATAGTGACAAACTTGATGTTACAATCGATGGTGAGTGTTGTAGTGCCATTATATGCCGTACCTTCCACGATATGCATTAAAATTTTGAGAAGATTCTGATGCAGATAATACTCTGTTGTAAATCATAATTGCTGACACGCTTCCTGCCATTTGCCATGATGATGGGTACAACCACCACTCATAATAATTCCACGGTGCTGTTACAAAATCTACAGTTTTTGCCTCCCACATATGATAAACACCATTTCTATAATTTATAGGTGTAGCTGGATTTAATGTTAATGCTAAATCAACATAATTAGTAGGTGACCCGCAATTGCTGTTATAATAGTCGTTACCGTAACTTGCGCTTAAATAATAAGTGTTATCCTGATTTCCACGAATCCATAATTCTTGAGTATCTACAGTTGAATACCATATTACTACTGTACACACTGTAGTAACACCTGTCATTGATGTGGCTCTAGTAAAGCCCTGAGTAGATCCGTCTAATGTGAACTTTCCAGCAGACCATGATGGAGAACCAGTAAGTGTATGGGTATTGCCATTCCCGCTTACATCATACCAAGCAGTACCAGTACCTGGATAGCTTCTAGGATTGGCTGCATCTAAGCATAATACTAGACCAGATGTTACAATTGACGGTGAGTGTTGTAGTGCCATTATATTCCGTACCTTCCTCGTAATGCGTTGAAGTTTTGTAATACTTGTGATCCAGTTAAACCTATATTATAAACTTTTGTACATCCTATTCTACCATTTAAGTAGTAGCTTACGCCGGGACCATATGCACCAATATATTGATTTGTTTGTCCTGTAGGTAATGTCCCTGAGCTACTTTGTGTTGCAACAACACTACCATTAACATAAACATATTTTGTTGTTCCATCATAAACAGAAACAATGTTATTCCATGCATTAGCGTTAACAAAACTGCTAGTAGTAAATGTTAAATCTTGGCCGCTTAGATTCATTGTTCTAAAATAAAAAGTTCCATCACCATTAAAAAAATTACTGTATTGTGTGTTGACTGCACCTTTTTCAAATAAAAAACCATTGTGTGCAGTAGTGAAGGGGTAGACCCATGAATCCATTGTTAATGTTTGAATATCAAATGCCGTAGATGTAGGTGAAACCCAATAGTCATTTACTCCGTCAAATGTAAAATAACTAGATGCGCCATTGCTTGTAAATGCGGGGCCGTTAGTTAATGTTCCGTTATTACCAACACTACTAGCATCAGCCCATGTTGTCCCCGAACCATTATAACTGCGTGGATTACCTGCATCTACACAAAGTATTAGTCCAGACGTTACGATTGATGGTGAGTGTTGTAGTGCCATTTTAGTTTTACATTGGCATTGGGTTAGTCCACTCAGGTGTTGACATTAACTCTAATGCCTCATCGTGTGTCATGTATGGACCTTTAGTGGTCAACGATGATATACAACTAGGTACCCCTGCATCAGTCATCCATTTAACAACTGTTTGTGTATCATCTACACTAAGTCTTAGCGTTTCTGCTGACGTTTGTTCTATTTGTGAAAAATCTAATTGTGATATTTCAGTTACACTTAGTATAACATAAGTTAATCCATTACTCTCATTCAATTGCATAATTATTCCCCTTAACTAATATTTATTCTACTATCTTTGCTTAACAATTCAACGGATTAGATACCAAAACGTCCTCTAATAGCATTAAAGTTTTGCAACACTTCAGTTGAAGTTATAGCTCTATTGTACAAACTATAATAAGGCAGAGCACCAATCACAGCATAAACGCCACTAGAGTAACCGCCTATAGCTACTGGATTAGTTATCGTTTGACTAGTTACTGGGTTAGCGTCACTATATATTTCAACACCATTAAAGTACATTTTTCGTGTTGTTCCGTCATGAGTAGCAACTATGTTTGTCCAAACATCTACATATGTCGAACTATTATATGATGTTGTTCCATCATTGCCGCCGGTACCCTGAGTTCTAAACACTAACGGAGAACAGTAATAAATTTCCCAAGCGCCATCCATTTTAGTCATTGCAGTACACACGGCAGTAGTTATTTTTAACCACATCGAAACAGTCATGCCGTTTTGACACACACAATCTTGTAGTGTGGGACTGTTTGTTATATTAACAACATTGTTAACCGTTGCATCTGATCCTCCTAAATGTCTATCAAACATCATCCATTTAGTATTAGTATCATAGCCACTTGTACTCCCAGCTGACGGTCCAGTAAAATTAGTCATAGTACCGTGATTATTATTTCCACTAATATCATACCAAATGTTACCGGTGCCGGGATAGCTTCTAGGGTTAGTGGAATCTAGTAATACAGTCAAACCAGTTGTCACAATGCTAGGATTGTAGTTTATCATATACCAAATCTCCCACGAGTTGCGTTGAAGTTTTGCAATACCTGATCAGAGGTCAATGCGGTGTTGTAAATTTTTACACTTCCCATACTGCCTGCCCAAGCATAAGCTGTGTCGGGGGTGTGTTGTCCTAATGTTATATTTCCAGTTGTAGATGAGGCTGCTCCACTAGATAATGAATTTTCTGCCACGCCATTCACATACATAACCGCGGTTGATCCATTCCAAGTCCAAGCTGTTTGATACCAGGTATTTGCAACAACAGTAGTGGTACTGAGGAGAGTCGTATAAGCCCATGCCGAACCATTTCCTAAGTGTATGTTAAATTTATTACTGTTAATTTCATATCGTAAACTAAAAAATTGATCCAAAAATATATTCTGTGTGCCGTCAACCACTGATGTTCTTAAAAATAATTCAATAGTTAAATTGCTTAAAGGCGGAATAGTATTTACAACATTGACCCTGTCATCTACTCCGTCAAAGGTAAGTATACCTAAATTATTACTACTATAACTGACACCATTAGTGAGAGTTCCAATTGCGTTGTTTCCGCTAACATCAAACCAAGATGTACCGGTACCGGGGTAAGATTTTGGATTAGCAGCGTCTAAACATAATATTAGACCTGATGTAACAATATTAGGATTTGCTACAACACTCATATACCAAATCTCCCTCGATATGCATTGAATACTTGTGAGATTTCTGTTGTTGTTAGAACTCTATTCCAAACTAATAAATTTGCAATTTGACAAGTAGAGTTTTGTCCATATTGATTATTTAGATTCCAACCATTTGGACCTGCGCTGCCGTTACTATTACTTGCTAACAATGTTTCATTTGCATAAGTTGCCCATGTGTCAGTACTAACATTTCCAGTGGCAGTAAACATTCTCCATATAGTGTCAGATGTTGGACTGCCTACATCATTGACCCAACCTTCAGCATAATAATCACCCCAAGTGTTATCGTGATGAGCCATTAACCAATTATTATTTAATGCGGTTACTGTTCTTCCAGAATCTCCGTCTGCTAATTTTCTAACAAATGAAATAACTGTATTATTACTAGCGGACAAATTCAATGTAGAATTAGTACCATAACCAGTAGCATCTTTTGCAAACTGCAATACACCACGACCGGTGGCACTTTGATATGTGACTCCTGCACCTAATGCAATATTATGCCCGTTGTCAGTAACATCATACCATGTAGCTCCTGATCCAGGATAACTGCGGGGGTTAGCGGCATCCACACATTGTACTAATCCCGTAGTAGGAATATTGTAATTATAGTTTATCATACTCCGTATCTCCCGCGCAATGCATTGAAGTTTTGTTGTATTTCTTGAGCATTCAGAGTTCGGTTGTAAATTTTGTATGTAGCTCCTGGTCCGGAAAAATAGTAACCAACAGCCCATCTACCTATTAATATATTAGTTGTTCCTATAAATGAAGCAATAGTGCCAGTACCTTGTAATACTCCGTTTTTGTAAATTGACGCGGCGCCACTAGATTTTACATAAGTGTAAGATATGTTATTCCATGCGTTTAGCGTAGCGGTCCCTGCAGTAAAATCCGATGCAAAATGACCTTGGTATATCGCCCCACTTCTAAAGACTAGATGCATACCTTCTCTTGTTGCAGTAGTATCTGTTCCAAACATTGTCCTATCGCTAGTCAAATCAGTTGGATAAACCCATGCATCAAATGTGTAATCCGCATCATACACACCTAACTGAGTTGCTGTTTTACCTGAATCTACATAATCATTAACCGCATCAAATGTAAAATAACCATTAACGCCACTAGTGTATGTAGGACTGTTATTTAGTGTTCCATTATTCCCATTACCACTCACATCATTCCATAATGTCCCGGAACCAGGATAGCTACGGGGGTTCCCTGCATCTAAGCAGAGAACAAGCCCGTTTGTTACTATGCTTGAATTGTAAGCAACTGACAATTCATACTCCTAATTACGCATAAGTTGCGTTTAGAGTATACCATTGTGTTGTAGAGGCTGCAATGAATTCTAGTCTTGCACCAACCGCTAACGAGTATGCACCATTAGTTGCTATTGCATTAATCGCACCGCCACTTGGTGGATATACTGCAAGTGCGTTAGCACCGTTGTTAACTACAATCATACGCATACCAGCAACAGTTGCTGGTAGTATAACACCGGTACTTGCAGCTACTGTTGTTGCCACGTTGATAGGTCTTGTCAATGCAACCGCTGTGCCTTGCGTTGAACCGGCTGCTGTAATACTTGCAGTTACACCGTATGCAACGAAACCACCGCTTGGTGCAAAGTATATGTTACCACCTGCATCAACTGCAATCATTGGTATACCTGATACATCGTTGACGCTGAAGATATTACCAGTCATGCTATCAGTAATACTGAATAACTGACCTGCGTTACCACTCCATGATAGAGTACCACCGTTCAACATAGCAGAGTTAATTGTGTTTGCACCGTTAGGTGAAACATATGCTATGTTAGAACGCATTGTCAATGTTGTGGACGCAGCATTAAAGTAAATTGCAGATGTAGATACTTTTGGTGTCTGATTAGAACCGGCAGCGCCAACCATAACAGGATACAATGTTGTTGTCGCTGTGTCGTTAGTTGCATTGATAGCAGTACTTGGTCCTGCTTGACCTGATACACCTGTTGTTCCAGATGTTCCACTAATACCTGATGTACCGCTTATACCAGTAGTACCCGAAAAGCCACTTACTCCAGTTGTACCTGATATACCACTTACACCAGACCAACCTGATGTACCTGATGTACCTGATGTACCACTTACGCCAGTAGTACCTGACCAACCTGACACACCTGTTGTGCCTGAAGTTCCACTTATACCTGATGTACCACTGAATCCTGATGTACCACTGAATCCTGATCTTCCCGAGAAGCCACTGACGCCTGTAGTTCCTGATGTACCACTTGTTCCACTAACACCTGTTGTACCTGATGTACCACTGAATCCACTGATACCTGTTGTGCCTGATATGCCTGATGTACCACTAGTACCACTAATACCAGTAGTACCTGATATACCAGTTGTACCTGACCATCCACTAACGCCAGATGTTCCTGATGTACCACTGAATCCACTGACACCTGTTGTGCCACTTATACCTGTTGTGCCGCTTATACCTGATGTACCACTAAAACCGCTTACGCCGGTTGTGCCACTTGCACCAGACCAGCCACTTGTTCCACTAATGCCTGAGGTGCCACTTATACCTGATGTACCACTTATACCTGATGTACCACTGAATCCACTGACACCTGTTGTGCCTGATGTACCACTAGTACCACTAATACCAGTAGTGCCTGATGCACCGGACCATCCACTAACGCCTGTTGTGCCTGATGCACCAGAAAAGCCACTAATACCAGTAGTGCCCGAAGTACCTGAGAAGCCACTAATACCAGTAGTACCTGATATACCACTTGTGCCACTCCACCCACTAACACCTGTAGTACCACTTTGTCCTGACCAACCCGACACACCTGATGTGCCTGATGTACCACTTACACCAGTTGTACCTGACCAACCCGAGACACCCGATGTTCCTGAGAAACCACTTACACCTGTTGTACCTGATGTACCTGTCCATCCACTGACACCTGATGTACCGGAGATACCTGATGTGCCACTTGCACCAGACCAACCACTAATACCAGTAGTACCAGATGTTCCACTAAATCCTGAAATGCCTGATGTACCACTAATACCACTAGTACCACTAATACCACTAGTACCGCTTGCACCAGACCAGCCACTAGTACCAGACCAACCTGATGTACCGCTAATACCAGTTGTGCCACTTGCACCAGAGAAGCCTGATATACCAGTAGTACCAGATATTCCACTAAATCCTGAAATGCCTGATATACCACTAGTACCACTAATACCAGTAGTACCGCTTGCACCAGACCAGCCACTAGTACCGGAGATGCCACTTGTGCCTGACCAACCACTAATACCTGATGTGCCTGATGTACCACTGATACCTGTTGTTCCACTCGCGCCTGACCATCCACTTACGCCAGTTGTTCCACTAGCGCCTGACCAACCACTAATACCCGATGTACCACTAGTGCCACTAAATCCACTGATACCTGATGTACCACTAATACCTGATGTACCACTACTGCCACTAAATCCACTGATACCTGTTGTACCACTAATACCTGTTGTACCGCTAGTGCCACTAAATCCACTGATACCTGTTGTTCCACTAATACCCGATGTACCACTAGTACCAGACCAACCTGATCTACCACTAGTACCACTTACACCCGAAACACCCTGAACCAATGCAAGAATTATTTCAGTACCATTAGTAAAATTAGTTGTTCCATTTCCACCTGAAGCTAATAATGTTACCGGGAATGTCCAATAAGTGCTTACTGATGTTGGTGTTCCACTGATTTCCCAACGTTGAAAATTATTATGATCGGCTTTATCTTGTATTGTTATTACTTCGGTTTGTGCCAATAATGCCAGATAGATATCAATGTCAATACCATCATTAGTTTTATCGCTTATATTGAGTTGAGTAGCACTTATTTGTGTTGCATTATTCCATAAGATATCGCCATTACCCGGATCACCTGATGTAGCACCTGTGTCTGCAAAGTATTCAAAGATAGTTGATGAGATACCGGCATTACCTGAAACACCTGATATACCACTAGCACCTGATGCACCCGATGTGCCACTGAATCCTGATACACCGGTAGTTCCTGATGTGCCTGAGGTACCACTGAATCCTGATACACCGGTAGTTCCTGAGAAGCCACTTACTCCTGATGTACCTGAAGTTCCTGAGAAACCACTTGTGCCACTGAATCCCGATGTACCGCTGATACCTGAAGTACCACTGAAGCCACTGACGCCTGTAGTTCCTGACGTACCACTGAATCCACTTACACCTGTTGTACCTGAGGCGCCACTCCATCCCGAAGTACCGGATATACCTGTTGTGCCGGATATACCACTAGTTCCTGACCAACCACTTATACCCGATGTTCCGCTTACACCACTAGTACCTGATATGCCTGAAGTTCCGGAGAAGCCACTTACACCAGAGCCACTGAAGCCACTGATGCCTGATTCACCACTGACACCTGATGTACCTGATGTACCTGAGAAACCACTGACACCAGTGGTACCTGAAGTACCGCTAGTTCCGGAGAAGCCACTTACACCAGAGCCACTAAATCCACTAACACCTGTTGTACCACTAATACCTGATGTGCCACTGAAACCACTCACACCTGAAGTACCTGATGTGCCTGATGTTCCACTGAAACCACTCACACCTGAAGTACCTGATGTACCACTTGCCCCACTTATACCACTCGCACCAGACCATCCTGATGTACCACTCGTACCACTCTGTCCTGACCAACCACTGACACCAGTGGCACCTGAAGTACCACTTGTACCACTCTGTCCTGACCAACCGCTAGTACCTGATGTACCACTTGTACCTGATGTACCACTAGTACCACTTATACCTGTTGTACCACTCCAACCTGAAGTACCACTTTCACCTGATGTGCCTGATGTACCGCTTACGCCTGTCCATCCTGATACACCGGTATAACCACTAACACCTGATACACCTGATGTTCCTGATGTGCCACTGAATCCACTGATGCCTGATGTGCCTGATGTACCTGAGAAACCACTTTCACCTGATGTTCCACTAATACCTGATGTACCAGACCAACCACTAGTACCACTTGCACCAGACCATCCTGATATACCACTTACGCCACTAGCACCAGAGAATCCTGATATACCTGATATACCTGACAAGCCACTAAAGCCTGATGTACCTGATATACCACTAATACCTGACCAACCACTTGTACCTGATACACCACTAGTACCACTTACACCTGTTGTGCCGCTCCAACCGCTAACACCTGATGTACCACTAATGCCCGATGTACCACTAATACCTGAAGTACCCGAGAAACCACTTACACCTGTTGTGCCTGATGCACCTGAAAAACCTTGTGGGCCAATAGCTCCATCTAAGTTTATAGCCCATGATGTGTATGTTCCTGATCCTGCAGTTTCAATAATATTAACAGACAAGTCACCTGTATTCTTATTATAGCTAAGAATAGGACCGTTCATTGTATTAGTAGAATTAAAAGCTAAAACAATATCTTGCCCTACCGTATACGCTAATCCTGTATCTACTACTAGTGTTTTTGTTCCTGTGCTTATAGTCAATGATGTTGAGCTTGTAGTAGCATAGTGGTCACCTGGTTCACCTGAGTAACCACTTAATCCTGAAGTTCCTGAAATGCCGCTTGTACCACTAATACCTGAAATACCAGTGGTTCCTGATTGACCTGACCAACCACTTGTGCCACTTGCTCCGCTAGTACCACTAGTACCACTAATACCCGACCAACCTGATACACCGGTATATCCTGATGTACCGCTTGTACCGGACGCGCCGCTAGCACCGCTTACACCTGATGTGCCTGATGTACCAGAATATCCACTTTCACCTGATGTGCCACTAGTACCACTAATGCCTGACCAACCTGAAACACCACTTGCGCCACTAGCACCACTTGCGCCACTTATACCTGATGTACCACTGACACCTGATGTGCCTGATGTACCTGAGAAACCACTTTCACCTGATGTGCCTGATGTACCACTAATACCACTGGTACCTGACCAGCCGCTAGTACCTGATGCACCAGATGAACCGCTAGTGCCGCTTACACCTGACCAACCACTTACGCCGGTGTAGCCTGATATACCACTGATACCTGAAGTTCCTGATGTGCCTGAGAATCCACTTATGCCTAACTCACCTGACCATCCACTGATGCCCGATTCACCTGAGTAACCACTAGCACCACTAGTTCCTGACCAACCGCTTACACCGGTTGTACCACTATAACCACTAATACCTGTAGTGCCACTCTCTCCGGAGTAACCACTGATACCTGTTGTGCCTGATGCACCTGAGAATCCACTTATACCTGATGTGCCTGATGTACCACTAATACCACTGGTACCTGATGCACCTGACTCACCTGAGAAACCACTGATGCCTGACTCACCTGACCATCCACTGATGCCCGATTCACCTGAGTAACCAGATATACCACTTTCGCCACTGATACCTGATTCACCTGATACACCTGAGAAACCAGATATACCACTCTCGCCGCTGATACCTGATTCACCTGATTCACCTGAGAAACCACTGATGCCTGATGTACCTGAGAAACCACTTACACCTGATTCACCTGATTCACCTGAATAGCCTGATGGTCCTTGTAACGGTCCTATATTAGTCCATGTATTATCACCATTACTTACTGCACCGTCACCTGCATTATAACCACCACCAGTGTTTTGAATGATGTACACTGTTCCTGCAGGGCTTCCGTTAGGAAGATACGAATAATCAAATACGCTACCTGCAATATTAATTGACTTACCAGAGTAGCCACTAATACCTGATGTACCAGTGTATCCACTAATACCACTAGCACCTGATTCTCCTGAGATACCTGATGTTCCGCTAGTTCCGCTAGTACCACTAAATCCACTAATACCTGATGTACCGCTTATACCTGAAGTTCCTGATATACCTGATGTACCGCTTATACCTGATTCACCTGAATATCCACTGACACCTGATGTACCACTAATACCTGACCAACCACTAGTACCTGATGTTCCTGATGTTCCTGACACACCGGTAGTTCCTGACCATCCACTGACACCACTTATGCCGGTTGTGCCACTGATACCTGAAGTACCACTTGTACCAGAGAAGCCACTTATACCTGTAGTGCCTGATTCTCCTGATGTACCTGAGAAACCACTTTCTCCTGATGTACCTGATGCACCACTGATACCTGTTGTACCTGATGCACCGGACCATCCACTAACACCGGTTGTACCTGAGAAACCACTTATACCTGTTGTGCCACTTGTACCTGAGAATCCACTTATACCTGTTGTGCCACTTGTACCGGAGAATCCTGATATACCACTTGTACCAGAGAATCCTGATATACCTGAATCACCTGATATACCACTAACACCGGTAGTGCCACTTACACCTGACCAACCACTGATACCTGATGTGCCACTTGCACCGCTGAAGCCTGATGTACCGCTTACACCACTAGCACCACTTACACCACTAGCACCACTTACACCTTGTACCAATGCTAAGATTATTTCAGCACCATTACTAAAACCAGTAGTTCCAGTTCCACTTGAAGATAATAATGTTACTGGAACAGTCCAGTAAAGATTTGACACAGAGGTTGGTGTTCCATTGATTTCCCATCGTTGGAAATTAGCACTATTAGCTTTGTCTTGTAATGTTATAACTTCAGTTTGTGTTAACAGTGCCAAATAAATATCAATGTCAATACCATCATTAGTTAAATGACTTACATTGATTTGAGTCGCACTTGTTTGTGTTGCGTTATTCCATAATATATCACCGTTACCTGGATCACCTGATGTAGCACCCGTGTCTGCAAAGTATTCAAAGATAGTTGATGAGATACCACCGGCGCCTGATGTTCCACTAATACCTGATGTACCGCTTATACCAGAGTAACCACTTTCACCTGATGTGCCTGATGTACCACTAATACCACTTGTACCTGAGAAGCCACTTTCGCCTGATGTACCTGAATAACCACTAATACCAGTAGTACCGCTGAAACCTGATGTGCCTGATGTTCCACTAATACCACTTGTACCTGATAAGCCACTTATACCAGAGCCACTGAAACCACTGATGCCTGATTCACCACTGAAGCCACTTATACCAGAGCCACTGAAGCCACTGATGCCTGATTCACCACTTTCACCTGATGTGCCTGATGTACCACTAAATCCACTAATACCAGTAGTACCGCTGATACCTGATGTACCACTAATACCACTTGTACCTGAGAAGCCACTTTCGCCTGATGTACCTGATGCACCAGAAACACCTGACCAACCTGAAGTTCCACTAAATCCTGAAGTTCCTGATTGACCACTAATACCTGACCATCCACTAACACCTGTTTCGCCACTTGTGCCGCTGATGCCTGATGTTCCACTGATGCCTGATGTTCCACTAGAACCACTGGTACCTGAATACCCAGTTGTGCCGCTTATACCCGAGGTGCCACTGATACCTGATATGCCGCTTGTACCTGAGAAGCCACTGATACCTGTAGTACCTGAGAAGCCACTGATACCTGTAGTTCCTGAGAAGCCACTGATACCTGTAGTTCCTGATATACCACTAGTTCCAGACAATCCGGAATGTCCTGATGCACCTGATGCACCTGAATATCCACTTATACCGGATGTGCCTGAGTAACCACTAAAGCCACTTACACCGGATCCACTAAACCCACTTATACCTGATGGTCCTTGTAACGGTCCTATATTAGTCCATGTATTATCACCATTACTTACTGCACCATCACCTGCACTATATCCGCCCCCTGCATTTTGAACGATGTACACTGTTCCGGCGGGTGCTCCGTTAGGAAGGAAAGTATAGTTATCTACACTACCTGCAATATTAATACCTCTACCTGAAAATCCACTGACACCCGTAGTACCTGAGTATCCACTTACACCTGAACCACTATATCCACTGATACCTGATGTGCCGCTATATCCACTGATACCTGATATACCACTAGTTCCGGATGTGCCGCTGTAACCGCTTATACCACTAGTTCCGGATGTGCCGCTGTAACCGCTTATACCACTAATTCCCGAATAACCACTAATACCTGACCATCCACTAACACCAGTAGTACCCGAAGTACCTGAATAACCGCTTATGCCTGAGCCGCTAAATCCACTGACACCAGTAGTACCTGATAAACCACTTGTTCCCGAAGTACCACTTGTTCCCGAATAACCACTAATACCTGACGTGCCACTAGTACCACTAATTCCTGAACCACTAAAACCACTTACTCCGGATGTACCTGACCATCCTGATGTACCTGACCATCCTGATGTACCTGACCATCCTGATGTACCTGATGTACCGCTTATACCTGACGTACCAGATGCACCAGTAACACCACTGTAACCACTGATACCTGATGTTCCACTATAACCACTTATACCTGTTGTACCTGATGTTCCTGAGAAACCAGAAACACCAGAGCCACTATATCCACTGACACCGGATGTTCCGCTTAAACCTTTTTGTCCTGAAGTACCACTAGCACCACTCCAGCCACTAATACCTGAACCACTAAAGCCTGATCTTCCTGAATGTCCTGAAATACCACTAAGACCTGTTGTGCCTGAAAATCCTGAACGACCGCTAAAGCCTGATATACCAGTTGCGCCGCTAAAGCCTGAAATACCCTGTTGACCACTAGTGCCGCTAGCACCGGAGAATCCAGACCAACCTGATCTACCACTGTAACCACTAGTACCTGAAAGTCCTGTTATACCTGTAATATTACTACCATCACCGTATAGATAGTTTGCTGATACAATATTTGCAGTTACGTTACTTCCAGTTACAATATTACCTATATTCAGTGTGCCGGTTATCTTATTAAATGTAAATCCTGCATTTCCACCAAAGCTACCTGCATCATTAAATTGTACTTGCGTATTAGAGCCTGCAGGGGCCGCATTACTGGCGCCGCCATTACCTCCGGCAGCCCAAGTTAAGTTCCCGTCACCATCAGTTTGTAAGAAATACCCATTCTCACCGCCTAGTATAGATACATTACTAACATCACCCAAAGCAATATTGCCTGTTATATTCAGTGTGTTGGCTGATACGGTGTTAGCAACTACGTTACCGCTAGGTACCATGACATTAGTAACGACATTGCCGTTGGCATCGACTACTATTTTTTCTGGTATACCTACGCTAAAGCCACCCAGGGAGTTAAACGATTCTGCTGACATGTGTTATCCTAAAATATATTTTTATAATATATTTATCTTGGTTAGTTAAATAAACATTAGAAATAAGATAACTTGGATATCTTTTTTATGTTAACAAGACAGCCATATAGACCTTTATGCAAACAATGCAATGTTGTTCTTGCCAAACCTAATGGTAAAAGTAAACATGGATTTCAAAAATGGCACAAATATTGTGCTGCTTGTTCAACTTCATTGTATAATCAGAAGTTTGGTCACAGGTTAAACAAAAAAGATAAATGTGACAATTGTGATTTTATTTCAGAAGATAGATGCCAGTTAGACCTTGTGTATAAAGACGGCAACAAGAAGAACAAAAACAAATCTAATATTCAAACTCTTTGTGCCAATTGTAATAGGTTATATCAAAAAAAGTTGCGTGAAAAGAAAAAATCTCTAATGAATATAACCGTAGATGCTGATGTTATTTTATGATTGCTAATTTGAATAGTGCCATCAATCTCAGATACATGTAACCAATATCAAATTCAAAATTTTTACGACTCAACTTTGCATTCGCAGGGTCTAAGTGATGATTGTTATGCAATTCTTCTCCACCAATAATAATTCCCCACGGCACTATATTTCTACTGTTATCTTTAGTTTCCCCATTACGATAACCTATAAAATGACCTACTCCATTTATAACACCTGCTGCCCAGAATGGTATCCAAATCATTTGAACTAACCATATAACGACACCTATCATACCAAACAATAACACATCTATCACTAACATCAACACAACTCCTAAGTAATTATAAGGAGTATAGATTTTTCTCTCTATCCAATCGTCCGGTGTTCCTCTGCCAAAGTTAACAATCATCTTAGCGTTCTTACCTGCAAGGTAGTAGTAATAAACTCCCCGTAGTAATATGTTCCATATACCGTACACAACAGGACTATGTGGATCACCTTCTTTGTCTGTAGCACTGTGATGTTTTCTATGTATAGCAACCCACTGTTTAGTAATCATACCGGTTGTTAACCAGAGCCAAAAACGCATAAAGTGTTCTAGTATTGGATGAAACGTGATTCCTTTGTGTGCTTGGCCACGATGTAAGAATAGAGTAACACATACTATAGTGATGTGTGTAACTATTAAAGTGTATAATATTGCGTTCATTAGATATTTATGCCCAATAAAAAAGAGCACCGAAGTGCTCTTTGATTCCTTCCCGTAACACAGACCGTAGTCTGTGCTCTCGAACAAGAAGATTTCGACTTATTGGAATGTCAAGTTCTGAACAGCAATTTCACCAACGTAGTCAGCCGCGTTACCGAAGCTGGATGCAGTGTTAGTCAATTCGATGTAACCATAACGTGTCATGAATGATACGACTGGTTCGAATGTTGACGGATCTAGAACAACACCAGAACTCATCAATGGAATGTATGGGCAATAGAATGCTGCCGCATCAGTCTCAGATGAACCCTTGTATCCAACTAGAACAGGTGTAGTATCAGGAGCATAAGAGTCAACAAAAACTCTCATAGCGCCGTTCAATGTACCAACAAACTTAGTGTTTGTAGGTGCTTCGAATGTACCTTCTGTTGTACGTGCAAACGCAGAAGTAGTTGCAGATTGCAATACTGTCAATGCGGCAGAAGAAACAACAGCCCAGTTACCTGCGCCACGACGTGTACGTTGGGCGATCAAGTTAGCAACACGGTTGATAAGAACAGCTAAGGCAGCGTGTTCGTCACCAACGTAAGTAGCTGTACCAGATACAGTAGCTTGGTTGTATGTATACTCTGTACTTGCTAGAGTACGTAGAGATAACAAGATTTCTTGGTCAATTTCAGCAGTAATTTCTTGTGCTAGAGCAGCCATGATTTCTGCTTCAACGTCAATACCATGTTGAGACTGTGCATCTTGCGCAGCTTCAAATGTCCAACGTGCTTGCAACTTACGTGACTTAGCTTCAACAGCTTGTCTCAAGATTTGAACGCTGATCTGACGACCGCCGTTACCTTCTAGAGCCGCAGTGTCGTTAGCTGTGTAGTAGCTAGTTGTATCACCAGCAGAACCACTTGGCTGACGTGAATAAGCCTGTGCAATCTTGAATGGACTCAATGCTTCTTCACCAGCTGATACGCTAGTTTGTGCCGCACTGTTGTCTGTCAAGCTGTTAGCATAACGTACACGTAGAGTGTGAATTTGACCAACTGGGCCAGTCATAGGCTGAACACCTACTAGCTCGTTAGCGATAACTGTAGGCATAACACGACGGATAACCGGTAAAATAACACGGTTAAGAGTTGCAATGTTACCTGCAGTTGTAGTACCGGCAGAAGATTCAGCTAGTAACTGTTTTTTGGTGTTTTCTAAGATAACACCCATTGTTGAGCGGCGTGTGCCCTTTAAGCCTTCTAACAGGGCCTCTTTGGTTTCGCCCCAACGGCTTTCTAATAGAACTTTTGACATTTTAATATTCTCCTATAGATGTCGTTTTTTATAGCCCTGCCAGACGCTTGATATCGATAACGTTATCACGTTGTTCCATATCAACTTCTTTGATTTGTTTGGCAGTTTTATCACCGGTTGCTTCTACAATAACTGATTCTGATAGAGTAGCTTTCGCTTTCTTTTCAGTGCCAGTATTAAGAACTGCCGGTAAATACTTATCGAAAGTAGCTTTCAACTTAGTTGTTTGCACACTTTCTAGTAAAGTTTTCATCGTAGAAGCTTTTTCTTCGTTAAGTGAACTTAGCAATTCAGCCATAGTCTTTTCACGTAGATTACTTTCTTTGATGATTCGAACTTCACGTTCTTTTGATTCAACTAATTGCTTGGCACTAGATAAAATCTGTGCCGATTCTGCAAGTTGTTGTTCTTTTTCTTGTAGTTTAGCTACTAGCTTGCGAGTTTCTGCTTTCTCATTTAAATGAGTAACAGAGAATTCGCCGGCGAAAGCTTCAAACAGTTTGCGACCAAAAGTGTTTTCACGTGCAATCTGAATGTCTTCCTTAAGCTGAGATAGTTCGCCCTGAAGATGAGTGGTAACTGCTGTACTAAGTCTCTTTGCACTTTCAGAAACAAAACGTTTCTTCAATGCTTCGAGTTGTTGACGACCCTCTGAAACCAATTTAACTTTAGCTTCAACCACTGCTTGTTTGTCTTGAGTGAATTCTTTAATTTCACGGGCAAGAGCATGAACAACGAATTGTTCTAACTTGGTTTGACTTTCTTTCATTGATTTGCGATCACTACGTAATTCTTTAATTTCTTCGGCTAATTTAGTAACCATAAAATCATTGAATTTAACTGCGTTTTCACGTAGTTTTTGTTGTGCTCGTACACGGTCTTCATTCATAGCCTGTCTCTCAATTTGAAATTCTGAAATTTCAGATTGTAGGCTGTCAGTCATCATCTTATCTAGGGCTTCAACCATCACGCTTCTGTCGTGTTCGTAACGGCGTGCGAACTCCTCACGTAATTCAGCACGAACTTGCTCACGAGCCTCAACTAACTTTGATTCCCATGCTTCATTTAACTGAGCACCAACTTCATCATTAATTAGACCGCTTTCAAGTAATGGTTTGATAGCATCAAACATGCTTATTCCCCTTTATTTGATTTTCAAGTCTTTGATAAGGCGCATTACTTCCTCTTTCAAAAACTTTTCTACTTTTTTGTCACCCTGTGCATCTTTTGCGATATCCAACAATTTATGACCATGACGCATCTTCATCATACCTTCATATATTGCTTTAGGATAAGCATTAGGAGCGCTTGGTTGAGCGACAATATCGACAGTGACTATTTCAAAGTCACTGACACGGCCGTCCATATCGTTAACGTTTCCGCTACCTCTACTAGACACGCCAAGTTTGACACCACTCTGCAACATGGTAGTTACTAACTGACCCATTGGAGTTGGTAATATCTTTAGTTTTCCAAAACCGTTTGCACCATCCATCCACATGCTTGTAATCATGTGTGATACACGGTCTAAGTTGATCTTTAAGTCGTCAGGATGATCCACTTCACCTAGAACTGAATAACCTGTTTTGATTTGTTCATTTAGAGTATTAACGGCAGATTCAATTTCAGAAACGGGGTAAACACGCTCATTAGCGTTTTTAACCCCACCCTGAATGAAGATCCCTTTCATGTAGAGATTCTTCTTGTCGCCGTCACCTTCACTTTCGACCACCATACCGGCTCTGTCGAATGTTAGATGCTCCTTGAGATACAAAGCCATTGCTCTCAGACCTTACTTAACGATTCTTCTTGTAGTCTTGCGAGACTCAGCTACTGGGCTCTTGATAGCGCCGGCTGCGTCTTTAGTGACTGGCTTAGGTGTTGACTCACCTTTTTCGTTGAAATTACCTGCGCCTGGAGAATTTTTAAATGATCCTGCACCTTTAACAGATGTTTCACCTTTAGCATATGCATTGCTAGGAGCCTTTGGGCTTGATGGTACAGCTTCTGATTGACCAGAGAACTTAACTGGTCTGCTATCCATACCAGCTTGTCCACTGTTTTGTAGACTTGGGCTCTTTGTTTGAGCACCATTGTCGCCCATTTGACCGTACTTGTTATATGTTGATCCACCAACTTGCTTTAGTTGAACAGCTTCCATAACTGATTCTTCTAAATCATCTTCTTCATCGATTTCTTCGGCTTCCATCATGTCATCATCGCCCATGTCGTCAGCACCCATGTCGTCAGCACCCATGTCGTCCATGTCGTCACCGCCCATGTCATCATCGCCGCCGCCCATGATTTGTTCAAACTCTGCCATTAATTGGTCTAGCTTGTCTTCGATACGAATTACAGCATCTTCAACTTCTTCACCACCTTCGTCACCCATGTCGTCAGCATCGATGTCAACTATTTCATCATCGCCTTCGCCGTCATCAGCATCGAATTCCATTTCTTCATCGTCTTCAGTCATGCCGCCGGCTTCTTCAGCATTGATTTCATCCATCAAGTCACCAACTTGACCGACCATGCCGCCTTCGCCCATCATCTCTTCATCCATGATAGACTCATAAATCTCACGTGATTTTTCTACCACGATTTCGTGAAATAATTCACGTGCTTGTTCTTCGTTCTCATTGATAATCATATCAATAAGTTGTTCAAATTTTTTGTTGTCCATTGTTTGTCTCCTGAAATAGAATGGCTTTGTAATAATTATTTAGTGGGTATCATAAAAAAGAGCACAATAAGTGCTCATTTTTTGCGTTTTTATCTCAGATATACTAAATTTAGACAGATGGTCCACCTTCAGCATCAGGCTTAGGACCGTATTGATCAAAAACTTTTTTCAAGTGTTGCTTCTTTTCGTAGTTACGAACATCTAACATTTTCCTCAATTTGCGAATTTGTTTCAATGTTAGTTTAGTTTTTCTTGACTGCTTCCATATAGGCTTACTGTTATCTTGATTTACATCTTGATAACCTGCTACAGGTGGGTCGAACATTTCCATTAATTTCATAATAGTATTTATCTAATTAAGCTGGTGGGCCGGCTGGTGGCATTGCACCTGGTGATGACTGTACTGGTCCTGCTATATCAGGGGACATTCCTTCTTCCCCTTCAGGTGATTCAGGTTCAGCCATTTCTTCTCCAGTTTGTTCATCAGTTTCAACATCACCTACACTAACACCTATATTTCTCAAATCTTGTCCTGCAGGTTCTTCGTCTTCTGTCTTGTTATTTTCTTCACGCCATAATTCTTGGTTCTTAGTTATTTCTTCTTCAGTCAATCCTAAGAATCGCTCTAATGCAAATCGTTTAGATATGTAGGGAAACGCTTCCATACTAGCAAATGTTCCAACACGTGCATTATCTAATTCACTTTGACGATATGCCGCAAAGTTTTGTGGAGGATTAAACTTTAGTTGAAACAATCCACTATCAATGTTTAGTCCTCTCCAACGTAAGAATAATTTGAATTCTTCATCAAGCTTCAACGCAATGTAATTTTGCAAACGTTCGCAATATTGATTGAAACGAAACTCTTGAATCATAGCAGTACCAACACGACCATCACTCAATGGTGTTGTATTATCGTCTGGTCCTGTAGGAAGATAACTACTTGGCACTCGCAAGCCACGAGCTAACCTATTGTTGAAGTAACGCAAGTCATCAATCTCACCCAAGTTTTGTCCACCAGGTAATACTTCAACACTTGATCCTCTTCCGTCAGCAGTGACAGGGAAGAAGTAATCTTCATTCATTGATAATGGATTGTAAGTAGCATCCACTACACTAGAACCACCATATGGTGATGGGATTCTACGCTGGTGAATCTCGTTTTTAATACGCTCGACAAATGCCATAGCCATATGACTTGGCATATTACCAACGTCAATTTTAAACATTCTGCGTTCAGGAGCACGTTGAACACGATAGATAAGAACAGCGTCTTCTAGTAATTCTTTTTGCTTATAAACTTTAAAAATGTTTTCTAATATTGACTGACCGAAGGGCCAGAAACGATCCAGACCCTCCGTCAAACTTAGATGGACTACATGTTTAGCATCTATGGCTGACTCGCTCTGGCCCAAAGTGAATCGACTTCCGGTAGTATTATATGGCATTGCAGGAACAGTGTATCCACCGCCTGAGCCTCCTCCACCTGTACCACCCATACCTGTTGCAGGGTTTGCCGCAAAGTCAGTGTTTGTTTTTTGTGCTACTGTTAAGTTTTGTAAATTAATGTTTATGTCTTTAATAACATATTGTTCAGGCTTTTTACCTTCACTTTCATTGACAATGACTTTAATAACTTTAAGCATGTCAACCCAATATAATTTAAAGTTCTCTGGGTCACGAACAAAAACTTGATCTCCAAATTTGATTGTGTTGCGAAATATCTTAAACAATCTAACATCAAACTCGTTTAGTTTGCACCACTGTTGTAGTTGTGTTTTTAATAATTCTACTTCATGTGGAGTAGGATCATCTTTAAATTCAAAAGCAAAAGGAGTTTTATTTTGCTCATTTTTCATTGTACTGAATTCAGATATAATATCTAAACATGCATTAATTTCAGCGTCAACATCCATCATTTCGTATTGATTGTATCGTTCAATCCTGTTTGGGTGTCCTGAATAAACTTCAGGAAGTCTACTCATGTAATTACGATAACCCCAGTCAACGTTATTTGCTCCGCCGGTAGAACTGCCGTTTTGTCCAGGGCTCCCATTCCATGCCCCTTGATTACTATTACCGCCGGAGATTGGGCTAGAAACGCCGCTTTTGTTTAAAAATTTCTTTTTGTATGTCATAACTTTATGTGGGTATATACTATTTAGTATCAAACTTGTGAATACTGTAATATCTTACCTTGTATATCATTACTTTCACTCATTTTGTTTACCAATTCAGTCATTGATTTAGCGACTTCAGCCATAACACTGTCATCTGCTCCTTCTACTATCGGTGCAGCCGCATTTTGAGCTAAGTCTTTTCCAAGTTGTTGAACAACAGTCTTGAATTCTTCTTGCAATTGCTTGATAGCATCAGTAAGAGATGTTTTATCCATATCCATAATCTCTTTCAATCTATCACCTAATATATTGCCAGCATCTGGGCCAAATTGTTCTGTTCCCACTTTAGCCGGGCCCATGTCGTAATTGGTTGCCATTCCCGAATGTAATATCTTCTTCCAAGCTTCAGTGTCAGTGATTGTCTGAGTTTTTTCGTCATATGCCCCAATCTTACTTGCCATTCCTTGAACAGCTTTCAAGTCAGTAGACATAGGACCTGCATTGTATCCAGTATATTCATTCATGCCAGCGAACGTCGGACCCATTTCTTCTGAGAACAACTTTACTGATTTCTTAGCTATCGCAGTAGTATCTATTGCAGGAATTTCATTAGTATCTCCACCAGTAGTTACATTCCCCGCCATCTTACTAAAAGATGCAAGTTCTTTCTTAGCTAAACTTTCAATCTTATCAGTAGGTATTACTGTCTCATTGCCATGCAATTCAACAATGTATCCTGTTTCTGGACCCTCAAATACTCCGCCTTTTTGTGCTTTTGGTATGTCCGACTTTTTAGTATCGGCAGATGCGACCATTGTACCACCTGATGATGGTTGAATTCCTTGAATATCTTTAGAGCCTGCATATGCAGTAACCTTATTCATGACTTCACCGGCTAAATAACTGCCCTTCTTGCGAACATCTCCACCTGCAATCTGACTAGTAGCTAATACATTTGCATCTTGTTGGGACATATTCTTTTCATCTATGCCCATAGCCTTAGCCATTCTAGCCTTGCCTTTTTCCATATACCAGGCTACAACTTCAGCCGCAACCTTAGGATCATTAACTAAGTCAGGATCTTTAACTAGTCTATCATCACCAAACACTGCCTGTGATGCTTGTGCATAGTTGCTCTTACCGGTAAGTTGAATGTATCCACGACCTCTATATTTCCATCCATCACCGGGGTCAAGATTACCCATGCTACGACCAATCTTAGTATCCTTGCCGTACATGAACTCGCCCATGCCTTCTTCACTAGACTTGATTTTGTTTAATTCCTCATCAGTCTTTCCGGCTGCTCTTGATCCAAATATGCTACGAATACGTTCATTACTTGTCTTGCTGTAATTAAGATTTTCATTGACGACCTTGCCACCGGATTCTTTCATGACGTTGCCCAACACAGCATTAAGATATTTTTCATCTCCCATGCCACGCTTCATCAATGCGGCTTTAACGTCACCTAGATTCTGTTTAACATCTTGGTCTTTAGCTGGCTTTACTCCAGTACCACCACCCATACCTGCTAGAGGAGGTGCTGATGGAGGCTTCATACCCAAGCCACTATCTGCGGGTTTTTCTGCCGGTTTTCCACCTCCACCACTACTGCCAAAAATTCCGCCTAAGCCTTCAGGTGGTTTTATTCCTGTACCACTACCTGTTTCCTGTGTTACTACTTTGATGTTGCTTGCAAATTTAGACAAGTCAAATCCAACTGACCTGAATACATCTTTGAGTTTATCATTCGCACCTTTAAGTCCGTCAACTTGATCCTCTGATGCTTCAAGCTTTTCTTCTTCTAATTTGTTTAGCTTGAGGATAGAAGTAGATAACTTGTCAAAACTAGCATCTGTATCACGCATGGTTTTCTTTAACTCTGCTAGTGCTTCAATTTCTTCTTCTAATTCTTCATCACGCTCCGCGGAGTTATCACTCAATCCGGCAGTTTTCATACCAGTGCCCAACGGGGTAATCATTTCTTTACCATGTAGCTCTACCGGATATCCTGACTTAGGTCCGTCGAATATACCACCAATTGAGGCTTTGGGTGCATTTGCCTTTGCTTTCTCATTTGCAATTGCTCTATCCATTTGTTGTAGGATATTTTTGTACGCAAGTTCGCTTTGTGCGCTTTTTGAAACTGGGCCCTTTTTCTCAAATATTTCTCGTGTTTCTTCTAGTTCTTTTACTTTTCTTTGTATAGCATCATTACTTGTATCTTTTGGTGCTTCTGGTGCTTTTGCTACTACAGTCGGTTGATCCGGTGCTTTTGCTACTGCTGTCTGGGGCACCGCTTTTACTTCCTGTACAGGTCTATCTATCTTAGCTGCGCCAACTTTTTCTGCACGTTCTGCAAATTCTTCTTTTGCTTTCATGTCAGCAATCATTCGTGCTACATTTTCAGCTCCCTGTACTCTTTGTGCTGATGCGTCTTTAGGAAGATTCTTTTTGCGTGATTCCAATTCTTTATCAAATAATTCTTTCTTTCTTTCAAGATATTCTTTGTATAATTTTTCATCTTTCTTTGCAAGTTCCATCTCACTAAATGTAAATGATTTAGTTTCGGATTTGGTTACTGATTTAGTAGCTACATTTCCTGTAGATTCCGGTGTTCCTAGTTTTGTCATTGGTGTCATTGCACCTAATGCTTTCATTAGATTTGAATCTTCTACTTTGACAATGGATACTTTAACTACATCACTTCCTGCTTTGGTATCTTTAGCAAGATTATCGTCTTTCTTAGCTTCTGCTTTCTTAGAAGCTTCGTCAACTTTCTTGTCAGCATCACTAGTCATCTTAGCGATGCCGCCACCAGCAACTTCACCAATAGCTTTACCTGCTTTACTACCCAGCCAACCGCCTAATGCGGCTCCAATGATACCACCTACTGCTGTACCTAATACAGGAACAACAGAACCAATTGCGGCACCTGCGGCTGCACCTTTTAGTGCGCCGGCTGTACCACCAATTGCTGTTCCTGCACCACCGCCAACTGCTTCGCCCTTTTCAACTCTAGCTTCTTCTTTTGTTATCGTACCTTCTTTAAGGTCTTTATCAGCTTTCTTTATACCTTGATATGCATCTATTACACCTGAACCAACTGACATTGCAGTACCGATCAATGGTGCTGCCTTTGACAATCCTGCTAATGGTCCTGCTAATTTAGATAGCGCTGATGCGGCTGTTGTTGCGGCTGTTGCGGCAGATCCTGCACCTCCTACTGCACTAGTTGCACCTACTGCACCCTGTGCTGCTGTTGCGCCTGCTTTCCAACCTGATAGTGATCCGGCAGCTGGGCCGGCACGACCAGGCAAACCTTTGTTCATTAAGTCACCAATGCCACCTACTGCGGAGCCTACTCCCATCTTACCTAACTTATACGCGGCTATTCCTGCCGCGGCTGCTAAGGCTGTACTAGCGGCGCTGGCTGCAAATGTTGACTTAGTAAATGGATTCAGTGCTCCCAATAAATCGTCTTTTAGACCACGTAATGCACGTTCCAATGATAGTACAGTGTTCTCTGTATCTTTTGCACCATCACGCATTGGTTTGCCAGCAGCATCTAAAATCTCGCCTTGTTCTTTTCGTCTTCTTATCTGTTCTTCTGTGGCTTTATCTTCTGCCGCTATACGTTTTTTACCTTCTTCTGTCTGAGACTCCATGAATCTAGCGGCATTTTTTCTTGCCTGGTTATCAACACCCATAGATTCTTGAATCTGCTTCGAGGCGTCGCCGTATGCATACATACTTTCGCCCATCTTTTTGTTAACATTGGTAGTAGATTTAGCAATTTCTCCTTGATAATCACGTAATGCGCTCTGTCCTTTGTTTAGTTTTTCTGCAACACCTTCAATATTTCTACCTGCCGTCAAGAAATGAGCATTTGCTTGGGTGTAAACTGGTGCACTGTCTCTAGAAATACTCTGTAGCAACGCAGTAGAATCTCTTGCACTTTCGTTAGACTGAGACCACATAGCCATTTCTTGTTTAGATTTGATGACTTGATCTATTTGTGCCGCTCTCTCTTTTAATTCTTTTTGTCGTATTGGATCAGTTTCTTTTGCCGCCCGTGATTCCAACTCAGAACGTTCCATAGATTTAGTGTGTATGTATGCGTTAAAGTTTTCTTGAGCCATTGCAGCATCAAGTGCCGATTGACTCTCTTTTATCGACATACCAGTTAATTCTTTGAGCTTGACTAACTGATCTACATATTCCAATGATGCTTTTTGTAATTCTTTGGGACTTTTTGACAAAGCCATACCAGCATTAGAGCTTTGTTTAACATACATCGCCTGAGCTTCAGTTAATTGCTCTTGACTAATTCCTAAACGATTGTAAGATTGTATGTTCTTTTCACCAACTGCGGTCATCTTGCCAAACAGCTTAGTACCTTCAGCAGAATTAACACCTAATGCGTTAATATCTTTGCCGACAATTTTTACAGAATTGACAAATTTATCTAAGTTATCTACTGTGTATCCTGAGGCGCGACCAAGTTGTCTGACTTGCTCAGTCGTCATGTTAGTAGTACCGCCCATTTCACTCAAGCTATCAAAAGCTTTGAGCATCTTCTGAGTTTGGTCGAGTAACATAGGGGCCATAACACTAAAACCCTTAATTACACCTCCAATTGTATTACCTAAAACACCAAAGTGTTTTCCAACAGACATTGCAACATCACCTACGCCGCCGATTGTACTACCCCACTTAGTCAGGTCTGCTGATGTATTTGATAGTGTACTAGATAGATTGAATAGTCCTTTAGTGGCTGAGGCGCCTGCTTCTTTGAGTGCTTTAGTTGCGGCCGCTGCCTCTCGTTCCCCAGCAATTCTAGCTTTTTCAGCTTCGGATAGGTTGTTTAGATTATCATTTAATTTATCAAACGCATTTCCAGTACGCTTTACGTTTTGGTCAAGCATCCATTGCTCACGCTGTTCTGTAGTCATTGTTTTTACAAAAACACCGGCTAAGGAGTTAACAGCATCCGTTTGTATGCGTAGCTGTTCTAAGATTTCTTGACTGGTTTGATTATTTTCATCCATGTATTTTACCAAATAAATATACTTGTATTTAGTATTGGGTAACGACCCAATTTTAACTTAAAAGGAACAAAAATGGCATTAGATAACAACCCGCTGAAACAGTATTTCCGTCGTCCATCAGTATATGTAAAATTACCTAGCGGTGGTAAATATTATCCGCAGGGAGTAATAGACATGCCCGAAAACGGCGAGATCCCAATCTTCCCTATGACAGCTATAGATGAGATTACTACAAAAACACCTGACGCACTGTACAACGGTACAGCTATGGCAGAATTAATGAAAAGCTGTGTACCAAACATCAAAGACCCATGGGCAATCAATAGTATGGACTTAGATGCTATCCTAATTGGCATTCGTGCTGCTGGTGGCGGAAATGATATGGAGATCGAATCCGAATGCCCTGCATGTAAGGACATTGGAAAATATGGTATAAACCTCATCAACCTGTTGAGTCAGATGAGACCTGGAAATTATGACACTGAACTAGAAACCAATGATCTAAAGATCAAATTTAGACCATTGTCATATAAAGAAATGAACGAGGCCAGTATTGGTCAAATTGAAATTCAACGTGTGTTTATCATGCTAGAAAACGAACCTGATGAAGAAGTTCGTAAAACACGTGGCCAAGAAGCACTAAAGAGAATAACTCAATTAACAATCAAGTTGTTAACTGGTGCTATCGAATACATTAATACTCCTTCTGCCCGAGTAGATAACAAAGAATTCATCTTAGATTTCTTGAATAACTGTGATAAAAATATGTATGTTACATTGCGTGATTACAATGCAAATTTAAAATCACAAACGGAAATCAAACCATTACGAATTAAATGTGTACACTGTACTAATGAGTACGAACAACCATTTACATTGAATACATCAGATTTTTTCGCCTAACGCTTCTCCGCCTTGACTCCGAAGGCATACAGAAGCTACTGGATGGTTATGAAAAAGCCGTCTCAGAGATAAAGAAAAGTGCCATGTCCATGGCATGGTATATGAGGGGAGGTGCGACATATGAAGATGTTCTGAATATGTCCACTTCCGAACGTGAGCAATTAAAAGAACTAATAGACGGTAACCTAGAAGTAACTAAGAAGTCTGGACTCCCGTTCTTCTGATGGTATCTCTCTAAAAGCCGTAACTATTCATTTAGTCAATTATCGGCTTATTCTTTTTATCTTTTTTCTCTTATAGAGATGTCCTTCGGACATCTAAGAACTTCGCTACGCTCGTCCTTATACTGTTTCACATTAATTAGTGTTCTTTCTATCATGGATAACATAACATTAGTACTTGCACTTGAAGCCATGGTAGTGCTAAAAAGCACCACCATTGGTAAAGAGTTTACTTGCCCGTCATCCATTGTTATCTATTCCCCGTAGTGTCAGCTATTTCTGCTACATCTACGCTACCGGTTGCTCTGTAAAGTTTATGGGACTGTAGTTAGGTCTATCAATGATCTTTCAATTGACGCCTTCGCAACGCACATTCTATAACGCAAAGATAAAGTTGTTATAGACTTGTTGAAGGTTCGCTTTGTCGATTGCCTTCTCGGTATATCCAGAAAAATTAATTTCTGCTACTCCAGAATCTGACGGCACAGCACAATCTGTACAATCTCAAGGAGAGTCGAGGAACCCCGACCAAACTAGTTTAAAGACTAAAGTGTTTTTATTTTAAGGTAGAGAGTATATCTTTGGTTTTAAGATTTTCGATTGTTGACTTGGTGTCTGTTGTGCCTGCGCCTGATGCGTATGTTTTAAATAAATCTTTGTTGTACTTCCAAAAATGATCGAATTCAATCATGATCCAATCATTATACTTGTCTGAAGTATAGTATATAAATTGATCTGTAATCCATGTTAATGCTGACGGAACGCATACAAATTTACCCTTGCGGTTAAATTTCATAAACAATATGTTTACATCGCCCGGCTCAGCAACTGCCATGAGTTGATCTAGCCAACTATTTAGTTGCTTACACTCTCCTGTAAGTACTAAGTGAAAGGGGAAATCAGCGTAAGATTTGCATTCTGCATTAAACTTAACGAAGCTTTGTCCAGGTACAATGTCACCCTTAAAAGAACGAATTTGTCCCTCATGCAAGAACTCTGTTCGTGACTGATTCTTACCGCCCACATAGGCTCCTGAGCCCGGAGCACGAATAAACGACTCTCCGTATAGTTTGCTTAGATACTGAGCAACCTCACGCTCGAAACTGGAACCTTTTTGTTTTTGTGGACTTGGCATATTATTACTTATGTACTTTACAAGACAGTGAAAAATTATTCTATGTCTACTGCTGTACTATAGCTAGTAAAGCCGTTTTCTTTAATTACCTTGAGAACGTTTGGCACACGACCTGCTAGTTCTTCGCGGTGACTAATTAACCAAATAGATTTCTGTCGTCTGCGACTCATATCTTTCAAAATTGCTAAACTGTTTTCAACACCCATTGTGTCAAGTCCACTATCAATCAATTCGTCAATGAACAATGTGTTTATAGGTCCGTACAAACTTTCATACACATCACGGAATGCAAAACTCAAGCCTAAGATTAAACGGTTACGTTCACCTCGACTTAAGTTATCAAAATCAAGATCACGACCCAGTTCAGTTATTTCAACTTGCAAATCGTTTTTAAATACAACTTGATGTGGCAATCCAATCTTGTCAAGATAATGCGTTAGTCTTGTGTTTAGATAACTCAAGTTTTGGTCAATGATTTTCTTGCGAACAAATGAATCTTTGCTAGTCAACAAGTCAAGCAAGAACTTTTGATGTTCCATTGCTTTTGTCAAATCATTTATACCGTCAAACTTTATTTCTTGTAAAGCCTTGCTTTCCATATCAACCACTTGTTCTTGATACGGATCAGCTTCCTGCGCTTTGATCTCAATTTGTGATAGTAACGATGATACCTTTGCTCTGTGCTCAACTGCTTGGGTTTCGGTATCGTAATAAGTAGATGGCCTTTTGCCAAGATTGACGCTAGGCGTATCAAGAAGTTGTTCACTAAAGGGGTTATTTTCATGCTCTTTTTCTTCTATCTGTTTTTTGATGTTATCAATTTCAGTAGATTGCCGAACTGCCTCAGCTTCAGTTTTATAGTGCGGTGTAGGTTTATTTCCTACAACTATAGGATTAGCAACAAGTTCATCTAATTGAAACTTCAAATCATCTAAATGACTTTTACTTGTGTTCCATAATTCAATCTTGCTATTCAACACGCTTGTATGTTGGTCGTCATGAAAATCTTGGCCACACGCATAGCATTTGTGTTCTTTAAGAGTTTCGATTTCTTGTGTTAACTTGTCGTAATTTTTACCTTCTTTAGTAATGTCCTTACGTAAGCTATCTACTTTATGGTCTTGTGCAGTCTTCAACTGTACTTGCTGATTGTGTAGTGCTAAATCTTTGTGGCTCTGTAACTCAATCGTAAAATCGATATGACTCAACACATCCATTTTTAGTTTTAATGCATCAATGTCTTTGTCTTGTTTCTGCATCCACGCAGTTTGTCTAGCAATTAAAGCGGTGTATGTATCATGCTGTAACTTTTGGCTGTTCCAAATAGCTAAATCTTTGTGTGCTTGCAACTCAGATTCGATATCAATTTTTATTAGGTCATCATACTCAACTGCAAGACTAGCCAAATCCTCATCATGCTTTTTAATCCAAAGCATTTGTCTACGTTTCAGTGCATCAATTTGCTCTTTGACTCGCTTGTTGGCTTCTTCTGTTGCCTTGATTCTAAATTCTTCTTGTTGTATATCATCTTTACTCTTGCGAATCATTTCTTTTACTATATCTGCTTTTTCAGATAGCAACGTAATACCTAACAATTGTTCAATGATATCTTTTTGCTCATTGTTTTTCAGTGCAAGAAATGGCTCTGAATAGGTATTTAATACAACAATGTGACGAAACATGTCAAGAGACATGTTAAGGACTCGTTCAATAAATGCCTGAGTTTCTTTGTTCTCGCCCTGTTGATCTTCTGATGCCTTTTGATGCACGTTGTTGACGTAAAATTTTAATACATTAGGCTTGCGACCTCGTTCAATTTTATAATCTGTGCCGTTTACATTGAACTCAAGTGTAACCATCATACCCTTTGTATTGGTACGATTAACTAGGTTGTCTTTACGAATATTATTGATAGGTTGACCAAACAGTGCATAACACAGACCTTGAATCAACGTAGTCTTACCAGTGCCGTTGCGAGCACCGTCACCACCTAAATCTAAGTTTTCACCTAAGATTAATGTGATTTCTTTTTTGTCAAAGTCAACTGCCTGAGTTACATTACCGATACTTAGAAAGTTACGTAGTGTGATATTTTTAAGTGTTACCATTATAGATTGTTATAAATGTCTAGTAGAATTTTCTTGTCGAAATTCTTGCTTTCGATTGCGTTGATTTGGTCAATCACAATTTGATCAACTGATTCAAATTTTAATCCGTCAGCACTTTGCCCTTCAACAGGCTGCTCACCTTTAATCGGAATCAATACCATTTCCCGTAGTTTATATTCGGGTATGAATGTTTCACGTAAGAAGTTGGCTTCTTCATAGCTGATATCAATGTCTAAATGAACTCTAATATGGCTGTCGATTAACAACATACCCTCTGGATTCTCTAACACATCACTTAACTTATGAACTCGAAATACTGGTTGTCTTGGCCAGCTACGAAAAGCCGGCTCTTGATCCCATTCAAGTATCATCATGCCACGAGCATCATCACCTGCATCAGCATAATTGTGCGGGAATGCATTACCGATATACCAAATGTTCTTACGAGATTGTCGTTTATGAAAATGACCTGAAAATACTTTCTCAAAGCCAGTCATATGGTCTTCATTGATTTCTCCGTGATCGGGCATTTCTACCATTGCATTCATATAGAAACGAGGCAATTCAAGATGACCAAACAAATACTTACCCTTCATTTTTTGTAGCTTTTTGAAATCTTCACCAACTAGCCACGGTGCGATAACTACGTTACCTTCTTGAAAGAAGTCGTTGATGATTTTGACATTTGGTAAATGTTTAGCCCACTCAACACTATGGATGTCTCTGCGGTCACGATAAAAAAGATCGTGGTTACCTGGGATGAAATACACAGCGTCAAAGTTAGCATTTAATTTTTCTAATGCTTGTAACCCAAACTGTAATGTTTGAATATTAATACTAGCTCTATGGTGATTGTAATCGCCCAAGAAGAAGCATGTTTCGCATCCTTCTTTCTTTGCAGTGGCAATAAACCAATCTACAAAATTAGCACAGTCTTGATTATGTTGTAAGCTGTTTGACTTCAATCCAAAGTGGATATCAGTAAACACAGCGGCTTTTTTGAAAAGGTTACTCATTTGTATATTATATAAAAATAGAGTTGCATATGCAACTCTATTGGACAATCATTCTTCAAAAGACGGTGCACCTGCACCTGAACCTTGACGAGACCAACTTGGATTCAAACCGTTTATTTCTAAAATGTCATCTCGAATATTTTGATTTCGTTTTTCAGTATTCAGTACACGACAGAAGCTATTGGTGATAGCAGCCGTGTAGTAAGCAAATGGGTTTGCCGATTTGGCTTCGTTAAAGCGTAATCCAACGTAGGTCAGTTGAAGAATAGCACTATTACGCATTTCATCATTGTATGTGTATCCTCGCCAATTATACTTCATTGCGTATTTTTCGCACATCATAATGTACATTCGAGCTAGCTTATTAGTTATTTGACCATGGTCTTTGCTAAAACTTCCACTAACCAAATCACCTGTCCAATGGCTTTTTCCAATACAATAAAAACTATTGTTTTCGTCTATCTTATAATGTTGGAACGGTGGGAAATTTACCTTAAGATGAACCATGTCATCCACTTCAGCTTTAGTGGTAATGTCTTCTAAATCTGCAAAAATTTCATCTTGTTCGTTATCAAACTCAAAAATATCTTTTGCTGTTTTCTTTTTTACTGTTTTTCTAGGTTGTTTTTGAGCTACCGGAACGTGCTCCCAAGTCATTACTCTAAAGACTAAATCAGTGACGGGTATAGATAAAGGATCAATAGTTCCTTTTGCTAGGCCCTGTTCTATATCCATTCTAATTGCTCTAGTCTCACGTGCTTGCTGAACCGCTTCGGTTGAAAATGCATGTTCTAGTGATTTTTCTAAAGATTCTTGTGGCATATCTACAATATAGTCATATTGATGATATTCGGGTTTAGCAAAGTAGCAATACGTTGTTTTGCTCTCATGGATCTCTTTGAGAATGTCTTTGTTGTTTAAGTAATTGACAGGTTTTCTTGGTGTTGGTAATAGGCTCATATGGCTCCGTAGTTTTGTTGAGATAAGTGTAACACTTTCTTTGCAAAAAAGCAATAGAAAGATAAAGGAAAAGGTAAAAAATGCATTATATTTATCAGATAAATATCTATAAGGACACAACTATTATGGCACGAGGACTTCAAGGAGCAATAAGTCAAACAAGACAGCAAGCAACGGCACAGGACCAGTACAATTACGCGGCATTGAGCGATTGGAGAGTGTGCTTGAGTCTTGCCCCGGGCAGTTCCGGGTATATGTACAAATCGGAAAATCCGGGTATTATGGCACCGTTGGCACAGACCGACGGGGTAATATTTCCCTACACCCCTCAAATTTCAGTACAGTATGCGGCAACATATGACACAAGTGAAGTGGCACATAGTAATTACAAAATATTTCAATATAAAAACAGTAGTGTAGATTCGATATCAATAACCGGCGACTTTACTGCACAAGACACTTATGAAGCTAATTATATGTTGGCAGTCATACACTTTTTCAAGTCGATGACAAAAATGTTTTACGGAAATGACCAAGATCCAGTCAATGGAACACCGCCCCCGTTGTGTTATATTTACGGTTTGGGGGAATTTCAATTCAATAGACACCCTATTGCTATTACTGGTTTTAACTATAGTTTACCAAATGATGTAGATTATATTAGAGCAAGCGTAACTTCCAATTTCAACGATTCTGCGGCAAATGCTAGATTTTCGGACAATGCTACAAATTTAAGAACTGCAAGTTCAGGTATTAGTCAAGGCGGATTGCCCATGCCACCTCAATGGTCTTTATTGAAGGGTAACGGATATGCTCCTGGTACAGTCGAACCCACATATGTTCCTACAAGATTACAAATTCAGATCAATGCTATACCAATAGTAAGTAGACGAGATATAAGTCAAAACTTCAGCTTGCGTGATTATGCTTCAGGTGAGTTATTGAAGGGGTCGCAACGAAAAGAGCAAGGTGGAGGTATCTGGTAATGGCATCAATTAACAATGTGTATCCAGCAACAAGTCCGTATTCAAATACGGATGTAGTAAATAAGAAATTCTTAGATGTTATGATTAACAAGCCTATTCCTGCATTGGGTTCCGATGTATATTGGGCTATAACACCGGTGTACGAGTTTAGACCTGATATCTTAGCATACGATCTTTACAGCGATTCTAGACTATGGTGGGTCTTTGCACAGCGAAACCCAAATAGATTGAAGGATCCTTACTTTGATTTCATAACTGGTACTGAGATTTATCTTCCTAAAATGGACACACTTAAAAGAGCATTGGGTATATAATAATGGCAGTAGTTTATGATGAACTAGGTAATGTAATTGGCGATTACAATGATCCTCCTCCGGATGAAACCCCAGGATCAGGCACAACTCAAGCCGGATCTCCTGGCGTATCTGAAAATTCAGGCGTAGGTTCTCGCAGATTTAATCCATTGAGCACGTACTCAAGTTATACTTACCAGCTATCATTGTATATGATTACACCTGACGCACTAGACGAGTTTAATCGTTCGGGCAGAAAAGACATATTCATGGTTAATGGCGCTAGAGAATCCGATGGAAATGAATCCGGTGCATATTTGATAGCCCAGAGTGGGGGTATCAATAATCCTGCAACTAGAGCACCGGGGTTTGAGTATGACTATTATATTGATAACTTAAAAATCGTGTCAGCCGTTACTGGTAATAGTACAGCATCACCTACAACTAATGTAGGTTTTGACTTTACTATCACAGAAGCATATGGTCTGTCGTTTATCACTAACTTAAAAAGAGCTAAAGAAGCGTTGGAAAGATATTCGACAACTATCAATTATAAAAATAGCACTAATGCGAGCCGACAATTTTTCATATTAGGATTAAAGTTTCTAGGATATGATGCTGCTGGCCAACTAATAACTAAATCAAATCTAGTCAATGAGACAGATCCTACTTTTCAACGATTTTACGACATTAACATTACTGAAATTGGATTCAAGATTGATGGTAAAACAACAACATACAATATCAAGGCAGCATCTCTTCCAATAGCTAGTGCATTAGGTCAAAAAAGAGGTGTTATTGATAAAGGTGCTACTCAATTAGTGGGAAATAATGTACAGCAGATTCTTAACCAGTTGATGGGAAAGATGACAAAGGATCAAGAAGACGATGTAAAAGCTAAAAAACGAGAATTTGGTAACACTTACAGTATACGATTCATAGATGATGCAGATAGTATTGCACAATCTTCTATCGTTAGTTTAGCTGATACAAGTAAAATAAAATGGCCAATGGCTAACCCAACTGACAAGAAAACTGTTAATGATAGTTTGTCAATAAAAGCACAACCCAATAGCAATGAAAGAACAGTTGCATTTAACCGAGACACCCCAATTTTACAGGCTATCACTAGTGTGATAACACAAAGTGAGTATTTGGTCAATGGTTTAAAATCAGTATACACCACTGCCGAACAACCCAATGCAGAAACAAATAGTCAGTCAGCAGAAAAAATTGACAGTAATAAAAGATTAAAGTGGTTCAACATAGCACCAGTAATTTCAGGAACTAAATTTGATACCATAATTAAAGATTGGGTGTTTGATATTGAATATCAGGTTAGAACTTATGAGATCCCAGTGTTAATGTCTGCGTATGCTGATAAGACTACTCCTTATTACGGGGCGGTAAAGAGATATGAATACTGGTGGACTGGTCAAAACTCTGAAGTTATTAAATACGAACAAACAATGAATAACGCATACTTTAATGTGTCATTGGGCGGCGGTGATGCGTCAAGTACCGCTACCGGTGGGAATGCACAGGTTCCTTTAGTAACGAGTAAAGTTCAACCAGCCGACAAATTAGGTAAATTGGGTGTAGGTAAAGAAGCACAAAATAGTGTAACCACTGACCTAATGACACCAGGTGATTGGGCTAACGCAAAAATTGAAATTTTAGGCGATCCTGATTATCTTTCTAATGAAACAGCTAACATAAATGATGATGCAAAATCATTTTACGGACCTGATGGATTCACTATTGATTTTAAAGCCGGACAAGTTTTTATTGAAATTAAGTTTCTAGAAGCAGTTGATTATGAACATGATACCGGATTGATGAAAATAAACACAGATATATTGTTTTTTGACTATCCTGTTTCTATTGCTAAAAAATTAGACGGGGCAATAAGCTATCTAGTTACTAGAATAACACATCATTTCAGAAGTGGTAAGTTTACACAGGAACTAGAATGTAAAATAAACACTTTTGCCGATGTAAAAGGCACGACTATATTACAAGAACGAGAACAAAACAGAGCATCCGCAGAAGCGGCCGCGAATAACTCTAGAGAAACAGAAAATATAGCATCTAGATATCCACCTCCTGCAGGATTCAAAGCTGATCCTCCTCCATCTACTGGTACTACAGGTGGAAATCAATCAGTGGGATCATCAACACCTGCAACTACACAAGATACTACCGCTAAAGGCGTAGCAAATGATGATGCAGCCATTGAGGCTGCATGGCAACAAGACTACTTAGGTGGAGGCAGAGGAGCATAATGGCAGAAGATATTTTCAAACCGGCTGGTGCGTCAAAGGCTAGTAAACCTGATTCTGGTGGTGGTGTTGTTAAAAATGTACCGGTATTTGGCATCGTAAAAAATAACGTTGATCCAACTAGAACTGGACGTATTCAAGTTTACATAACTGATTTAGGAAGTGATGATCCTGATAATCCGTCAGGCTGGGTAACAGTATCGTACATGAGTCCCTTTTATGGATTCGTTGAACCAACTGCAGGAACTACCGGCGACGGCGACTTTGCAGCCAATCCTGCAAGCTACGGTGTATGGAACAGCCCACCTGATTTAGGCACAAGCGTAATTTGTATATTCATTAACGGTGACCCTAACTATGGATTCTACATAGGCTGTGCTCCTAAGGCAGAAGCATTGCACATGGTTCCTGCTATCGGATCTAGTGAAAATATTATCACTAATAATAATGGTGAAGCACAAAGCTACGGTGGTGCTTCACAACTTCCGGTAACTAACATCAACATTAATAACAAAGCTATTTCCGACGGTGGCAACTTTTTAGATGAACCAAAACCAGTACATAGCTATCTAGCGTCTATCTTATTCAAGCAAGGTTTGGTTCGTGATCCATTAAGAGGTACAATTACTACCGGCGCTCAACGAGAAAGTCCTTCTCGTGTTGGATGGGGCGTAAGTTCACCGGGTCGACCAATCTATTCAGGTGGATACACTGATTCTAGCATTGTACAAGCCGCACAGTCTGGTAAAGACTCTGCTGGCATGACAGTGATTTCACGTAGAGGTGGACATTCAATCGTTATGGATGACGGTGATCTGATAGGAAGAGACCAATTAGTAAGACTACGTTCAGCAGGTGGGCATCAGATTTTGATGAGTGATGATGGACAAACATTATTCATTATACACAGCAACGGACAATCATGGGTAGAAATGGGCAAAGAAGGCACCATTGATATGTTTTGTACGAATAGCTTTAACGTAAGAACACAAGGTGATATAAACTTTCACGCTGACACTAACATAAACATTCATGCTAAGAAAAAATTAAACATTAAGGCTGAAGACATTAACATTCAGTCTGAAAAAAGCACTACACAAAAAGTAGGAACAGATTTCAAAGTAGAAACTTCAGGAAAATATACTCACAAGGTTGGCGGCTCTATGAGCTTACAGTCTGGTGGAGAAGGTAGTTTCAACTCTACTGGAACTTTATTCATCAACGGTAGTAGAGTTAACTTAAATACAGGCTCCGGATCTGCACCAGAGTCAGTAGCTCCACTACAAGATATTGGTCACACTGATACAATGTTTGAATCAGTAAAAGGTTATATTGCGTCACCCGGTACATTAAAGAGCATCACTTCTAGAACACCTGCACATGCACCGTGGGTCAATGCTAATCAAGGTGTTAATGTAAGTACTAGCTCAAATGCTAGTGATAAATTACCATCTGCACCAAGCGCGGCAGTTGAAAAAGCAAATGAGGCGGCAGCCGTTGCACCTACTGGTAATCCAGTTCAGCCGGCAGCGTTGTCAACAGTTCCACCTACTGCATCAATAAGTGATGCAGTAGATTCACAAGCAACCGGATCAATGGTCAGTGCAGTTGCGACTAATGCGGCAACAGGTGCAGCGGCAGCGGCAGTAGCTACAGGCGCAGGCATTGTTTCAACTGCAACAGGTTCAGTAGCATCACTTGGTGCATTGGCACAAACACCTGCCCAACTAGAATCAGCCGGCATATTAAAGCCAGGATCATCTGCATTAGTAGATTCATTGGTTAAATCAGGATCACCGTTATCACAAGCATTACCTAATAATCTGTTTACTGGCGAAGGTGGCATTACTAGTCTAACATCGTTTGTAGGTAATCCTGGTGCACAGATTTCAGGAATGATTTCTAACTTCCAAAAATCACAAACAGCATTAACTGGCGCTGGTTTAATGACAGGAAAAGAATCGTCTACTTCAATCGCAGGATTGATTATGTCAGGCGCAACTGCAGGTGTTTCTAATACTATAAACGCAGTAAAAAACTTAGGTACATTAGCATCGAATATATCATTACCAAGTTTAGGACTTCCTGGTGTCACGAATCCTATTACTAATGCTATTGGCTCAGGTAACTACGCAGCCAGATTGGCTGAATCTAGCACTGGCGGCTTAGGCTCAATTATGAGCACAGTTCTTCCTGTTGTTGGATTAATAGCCGGATCTAAGTTGAATAGTCGAGGATCTAGTGCAGCCGCATTTGGCCTAATAGCATCATCGTTAACTGCTTTACCGCGTGGCCCCGTAAATTTAAAATCTAACTCAAATTCTAATTACGATCTTGCAGTAGCACGTTCATCAGGTTTAAACGATCCGTTAACATCAGCAGCCAGAGTACTAAGAACTACAGGACAAATATTAGGTGGTAGTAATGCAAGGGTAACAAATGCTGTAGCCGGCGGTATCACTGCTATAGGCAGATTAAATTCAGCACAAAATCCCGCGCAAGCATTAAGAGGATTAACTGGAGTTATTGGAAGTATTGGTACAATAGGAACATCATTAGGAAACAAATCAGTAGCAAAGGCTTCAAGAGATGTTAATGCTATAATAGGTGTATCATCTAGAGTTAACAGGGGTCTTGCAACTATAGCTAATGCAAAAACTGCCTCACAAGCTTTGGGCGGTTTACTAGGGGTGTTTGGTGGAGTTGGCACCGGAGCATCTATATTTGGCAATAAGAAACTAATCAAAACTACTAGAGATATTAATAAGATAATAACCAACACTGGTCAAATATTGAGAGCATCTCAAGTTTTATCAACAAGTAAAAACGTCAACCAAACATTGGGAGCATACGGTTCTATAATAAACGCCGCCGGCCGCATTGCAGGCGTGTTTGGTAAAAACAGTAAGAGTACTGGCTTGTTTGGACTTCCAGGAGGACAGTTAAGCGTAGGTTCTATCGTTAATAAATCTTTAGGGTCATTGGGTATTCCTAAAAATCCGGCGCTAAACGCTATCATAACTAGTGCAGTGACTTCTTCTCTTAACAAAATAGCGTTTCCTAAAGCTATTCAAGGTGCAGCAGGATTGGCAGCAGGATTACCTTCTAGTTTGAATTTACCTACAAGTCAAATTACTAACGCACTAAGTAGTTTACAAGCAAGTGGTCAAAACTTAGCAGGTCTTGCGATGGGAGACTTATCTCTAGGCGAAGCTGGCCCATTAGGCGCCGCAATGTCTGCAATTGGATTTGGTGGCGCAGGCGCAATTAAGATGCCAAGTATAGGTTTAAATACTAATAATATTGCAGAAGTTAACGCTCAAATCAGTTCATTGTTAGAAGATTCTAGAATTCCTAAACCTGAATTTGGCGATATAGATGAATCTGCGGCAGCGTTGTTAGATGCAATGTTAGCACAGAATGATCAAATTGACAGTGCATTTGACGAAATTGAAGGATTAACTGAAGAAGCTGAATCTGCGAGAGAAGAATACTTTGCATTAGAAAATGCATTACCCGCCGGCGATCCGCAATTAGCCTCAGCTAGAGAAAATTGGATTTCATTAAGTCAAGACTTGCAAAGTAGACTAGAAGCGATTGATAGCGTAATAAATCAATCAGTACTCATAGCTATTGATGATAACGATCTCGCATAAATAATATCATGCCTCAATATATTGGATTTAGCACAGTTGGTGCAAACTTACCCAGAACAACTAATGCTCCTGTCGGAAATGATGGTGGTGCCGGTACCGTACAGAAATCAATTAATACTGGTAGAAAATTTAGATTAGTTGATCAACCATTAGTAATTCAAGATTTTGTGAATGCTTTAAACATCCGTCAAGGACAGAAGGTTGGAAATCCAGGATACGGAACTACATTATGGAGCTTTGTGTTTGAACCTAATACAGCAGATGTTCAATTTAAAGTAGAAAACGAATTGAAACGTGTTGCTAGCTTAGATCCTAGATTATTAGTAAACACTGTCAAAGCATATCCGCAAGAGAACGGAATTTTGTTAGAACTAGAAGTAGCCGTTGCTCCTTTTAATCAAGCAAATTTGTTGAACGTCTTTTTAAGTTCTTCAACCGGCTCAGCCGCAATTCAATAAACCCTAATAAAAGACGGTTTTTAGGTATGATAAATACTTAAAAGAGATAAACCTATGGCTACAAGCTCACGACAATCAGCATTATTTGGGGTCAACGATTGGCAAGCGATCTATCAAACGTTCCGCGAAGCCGATTTTAGAAGTTATGATTATGAAACTTTACGCAAAAGTTTCATCGATTATCTACGTGTGTACTACCCGGAAACCTTTAATGATTACATAGAGTCCAGTGAATTCATTGCACTATTGGACGTTATTGCATTTATGGGTCAAGGTCTTGCTTTCCGCAATGACTTGAACACACGTGAAAATTTTATTGATACTGCGGAACGTAGAGATAGTGTTATTAAACTTGCTAACCTAGTAAGCTATACCCCCAAGCGCAACTTGGCTGCTCAAGGTTATCTAAAAATCGTAAACATACAAACCACTCAAAACATCACAGATTTGAATGGTACAAATTTAAGCAATCTTCCAATTCTTTGGAACGATCCTGCGAACCCTAGTTGGTTAGAACAATTCAACACTATTATTAATACGGCATTAGTTGACACACAACGAATTGGCCGACCCGGAAACACAGCAGATTTGTTAGGAGTAACTACTAGCGAATACACTATGAAAATTCCTAATACGTCATTACCAATAGTACCGTTTACTTCAGTTGTAGATGGTATTGCAATGAATTTCGAACTATGCAGTGTAACCAGCGTTGACGAAAATTACATGTATGAGATTCCTCCTGCACCTAGCGGCAGATTTAACATGCTATATCGTAACGACAAATTGGGTTACGGTAGTCCAAACACTGGATACTTTTTCTACTTCAAACAAGGTATTTTACAAAATTACGATTTTACCTTAGAACAGCAAATTGCTAACCAAGTGGTAAATATTGATATTGAAGGAATCAACAATGAAGATACTTGGTTGTATCAGTTGAACACCAATAACGGTACTAGAGTTCTTTGGAATAAAGTTGAAAACATCTATGCTGATGCGTATTTGCAAACTGAAACTAGTAACAGAACAATATTTTCAGTGAACTCTAGATTCAACGACCAAGTTAGTTATGTGTTTGGTGATGGAGTGTTCAGTCAAATTCCAGTAGGTACATATCGTGCATACGTTCGTGCAGGCAACGCACTGACTTACACTATCGACCCTACAGAAATGCAGGGCATAACAGTGTCATTCAGTTATGTAAACCGTACAGGTAAAACAGAAATACTAACATTGGGTCTTGAACTACAACTTCCAGTATCTAATGCACAGTCACGTGAGCCATTAGCACAAATTAAACAACGTGCTCCAACTCGATATTATACTCAAAACCGTATGGTTAATGGTGAAGATTACAATAACTTCCCATATACATTGTATAGCTCTATCATTAAGAGTAAGGCAATTAATCGTAGCAGTATTGGTGTTAGTAAAAACTTAGACTTGTTAGATCCTACAGGAAAATATTCAAGTTTAAATAGTTTTGCAACAGATGGTGCTTTATGGCAAGACACTACTAATGGCTTTGAGTCGTTGACTATTAACACTGTTGGTAATATTATTACATTCTTAACTGACACATTGAATAGTGTGTTGTCCAGTAACCGTGTTGTTCAATACTACACTCAAAACTTCACACAGTATACTATTGATGCCGCATCTGGTGACGGTACAGTATATTGGAACGCTAGCACAGTTGATGGTAACTCGTTAACGGGTTATTTCTACAACATCACTGATGGCAGCGAATTACCTATTCCAATTGGTACATATTCTACTAACAACGTAAAATATATCACATCAGGTTCACTTGTAAAATTTATAGCGCCTAGTGGTTTTTACTTTGATGCAAATAATAGACTAGTCTCAGGTATACCAGGTGCTAGTAACCAAACATATATTTGGACAACTACATTAGCCGTCATAGGTGATGGCTACAATAATGGTCAAGGCAATTTTGCTAACGGTACGGGCCCGGTAACATTGAATGGATATGTACCAGCCGGTGCTATATTAACAACCGTACTTCCTGCATTTGATAACTCATTGTCTAACGAAATTGTTCAGGAATGTATCATTCGTATGGAACTACAACAAAACTTTAGTTTAGTGTTTAACAATTCATTGACTATTGCACAAGATCGTTGGAGTATTAAACAATACGATGATGCAAATTGGTTTGTAAACTTTCAATATATAAACGGAAGATACATTGTAACTTATCGTTCTTTGCGCTATTATTTTGGTAGTGTAGAAGACACACGCTTTAGTTTTGAACGTGATAAGTTAGTATATGATCCGCTAAGTGGAAAAATTCTACAAGATTTCATTAGCGTACTAGCAACAAATACTCAACCTAATAGTAACAATCCATTGTCTAAAGCAATCAGTGTGAACATCGTGGGACAAACAGTAGAAAGTGATGGCTACATCAATGACTTTGAAGTTGAAGTAGCTAGTAATGATATTAACAATCGTGGATTAATAATCAATCCTGATTTCTTTCAAACAGTAACCGGGTATGTCACTGGTGGCGCAAACACAGGTATATACGTGTTTTTTGAATTAGTCGAAGATGCTATTAACTTATCTAGATATCAGATTGTGCCTACAACAGATGTGGTGCAATACCAAACTAAGACTCAAATTGAAGTAGCTAAATATGAGTATCCACTAGGACAATTGTTTTATGCGTTTGGCGAAACAACTTTTTGGAAAACAGTGCAGGATAATACAGTGAATACACCCTTTTATATATTAGAAGAACAACCTCAGTATTCTATTAAGTTTGGTCGTCAAGGATTACAATTTCAGTATCGTCACAATAGTAACAATACAACTAGAATTGACCCTGCAACAACGAACATTATTGATTTATATGTAGTGACTCAGAGTTATTACACTCAATATCAAAACTATATACAAGACACATCCAATACTGTGCCCATGCCACCTAAGCCAACTATCAATGAGTTGAGTGAAGAATATGGCGAATTGAATAATTACAAAATGCTTAGTGATAGTATGGTATTAAACAGTGTTGTGTTTAAACCATTGTTTGGAGCAAAAGCAAGTCCAAACTTACAGGCTACCATTAAGGTTATTAAAGCATCAAATACAAATGCCAGTGATAGCGAAATTCGAAGTGCAGTATTAACAGCTATGAACGCCTATTTTGAAATCAACAATTGGAACTTTGGTGATACGTTTTATTTCAGCGAACTGAGTGCATACTTGCATGATCAAGTAGGAGAATACATTAGTTCCGCAGTACTAGTTCCAAATGATCCTACAATGAAATTTGGAGACTTGTATGAAATAAAATGCGCACCGTATGAAATATTCGTCAACGCGGCTACTGCAAATGACGTATTGGTTATCGCTGCTTTAACACCAGCTGAATTACAAATTGCATAAGTAATATATTATGGCATCAAGAATAAGAACACTAAATTTTCTACCTGAAATTTTTCAGACAACAACCAATTCACAGTTTTTAGCCGCGACTTTAGATCAAATCGTAGCTCAACCTGAAACAAAAAAGATACAAGGGTACATTGGTACAAAGTTTGGTTATGGCATAAATGCCAAAGATTACTATGTAACTGAACCTACTAAGACCCGCACAGATTATCAATTAGACCCGGGTGTTGTGTTTACAAAAACAAACGAATCTGTCGCTAAAGACTTTATTAGTTATCCAGGTATAATTGATGCATTAAAACTAGAAGGTGGTATAACAAACAATAATGACAGATTGTTTAATAGCCAATTCTATTCTTGGGATTCTTTTACTAACCTAGATAAAATTATTAACTTTAATCAGTACTACTGGATACCAGAAGGCCCTGAACGAGTTATCGTTTCTAGTGAAACTGTTTTTTATGCTAACGACTACGTAGTTTATGATTTACCCAACGGGTACAATATTGTTCCATTAACGTCTGCGGATGGCCTAGGTAGCACTAATCCCACACTGACATTATTACGAGGCGGAACTTACACCTTTGCAGTAAATCAATCAACTCAATTTTGGATTCAAGGTGAACCAGGAGTTACAGGATACAGTCCTACTCAACCTAATGTACAAACACGTGAAATTTTAGGAGTTGACAACAACGGTGCTACTCAAGGCTTAGTTACGTTTACTGTACCTCCCAATGATGCACAGGATGAATATAACTTCCCTGGAAACAACACAGTAAGCTTAGTTTCTACTTTACCGTTTGCCTCAATTAATGGTGCTAGACTAAGTGACTTAGTAAATGGTATTGATGGTATAACCTCACTCGATGGGTTGAGAGTTATGTTTTACAACACTGGAATTCCAAACGAAGTTGGATACGTATCAAACTTTTTTGACTATACACCATATGATGAAAATAATGATCTAACTGAATTAAAAACTATCAGCATTACTAATACTAATAGTGTAACAGATGCTATTACTTGTAATAGTACAGCCAATCTAACTGTAGGAAATGCTATAATTTTTAATGGCAATCCTTTTGGTGGCATAGCATCATATTCAACCACATTACCAAATACAATTTATTACGTGCAGTCTATATTAAATTCTACAGAATTTACTATATCATCTACACCGGCTGGTTCAGTATTACCATTGTCTACTGCATCTGGATCAATGACCGGGGTCATTAATCAAGGTCAATACGAGCAAGGTTACTATACAAACGTAAATGAATATTTTTACTCTATTCAATTATTAGGTGATCCTTCTGATCCAGTAATACGTTTAGTTCAATCATCAGAAATACCAGTTGATGAAAAAATTACTGCTACTTTTGGTACTGAGTGGGGTACTAGAAATTTCTATAGAAATACGTCAGGTATAATTTTATTAATTCCCTACATAAGCGCTCCTCTAGATACACTGTACTACCAGGACGGTACTTCCCCAAATAAAGTAGGTATCATTCGTTTAATTGAAAGTAATATTTCTAACACGTTAAATGTAGAAGATGATATATTAGGCAACGCTCAATTTACTTCTACTAATGGAGTAGCTTTTACCAATGGTCTTAAAGTTAGTTTTCAAGGGGATGTTATTCCTAAAAGTTACTTGTTTGGTGAATATTATGTAGAAGGTGTGGGTGCTGCAATTGAATTACTACCTGTAGAAAATTTCATAGCACCGGAAAATTTTACTGCAAGTACATATGTAGCCTGGGATACATTAGGTTGGGATACTGCGGCATGGGAAGGTAATTCATACGTTCCAGTCACACCGGACTATATTACTATCTCACGCAATAGTATTGACAAAAATGCCTGGTCACGTAGTAACCGTTGGTTCCATATTGATGTTATCAATGCAACTGCGACATATAATAATAATCCTAATCTAGTTACGTTATATGCAACCTCAGCATATAAAGCAAAAAGACCAATTATAGAGTTTTATCCTAACATAAAATTGTTTAATTCTGGTTCAGAAGGTAAAGATCCTGTAGATTTTATAGATACTAGAACAACTGACGCCTTTTCGCTTGTTGCAGGTCAAGAGAATTATTATCCTGATGTTGAAGTGTATACTGCATACACTGGTATTATCACAAGCACTGATTATACACCAATCCGTGCCTTTAGCGGTGCAGCCGATGCCACAAACATCATCACCACTGTAACTGGTACGACTGGATTCAGAGTTGATGACCTAATTATTTTTGACGGTGTTACTCCAAGCTTGGGCATAGTGAATGGTTCTACATATTTTGTAGCAGAGATTGTGTCTGGTACTGAGTTTAAAATATCTAGTATTAAAGGCGGCGATGTTGTAGATTTCAGTAATATATCTTCAGGCGGAACATTTGCTTGGACACCGCAGAGTACTACTTTAACCATTGACGCAGATGATGTAACTGGTACAATGACTGTTGGTCAATATATCACTGATTCTACTAACCAATTGCCTAGAAATACTCAAATACTTTCTATCACTGGTAGTACTACATTAACCATTGAAGTAGGTTGGGATGAAGGGTCTTCGGGTTATATTCCAACAACAACCGAATCATCTTTTGTTAGTACTGATACAACTAATGACAATTATTCATTGTTTGAAGGTGCAAGAGTTATTTTCACTCAGGATACTGACACTAGCGTAAAAAATAAAATTTATGTAGCTAGATTTTCTATTATAGCCGAGTCATCTATTCCAGTTATAACATTAACTGAAGTAGATAACGGTAATGTTCATCCCGATCAACAAACAGTTGCATTGCGTGGATATTTTAATCAAGGTAAAGAATTTTGGTATGATGGTTTAGAATGGATAGATGGTCAACAAAAAACTACACTAAATCAGCCTCCGTTATTTGACATTTATGATAGTAATGGTATAAGTTTTGGTGACCCGACTATTTACTTAGGTACATCATTTATCGGTTGCAAGTTATTTGCATATGGTATAGGTGCCGGAATAGATGACACTGTATTGGGATTTCCTATTAAGTATAGTGCGATAGATAACGTTGGCGATATCAGTTTTGATGTTTCTTTAAACGCAGACACCTTCGATTATGTAAGTGGAACTAATCCTATTACGCAAAAAATAAATACTGGTTATGTGTATCAGTATAATAACAGAATAGAATATGAGCGTCAACTAGGATGGCAGACTGCTGTATCACCTAGTGTTCAATATCAAATTTTTGAATTTAACTATGATCCATTAAATCCTACAACTTCATATGTATGCGATATTGCAAAGTCTAGTGCTGATAGTACTAACTGGCCTACAATTGAAGTATACATTAACAATACCATTGTATCTCATGGGGAATACACTGTGACTGTAGGACCTGATACTACAACAGTAGTGCTCAATGAAAATCCTATACTTGAAACAGTAATTCAAATATTGTTGTTGAGTGACCAAGTAAGCAATACTGCCTACTATTCTATACCGAATAATTTAAATAACAATCCATTGAATGCTGATATTGTAGTTGCCAACATAGGTGATATTCGTGGGCAATATCAAAGCAGTTTCTACAATAACCCTAATTCAACAGGTAAAGTTTTTGGCCCAAATAACTATAGAGATTTGGGTAACATGGTTCCGTGGGGAGATAAGATTATACAAAACAGTGCAAGCTTAGTATTGCCTGGTGCATTCTTGCGTAAGCAGGAACATAATTTATTCAATGCACTGATGTTCAATAGTAAAGAATATGTTAAGTTTAAAAATTTATTAGCATATACTGTGAATAATAGTGATTATGTTCAACGATATGATCCTGCCACAATGTTAGATGATGCGTTAGATCAAATAACCTCGTCAAAAACTGATAATCAATCATTCTTTTGGTCTGATATGTTACCTAGTAAGGCAGCATATGTGTCCAATACATACTCATTTGCAAATAGCTTAGATGTAAGTATATACCCATTGTCTAGAGTTTACGATTACACTACTGCAAATTACTATGGTGTATTGGTATATTTGATTCGCACTCAATCAGGTATTACAACAACTCAACAGTTGATTAAAGGTCAAGACTATACTATAAGTGCAACTGCTCCGTCATTAACTGTAAGTTTAGACTTACAACCTGGTGATGTAATAACAATTAAAGAATACAATCAAACATACGGTTCTTATGTTCCTAATACTCCTACTAAATTGGGATTGTATCCAGCATATCTTCCTGAAGTAATTTTAGATAGCAATTACACTAATCCTACATATTTCATCAGGGGGCATGATGGATCATATACTAAATTGTATGGAGAATACGATACTACTACCGAACTGTTATCTGATTTTAGAGACCAAGTTTCATTAGAATTTGAATTACGTGTTTATAACAACTTAAAAATTAGCTCAGTAATTCCTATTAAGGAATATGAAATTTTGCCCGGATTCTTTAGAGATATCGATTATTCGTATCCTGAGTGGTTAGAGATATACAGTAATGGATTCTTAAATTGGGTTGGTCAAAATCGTTTAAATTATAAAACTCAGTTCTACAATGCTGGTAACAATTATACATACAACTATTTCCAAAGCGGTAATGCAATTAACAAGGCTGTAATTACTCAAGGCTATTGGAGAGGTATATATCAGTATTTCTATGATACTACGACACCAAACACTACGCCGTGGGAAATGTTGGGCTTCACTGAAATGCCTACATGGTGGACAAATAGATATGGTCCTGCTCCATACACAAGTGATAACTTAGTTTTATGGAGTGATTTAGCAGAAGGCATAGATTGGAACAACGGTAACCCAGTTGTAATTCCTGAAGCCGTACGTGACGGATTGTTAGAAATAATTCCGGTTGACAGTGCTGGTAATTTGCTTCCTCCTATCGACACTGTAGTTGGTAGTTACAATCAAAAATTATTCCAACGTGATTGGAAAGTAGGAGACGGTGCACCAGTTGAGTTTAGCTATAGACGCAGTAGCACTTACCCATTCGATTTAATGAGAACATTGGCTCTAACTAAGCCAGCAGAATTCTTTAACTTAGGGGTCGATATAGACCACTACAAATACAATGCAGAATTTAACCAATACTTAGTAAACAATCGTAGCCACTTGAGAATGAGTGACATTGATGTGTACGGCACCGGCACCCCTGTAACTAGCTATGTTAACTGGGTTGTTGATTATGAAAAACAAATAGGAATTGATGCAACTACTAATATAACTGAAATGTTAAACAACATGGATGTTCGTTTGGTATACAGATTAGCGGGATTTAGCGACAAAACTTTATTAAAGTTTTTTGTTGAAAAGAGTACACCCAATAGTGCAAATGCTAGTTTGTTAATTCCTGATGAGAGTTACAGCGTGTTATTGTATGATAACCAACCGTTTAACAGAATCATTTATTCAGGTGTAATTATACAAACGGCATCTTCAGGTGGATTCACAGTATATGGCAATTCACAAACATATGCGTACTTTAAAACATTAAAGCCAAAATTTGGCGGCAAGTATGAAACCATAGATGTAGAAGACTTGTCAATAAGAGTGACTCCGGATCATTTTGACAAAGAACAAATAGTACCATATAACACTGCATTCTATACAGCACAGGAAGTTGCGCAGTTCTTAGCAGACTACGGTGCATACTTAACTAGTTTAGGTATGAAGTTCGATGACATGGAAAATGAAATCGAAATAAATTGGGCTCAAATGATTGCTGAGTTCTTATACTGGGCTCAGACTGGGTGGTCAGCCGGCAGCATCGTTACATTAAACCCTTCTGCTAAAAAATTAATGATTGACAAAGATAGTAATATCGTACAACCATTAACATTGCAACAGTCAAACTTTATATTGAATCAGAATTTATATCCTATTCAATTGAATGACATGTCAGTCGTTCGTCAAGGTACTGCATTCAGTGTAGCGGCGTTAAATGCAGGTGATGTGTTATCATATGGTCAATTCAATCTAAGTAATTTTGAACATGGTATTGTGTTTGATAACGTAACATTGTTCGGTGACATTATCTATAATTTAACTACAGGATTACGTCAAAACCGTATTGCATTACGAGGTACAAAGAGTGCTGATTGGAATGGTACAGTCAATGCTAGTGGATTCATTTACAATCAAGATAATATCAAAGAATGGAATCGAACTGCAAAATATACTAAGGGTGAAATCGTTAAGTATAAGAACAAATATTGGGTAGCTACTAAGGTTATCCAAGCCAGTGAACTCTTTAAAGAAGCTGATTGGAAACGCACTGATTATGATGAAGTACAAAAAGGATTGTTACCTAACTCAAGCACACGTAGTTATGAAAGTTCGTTGTACTACGATATCGATCAAGCTAACTTGGAAAAAGATGCTGACTTACTAAGCTTCAGTCTGATTGGATACCGTCCGCGTGATTATATGGCTCTTGCAGACTTGACAGACATTACGCAAGTCAACGTATACAAGAACATGATTAAGAACAAAGGTACATTGAACGCAGCTAGTGCATTCAAAGGCGCCACTTTGCCTCAAGGCGGCATTGATTATGAAATTTTTGAAAATTGGGCTATAAAGGCCGGAGAGTTTGGCGGTGTACTAAACAACAATTTTGTAGAATTTAGAGTTAACGAAAAATCAATGACAGGAAATCCTGCAATAGTAGGGTTGACTCAGGGAATTTACAATCAAGGTGTACAACAAGAAGTCCCGTTATACTCATTGTTCAACTACGGTAGAACCATTACAAACGTTAATGTTTTGCCTACAACTACAGAAACTATCAGTACATTGTATCCTGATGCAGGATATGTAAATTACAATGACATTAAAATGTCTGCTTTCTTCTATTCTCAATTGGGAGTAGCAGTAGATAAAAATGGTTCTATCGTACCTATTCAAGACTTTTTTGTACGTGATTACGTATGGTTAGCCAACTACTTAGAGCAATGGCAAGTTTACACACCTGTGTCAATGGGTCAAGTAACTACTGTAAAAAATAACTTAAATGAAACAATTACTGTAACATTTAACAAACCTCATAATCTAACACAATATCAACCATTTGCTATTGTGAATTTTGATCCTGCGATTGATGGCTATTATCTAGCAACGATTGTGATTGATCAAAACAGAGTGTTGGTAAACAAAGTTTTAGACACTAGCATCAAGACCATTAATGGTCAAGGTGTTGCTATGAAGTTTACTTCTCAACGTGTTGCAACTCCTGCAGAAATTGCAAACTTACCATTAACAGAAGCAGAATTTAGAAAGAATACAGTATGGGTAGATACTGATGCTTCTGGATCATGGGGCGTATACAGAAAAAATATAAACTATACATTAGAAAATCAAGTAACTAAAGCATCTTCTCAATCATTGGGAAGTGCAGTTGCGATAAGTAGCCAATTAGGTTATGTGATCAGCGATGCAGATTTGGGTCAAGTGTATCGTTACACCTTCAACGATTTGAATAATGCATATGAACTTGTACAAACTTTAGTTGGTAACCCTACATTTGGTAGTACTATTAGTTACGCGGGTGATCTATATGCAATTGCGGAAACAACAGGTGCGGCTAGTAGTGTTAAATTGTATCAGTTGCAAAGTACAACAACATCAGATGATTTGGTATTAGTACAAACTATACCTTATGCTGCCGCGCTCGATGATCTTTGGGGAACAGCAATATCAATATCAAAAAATCAAAATTGGATTTATATATCTGATATTGATAACAACACGGTACATGTGTATCAACGTTCAAATATTGTTACTACAGCGGGGAACTTTGAATCGACAGAAACATATATAATCAATTCAATCGGTACTACTGACTTTACTAGTATTGGAGCAACATCTAACGATGTAGGCACGGTATTTATTGCAACAGGGGTAGGCACAGGCACCGGAGTAGCCACAAAGATTACATTCAATGCAGTTACTACAATAGATGGTGATGCATTGGGATTGACTAACTCCGGTGATAAATTTGGATATTCAATCGCTACAGAATATGATAGCAATAAAATAATTATAGGAACTCCCTACAAAGATGAAGGGTCTGTTGACAAATGGGGTCGCACCTATGTCTTTCAGCGTCTGTCTCAAAACCTAGAAATTCAATACAACACTGTATCTCCAAACACGCAAACATTGCAACTAGCTTGGACACCTTCTTCTACTGAATTCACAGTCACTGATACTAATGCTACAACAGATAGGATAACATTATCAACATTGCCTAATCCGGCTACTGACGTTGATAAGCCTATCATGTTTATTGGTTCTGGTTTTACTGGAACTGAAATAACTACATCAAAGGTATACTACATCGCTACGGTTTCGGGGTATGATATAACTATCAAGGAATCAAGAGAAAGTGCAACTGTTGTTCCTCTTGCAACAGTTGCCGGCATGACAAATGCTAAAGCATACTTACAAGACGATACATTGTTTGTATCTAACAACGGAACATTGATACAAGACAGTAATTATGCAGTAATCAGTGATACGTTAGTGTATACTGCTTCATTGAATGCAGGTGATATAATTGACGTAAATGGTCATGAGATAACGTTGTTACAAAACATTGCGCCTGCAGAAGCTCCTCAAACCGGCGCCCAGTTTGGTACAAGTGTAACAACCAATAATACTGCAAGCGAGATATTAATTGGAGCACCGTTCCAATTAAGTACACAAACTTCAGAGGGTGTAGTATATCGTTACACAGATCCAGGCGCCGCTTATGGTATGTATGTGGGTACAACTGACTGTAATGTCACTACAACTAGAAAAATATTATTAAATGGATTCTTAACCTACATACCTGTAGGTAACGCAACCGTAGTAGCGAATGCTATAAATTCATCTAACATAACTAATGTTGCCGCAACAGCAATTAACGGAAAATTAGTTATATTATTAGTGGATAATAGTCTAGCTCCTATCAACGAAAAATTATGTTTAAGCATAACTGATACTACTACATTATCTGAATTGGGAATTACTGTATTTGACATGACTCAAGAAATTGTATGTCCACATAATATCGGCCCAACACAATTTGGTACAGTAGTTAAGTTTAATGAGTATGGTAGTTTTGTTGCTAGTGCCCCAGTTGGTACTAGATACTCTGCTACTACCTTTGACTTTGTTGATGACGAAAATCAAGACAATGATACGTTGTTTGATAACAATACTACATCTTGGATAGACGAATCACCAAATTTTGGTGCAGTGTACATGTTCGACTACATCTCACAGTACAATGAAAGTTTATTAAATCTAGGTAAATTCGTATATGCGCAAAGTGTTAACTCACCAAACTTAGCATATACACCGTTTAATACTTACGACCAAGCAACTGATGTAACTACAAGTAATCAACCACTGTATGGCACTGCGTTAGACTTTAATAATTACGGAGTAATTGTAGGTACTCCCGGTGATGTAGGTTCTACAACCGGATCCGAGTACGCCGGCTCTGCAACAGTTTATAACAACAGTACTGGTGTAAAAGATTGGGCTCTGTATAGATACTCTGCTCCAATCGTAGACATTAACAAGATTTTTAATATTCAGTTGTTCAGCGCAGAATCGAATGAGACATTGATTAATATGGATTACATTGATCCATTGCAAGGAAAAATATTAGGAGCAGCAAGAGAAAATATTGACATTATTTCTAACGTTGATCCTGCAAATTACAACAACGGCGATACCGTTACAGGCGGCCTAGTATGGGGAGCAGATCATGTTGGTAAAGTTTGGTTAAACACTAAGAATCTTCGTTTTGTAAACTATCATCAAAACAATGACGTTTCTTATAACAGTCAATATTGGGGTACATTGTTTCCTGGTAGTGACGTATCAGTTTGTAGTTGGGTAGCAAGTAATGTACTACCTGGCGAATACAGAGGGCCAGGAATACCTGTTGATGTAACTTCATTCTCTATTCAATATGTAATAGACGCAGCCGGCGCACTTGCTCCTGTCTATTATTTCTGGGCTAGAAATACAAATACTATATTCTCAAACAATGGTAAGACATTAGCAGATTCTATCATTGCATCTTATATTGAAAATCCAAAAGCATCTGGTATAAGTTATTTTAGTCCTATTCTTCCTAGTGTTTACGGATTGTATAACTCTGGTGATTATATCAATGCCAATGATAGTGTATTACACATTGGATTTGCTACAGGTAACAACGATGACGTATCGCATGAACAATTTAATTTAATTCGTTCAGGATTCCCTAGTGATTTCTTACCTGGAGTTCCAAATACAACTAATGAAATACCTGATAGCTTGTATGATCGTTTATTAGACAGCTTATGCGGTGTTGATGAAACAGGTGCAATTGTTCCTAATCCATATTTGCCAAAAGCAGTTCAAACGGGTATACTAGCAAGACCTCGACAGAGTTTTTTCCTAGATCGTTTTACTGCATTAAAAAATTATCTACAGTATGCAAATTCTATATTAACTCAGTTCCCCATAACTGAAATCAGACAATCTTCATTCTTGACATCATCAGGTGAGTTCTATGATACTAGAGACTATTGGGAATTTATTAATTGGTGGGCAACAGGTTATGATGACAACATAAAATCTGCATTACAGGTTCCTATCTATGCAGATTTATCTACACTGTCAGTCATCCCTGGCACTATAGTAACTGTATCTACTAACATGAGTGGTAAAGCAGAAACTTACATATTCGAGTTAACCGGTAATTGGAGACGTATTGGTTTAGAAAACGGCACAATACGCTTTAAATCATCATTATGGGATTATGAATCAGTTCGTTTAGGTTACGGTGATAACTTCTTTGACACTGATACTTATGATGTTTATCCTAGTGAAGAAACACGCAAAATTGTTCGTGCATTGAACGAACAAATATATACGGATGACCTATTGGTATACAGAAACCGTAGTTTGATTTTGTTGTTTGAATACATTCAAAGTGAAACCACAGAAAGTCAAAATTACTTACCATGGCTAAACAAAACATCATTCATTGATGTTGCACATACTATACGTGAACTACGACCAATCGAAGTATTCCAAACGGATAATCAAGATTTCTTGTCAGGGTACATGAATGAAATAAAACCATATCATGTGGTTATCAAAGAATTCTTATTTAAGTATACTGGTAGCGAAGTGTATAGTGGAAATATTACTGATTTTGATTTGCCTGCAAAATATGACAAATCTCAAGCACAGTTTATAACACCTCAATTAGTTTATAATAGCGGTAACGGAGTAAATCAATTTACTCCTGACAATCCTATATGGGAAGAACAAGAATACTCACAGTGGTTTGAAAACCATGGGTTGTCTATAACAGGTGAACTTGATGCACACATAACAACATTAGCGTCATATATTTCATTGAATACTAAATCTTTTGCAGTTGATAATGCTCAAGGTTTACCTATCAATGGTATTTTAAAAATGGGAACCGAACAAATTGGATACTCATCAGTGGATCGTGCGTTAAATGTATTGGCTGGGTTAACTCGCGGAGTTAACGGAACCCCAATTACAGAACATATTCCTGGTGAAAACATATTTATGGATCTTCCTGCTGTGCTATTACTTGATGGCGGCAGAGGATATATCGAACCTCCTAAGGTTACTGCATATATTGATCCAGTGTTGTATCCGGCACCAACAAAACCTGCGGTGTTGAATGCAGTAATGAATTTAGATAGTGTATTGCGTGTGGACGTTGTTGATCCTGGCCAAGGATATACAGTACTACCAAAAATAATCATTGACTCATCTATTGTTGTTCCATTCTCAAGTACGGATGTAAACACATTCTCTAGCACTATTCAAATTTATGCTCCGTTATTGCAAACAGGAGACCTAATTCAATACAAAGTAGGAACTAACAGTACACCAATTGGTGGATTAGAAAACGATCAATGGTATTATATCAATGTATTAGAAACTGTACCTTCAGTTGTTTTGGGATTTTATGATAACTATGCTGATTGTATTAATGATCACGATAGACTCCCGTTATTCAGTACAGGAACAGGTGCAAATCACACAGTTAATCTAGGTGCAAAGGCAAGTGCAATTTCTAGTTCATTACCTATAAGGCAAAATGATATTGTATTAAGGTTTGATAGAACTGCGTATACATCAAAAGTCATTGAATGGGTAACCGGTAGATACTATGGTGCTTTCTTCGCCGGCACATATTCTAATAGCGAATCAATAGCAAGCTCATCAATTACTTTACAAAGTACTCAGCCACCAATAGCTGATATATTGGCTAGTGCTCAAGGTGTAGCATTTGAAATAACTGATTTGAGAAACGAGAGAACAGTAACGTATAGTTCTTTTATTCGTAATGTGCATAGCACATATGCGTCAAATGATGTTGTTAGATTAACTCTACAAGACGATGGTTCTGGTAATCCAAACGCATCTGGTGGTACTAATGGATTCTATATAGGAATGCCTGTAACATTTATCGGTGACATTGGATCTAGTGGTATTGTTAATGAACAAGTTTACTATGTCAATAGTATTGTAAATCAAACTGATTTTACTTTGTCAATAAACAGTACAGGTAGCCCTTTATTACCATTGACTAATTGGACAGTAGGCCCGGCTGGACTAGAATGTTTTGTAGGAGAAGTTACCGATATTGCAGTTATTACTGTAAATTATCCTGGAATACTTGATGTTACATCAACCTTAGCAGTTACTAACAACATAACAGTACCGTTAAATGTTACAGGTACTGGTGGCACCGCTGGCTTCTACATTGATTTGCCTATCTTCTTTACAGGTACTGACCCAACTAAGATACAAAACGGAGTGTTTGGTGGAATCATAGAAAATGAAGTTTATTATGTAACTACCGTAGTAGACAATCAAACATTTACTATGTCTGAAACACAGAATCCGCAGACGTTTAATGTAACTGCAACTGTTGCGTCTAATGACACTGTACTGATTGACGGTGATACTAATAAACTTATTGTCAATGAGCCTATAATTTTTAACACCATGATACTTGCAGGAGTTGAAAGTGCTACATTTGGTGGCCTAGTTTCAGGAACAACTTACTATGTTTCTTCTATTGTTAGCCCTAGTGCATTCCAAATATCAGCTACTGTTAACGGTGCTGTGTTACCGTTGTCTGATGTTTCGCCGGCAAGCAACACTTCAGCGTTGGTAACTAGTCAGAAAAATACTGTTACATTGACTACCGCTACAGGAAACAGTATGGTAGTTAACGTTAGCTTACCGGTAAGTCCAGGACAAGTTAATGGTCAGTTGTTCACACTATACGAAACTTCTGGTCAATATCCTGGGTTAGATGGAACAAATGGAAATCTAATTACTAGAGGTGTTGCGGCATTGATAGGTGAGCGCACTTCAGGAATTGACGGATTACCGGTTGATGTTAACTCAATTGTAATGACTAACTATAACGCAGGTGACACTGTTGCAAGAGGGTTGACTAACATATATGTTAATATGCCTATAGAAATCTCAGAAGACCTATTCTTTACAAATGTGCTTGTTCCTGGAACAACTTATTATGTAGTAGACAAAGGCACTATTGAAATTGAAGTGACAAACACATCATCTTCAACTAATGAATTGACTTGTGATACTACTGAGATGTTATTTGCTGATATGCCAATCACATTCTCTGGATCAGGCATTGGTGGTGCAGAAATTGATGTTGAATATTGGATTAAAGAAATAGTAAGTGACACTAGATTCACAATCACTAACACGCCCGGTGGTTTAGAACTAACATTATCTACTGCTAGCGGATTGATGACCGGTACTGGATTACCGTATATCAAAGTCGCAGGCAACCTCGGCGACCCTGCTGAGTATCCAGGTGACTCCCAACAAAGTGCATCAATCACAGCCGCAAACCCTGCGGTTATTACAGTCGCTAATGCTCCTGAAAATGGAACTACAGTAATCTTTAGAAACGGTACTGTACCTTCAGGCATGTCTTTGGGAACGAGATATTATGTCCGTAATGCTAATAGCACTACGTTCAATGTTTCGTTAACCGCTAGCGGTGCGTTAATAAACACTTCTTCTGGTTCACTATCAACTTCTACCATGGTCATCACTACTGAAACTACAGTAGATCAAACGCCGCTAACAGTAGCTGAATTTGATGTAAGTTATATTTTAGGTGGATATAGAGTATTAATTAGCAATTTGGGTACAGGATATGCAGTAGATAACACAATTGTTATTCCGGGAAATGAAATAGGTGGCACATCACCGTTGAACGACTTAACAGTAACTGTTAACTCTATTGGAACTAATGGTGAAATTACAAGCGTAATCTGTAACGGAACGGTAGCCGGTGATTCAAACCAATATTACTTAAAAGTAATTTCATCTACTGAGTTCGAATTATATCAGAATCAATTGATGACAGTTCCTGTAAGTGGTCTGTCATTGCCCTACGTTGGTATTACTGAAGCTACAGTTACTGCTGTAAGTTCAGCCAATGATAGATTGACAATTGGTGACACTAGTGTGTTTGATGTTAATGATGCAGTTGTGTTTACTGGATCTGTTCAGACAAACATAACAAATATTACTGAAGGTGAAACATATTATATCTATGATATTCCATCTAGTACACAGTTTAGAATTAGCACAGTACCCGGAGACGTTACTACTATTGTAAATATAGTGACCACAATTGGTGTTAACTTTACAATGGCTAAATCAGGTTCGTTTGCATTGTTACCAGAGCCATTCATCTTCAATCAAAGTATTGTCAAATATAACAACCGAGTATATGTTTGTGTGATATCTAACAACGACACTGAGTTTGTATTCGGTAAGTGGGAATTATTAACTAGTGGCGACAGAAGATTAAATGCAATGGATCGTGTATTTGGTTACTATCAACCAACTGATAACATGCCAGGCAAAGATTTGTCTCAATTGTTTGAAGGAGTAATATATCCAAACAGTACTTATTTGGGTAATGCGTTTGCGCCCGATGATCAGTATCCAATCGACACCATATTACAAGATCAAGCGTTCTATCCTGCTGATGTAGATATACATGCTGTTGTTTGGGATGGTGTGCGTTATTTGGCAGCAGCCGACATGACTGATTATTCTAGTGTAATATCAAGTCTAACCGGAGACGAATGGTCAATTCAAAAGTTAGCAAATAGTCCGATAAACACTACTGATATGATTTATGCAGGTGGTTATTATATAATGACTACCAACAATCCAGCAACCCCTGTGTTTAGAAGTATAGATGGTATAACATGGACTACTAATGGCTACTATACCCCGTATGGTTCTGTTCCGTATGATACTACAACCTATGATTTTACTGCACTGAGCATATCTTCATTGAATTTAAATTCAGTTGGATACAGAGATAACTTATGGGTCGCTGTCGGAGAAGGAATTGTTTCTAGCGATGATACCTATATTTGGAGACAACGATTTACATTCAGTAACCCTACATTGACTAATATCCTATACGGTGTTAATGGAGTTAGCGTTCCAAACTACATTGGATTTATCGCTGTTGGTAAAGGTCAACAGTTAGATTATTCAACTGGCGTAGGAATTACGATTGATGTAAACATTGTTTTAACAAGCACTGACGGAATTAACTGGAATCAAATTCCTGCATTAAGTTCTAAGGGCTTCTACGGTGTTACACACAACAGTTCAAAAATTGTAGCTGTGGGTGAAGATGGAGTAATATACATATCTGATAACGGTGCAAATTGGTTAGGTGTAAATGAAGTTACAGTGATTAGTGCAAACGACTCATCTAACGAATTGAACGTAACTAGCACCGCTGGATTTATAGTTGGAGATCAAGTTAAATTCTCAGAGTCATTCAACGTCTTTGTCGCAGGAACAACATATTATGTAGTTAATATAATATCGCTCACTCAGTTACAAGTAAGTGCTACTCCTGGTGGATTACCAGTAACATTGAACGTGTTTGATCCTAGTGAGACAACATATATGTTTGCACCAAGAACAACATCATTGGTTGATGTGTATTATGCAAACAATAGATATGTTGCTGTCGGTGATGCGGGGCTCATTAAAGTATCGATTGACGGTTATTCTTGGGCCCAGCATAGTTCCGGAACTTCAGAGAATTTAAATGGAATTACCTATAACTCTACAAGCGGAGAATGGATAGCAGTTGGTGATAATAACACTATTTTAATTAGTTCTGATAATGGTGTCACTTGGACTAGCTCATCAGTATTTGCAATACAACCTACGATCTATGATGTACAGGGTGCAGAATTTACATATGGTTATGGACCAGAAGAATTAGTTCCTGGTGTCGTTACTGATAACATTACGATGACAGTTGCGACTCGCCCTGGCACTAATTGGGATGAAACAATTTATGCTCACGTTGGTTATAACGTTGTTAGCATAGAGTACACTCCTACTTCAGGAACACAGACATTATATAGTTTTGATATAGGTAATTTGTACAACGTTCAGACTCCTGCTCAAATTGCAGTTTACATTATTGACGGAACTACAGGACTAAGCACTGCAATATATGAAACATTAAATTATACAATCAATTGGATTGATTATACGATCACCTTAAATACTCCTCTTACTTTCTCACCCGTAGCAAACAACCTACGTGTAGATGTGTATGAAGTGGGTAATGGAAATCAGTTAGTTAAGTCTAGTACAAAATCTGATCCTATAAGAATTAATTCTTCAACTGGATGGAATGAAATTTACGTAAATTGTAATTATTCTGGACAAATATACGATGGTTCAGGTATCATAAGACCAGATACTCAACCAGTTGATGTTATTGCTACTATGACTGATAGCACAAATAACTCAATACTATGTGCAAGCGTAGAAGATTTTGTATTAAACAGTCCAATAACCTTTCAAGGTAGTGTGTTTGGTGGTATTGCAGAAGACACTACATACTATGTAAAAACTATTAGTTATGTAACCAATAGAATTACAATCTCAACTACAATAAATGTTAGTACTGGTACTGCAGGATCAACATTAGCGTTGACTGATGGTACTGGTTCTATGAATGTTGTTATTAGAGTTGGATACGGAGCAGTGTGGACTAGCCCTATTATCTATCACAACGGTAGTAAATTATTAATAGGAACAACTAGTACAATTACTAGAACAAAAGCTAGTAACAATGCAATAACAACAAACACTACTAGTGGTATGGTAATAGGGGAAAGAATAGTGTTTAGTGACACTATGTTTGGTGGAGTATTGTTGCCACAAACAACTTACTACATCAAATCTATCGTTGATCCTAACGAATTTACAGTATCTGCGACACTCGGCGGCCCAGTTATAGCATTAACAAACGCCACCGGGGGTGCAGAGTTTATATCTAACGACTATGCTTTTGGTATTGCAGATAACGGTATTAGTGCGTCAATTATCTTCTCAACAGGAGATTATGATGACAATGTTGATTACATTAGCTATACTTTATTTGGAGAAACTACTCCTACTCAGTATGGTTACACTATACCTGAAGTTCAAGTAATAAGTGCTACCGGAGCAACAGGTCCGTTCTCATTAGATAATTTTGTTGGTGATAATAATCCTGATAATGCAATTGTAGAAGTAAATGGATTACGACTATTAAACACTACTGCGTATACTATAGATAGTAACAATAACGAAATCACATTTGTATCTGCGCCTACGTTAGGTAGTACTATTGCCGTAACGACATTTAATAATACTGACCGTCAGTATTTAAATACTCAGTATAACATAACTGGTGTAACAGTTGCTAACATCGTTGACGTTAACAATACCATAACACCGGTTGCCGCTATCACTAATTGTACAGCTTCAAATGGTACAACAGAGGTAATAACTTGCGTTTCAACTACCGGATTTGTTCCAGGACAAACTATTCAGTTTAAAGGAGCAACTAGTTTTGGCGACATTGCGATTGATGGTACTGTATATTATGTTCGTGCTGTTCTTTCTTCAACTACGTTCACTATTCAAAATGAAAGTGGAACGATAATTAACCTATCTACTGGTACTGGATTAGTAATTGCATACGTTGGAGGACAATCAGCAGTACGAGTTACAACTGGAATTGCTCACGGCTTAACGTCCGGTGATGTAGTAAGAATCGACGGTACATTAGGATCTGTTCAATTAAATAACAATACCTATTATGTACATGTTATAAATTCTACTCAAGTAGACTTATACATCGACACACCTTACAATCCAGGATTGTCTGCGATTAACAACCCTGTTACTGCTATATCATCATATGTAAGTGGTGGTTATATTTGGGAATCAACTGCTTATATTATACAAAATCTTGAGGTCACGGATACTACTAATGACCCAGTATTGGGTAACTACTTAACCGTAGCTAGTACGGAAACGTTAATCATTGGAACTCCTATCGTGTTCACCGGAGCTGTATTTGGAGGGGTGTCGGCAAACACTACGTATTATGTTAAATCAATAGTCAGTGTTACTGAGTTTTCTATTACTGCGACTAGAGACGGTAGTGAAGTTATATTATCTACTGTATCCGGATCAATGTATGTAACTCAATGGGAACAAGACAATGTTGATAGATTATGGGTAACAGTCAATGGATACCGTGTACCTTCAACAAGATTGCGTTTAAATGCAAATAATGAAGTTAGTATATTAGCATCAATTACAACTTTGGATAGCGTGACCATTACAAGCATGATGCCAAGTGCTACTCCAAACGAAGAAGTATTCTTAATCAACGTCAATCAAATTGGAACCAATGTTGCGTATCGTGCAAACACACAGACTAGAACTTGGTTAGTTGAACCGTTGAGCAATACCGACACAGTGATGTATGTTGATGATGTAACTAGATTAACAGATTTAGTTACTCAAAATGAGATAGTTCCTGCAGCAGTTGATGGGTATTTCTACATAGGTCTAGAAGCCGACAAGAGAATTATATCTAATGTCAGTGTTGTAAACAATACCATAGGACAAACTATCGCTAGTGAAAACTATGAAATTGTAATAGTAAACTTGTCTCCTGTATTAAAAATAGCAGCCGGCGCATATATTTCTGTTGGAAATCAGGTAACTATAACTATCTTAGAAGGAAACTTGTTATATGTTAACGGCGAGCAAATTAAGTTTAGCTCAGTTGATTTAGCAAATAATACTATTTCTGGCCTACAACGAGGAACAAATGGCACCGGTGCTCAGTTCTTTATACCGTTGTACTCCGAAGTTTACGGATTGTTGTCTAATAATCAAATGTCCATTCAGGATTATCAGGAAGTTTGGAACTCTAACGTGTACAATACAGTTGAGGGCGACCCGTTACAGATATCTACAACTCCATCCGCAATATTCTTACGCGGTGATATAAATTGAAAGATAAATAAATCATGAACGAAAAACATTTACAGAGCCAGGAATCTACTCAAAAAAAGCCTGAAACTAAGCCTAATGAGCATGGGGGCTTTTACTTTTCCTCGCATTTAAAGATTTTCGATCCAAACACAAAACAAGTTTTAGTACAAAAAAGAGGCGATAACTGATGTCAGTAATTACTTTATCATATAAAATTGAAGGTTTTCTAAAGGTCTACGACCCCAATAACGGGGAAGTTTTTGTGGACAAGAAGAATGCCATCAACTACGAAAATATGTCGGAAGCAATTGCTGACACATTAAGCAGCCGCGGGTACGGAGAAATCTACGAAATGGCTTTTGGTAACGGTGGGGCAAGCGTTGATGAAACCGGAGTTATCACCTATTTACCTCCTAATACTACTGGTCAAAATGCAGCATTATATAACCAAACTTATACTAAAATTGTTGACGACACTAGTGTGTTTAACTTGGATCCTACACGTAATAAAATGACAGTATCACATACTACTGGTAAGGTGTATACTGATATTTTGGTTCAGTGTTTGCTAGATTATGGTGAACCTGCAGGACAAAACGCATTTGACAATAGTACTCAAACTGACGGGGAGTACGTTTTTGATGAACTTGGCTTATTGGCCAATTATGGCACAGATAACGACGGGAATGTTATAACTAGACTTTTAACTCATGTTATTTTTCACCCCGTACAAAAGTCTTTGAATAGACAAATTCAGATAGATTATACGGTTAGAATTCAAGCACTAACTAACTTGGTAACTATTTAAGATAAATAAGAAGAATATCGGAGTGATTTGAAATGGCATATACAATTGTTAAAAGTGATGGGACAGTTTTAACGACAGTACCGGATGGTACGATTAATACTACTAGTACATCTATCGGGCTTCCCGGCAGAAACTACGCCGGCTACGGCCAAACATTAGATACCAACTTTGTCCATCAACTAGAAAATTTTGCCGACACTACCCCTCCGGCAAATCCTATACGTGGTCAGTTATGGTACAATACAAATAATAGCACACTATATGTTTGTCCCACAGACGGTGAAGCAAACGCATTAGCTTGGCTAGCATTGACTTCAACCAGTTCAGGTGGTACTACAACATTTGGTGCAGTTACAGTAACTGGAAACGTTCAGGCTAATAATTTGGCTGCAACTAATAACGTTACCGGTAATGCTGGGTCATTTAACTATCTTACAGTATCAGCAAATGCTAATATTGCAGACGCAAACATCACTACTGCTAACATAGGAACGTTTAGAACTACTGTTATTACAACAGGTTCAAACATAACTGCAGGTTCTATTACTGGTACATGGACTTCAAACGGTGGATTATCTGGTAACTCTATCATTATAACTAATGGTAACTTGTTTATAGGTAATAGTGCAGGCGCAAACTTATATGGTGTTAGAACAGACAAGTATATGTATTCTAACGGTGATCCTATCAGTTTTGCAGGTACATATAGTAACAGTAATGTAGCAAGTTATTTACCAGTATACAACGGTGCCATTCTTTCTACAACAACTCAAGCAACTACATTAACAACCGGTGCAAATACGACTGCAGGTACTATTACTGGTAACTGGACGTTAAGTGCAGGATCAAGATTCAATGCAACATATGCTGACTTGGCTGAACGTTTTGCGGCTGATGCCGTGTATGATGCAGGTACTGTTGTTGAGTTAGGCGGCGAAGAAGAAATTACTGCTGTTCAGTACGAACTAAGTGAAGATGTATTTGGTGTTATTTCAGACACTGCGGCTTATTTGATGAATTCAGGTGCCGGCACTGATAAAACGCACCCACCGGTCGCAATGAGCGGCCGAGTTAAAGTAAAAGTTACTGGTATAGTTAAAAAGCATCAACGATTAGTAAGTGCAGGAAAAGGTATTGCAAGAGCTGCCGAAGAAGGTGAAGCAAACGCATTCAATACGATTGGAAGATCGTTAGAAAATAAGACTACATCTGGCGTTGGTACAGTTGAAGCTATTGTAATTATAAAATAAGGATAAAAGATGAGTTACGCACAATTTGGTTTAATTGAAGCCACAGACTTCAACAATCTTGTTGGTGGTAACCCTGTAACCTCAAGCGGTAAATTGAATACTGTTTGGGCAACCGGTGGCACAAACGCAGGATATGGACAGACTGCTGTTGCTAACGTTGCAGTAGGTACAGCGGTTGCGGCATCGAACTGGGCCTCTCTAGTAAACAGTACAGCAAACTCTGCGTCACATCAGGGGACAAGCATTACCAGCGTTACTGCACCTTCAGCAGGTGGAACAGTAACATATTTGTCTGCAATACCAACTAACCTAACTACAATTTATAACAGTCGCTTAAATGCCGCAGCCCAAGGAAGTACTACTTCAAACACTGCAACTAGAGCGACCACATGGAGTTCAGCAATTACATTCACCCATACTGCTACATTTGCTAACGGCGATGCGGCTAGATACTTTTTTAATGCAGGTGGACAATTAGCAATTACGTGTGCGCATCCTAGTGGAACAGGTATCAATTTGTTATTAAATAACTTAGCCAGTAACGTAGGGACCGTAGTATTAAGCAGTCCAACGTCAGGTGCTATCACAGTTGCCGGCACATCATATAATGGTATAACTAAAGTTGGTGGTGGTGGAAATGCCCCTACAATTAGTACCAACACTGGATATTATGCACTGACAGCATCAAACGTTACTGCTTTCACACAAACTGCATCAACCGGACCTAGTGGTTACCTAAGTACATTTATCCGTGTAATCGTTCAAAGTAACGGCACACAAGGTGCTAATGGTGATGCAGGATCCATAATTACAATTTATACTGTCTGGGATGAAGTTCCGGACGGCTTAACAGCGGCTGCTAACTCGGCTACTACGTTGACAGTTCGACCCCCTGCGATTACTAACATATCAAATACTTGGGGTGCAGTCACCCTTTCTGGTACAGTCTCTGGTACATAATTTTTAAGCAGGTGCTTGTGTCTATCTAAATACTCTTAGGAGTGATCTATGGACACAAAAACTTTAATTAGCGAAGCTAAAGCCCGATTTAGCCACAACGCTGCCAAATCATATCTAAAAGAAAAGTACGAAACACGATTAATCGTTGCAGAGCAAGGCGGCCTTTGGAGAGCAAACCTTCAAACAATCAATTTTTTAAATAATTCTCAATCTAATACGGTCATCTTAGTTGACAGTTTTGAAAATCCGGTTGAGGTAAATCGTACAGAACTTTTAGCTAAACTTAATGAAACTTACGAATCTATAATGCGTGAGTGGCTAAATGAATGGGCAGAGCTAGAGAAAAAACGATGAGTAGAGGCGCACTACTCTTTGCGTTTAACTCTCCCAAATACGATTACTACGCTATGGCGGAGTACACTGCAAAGAGAATCAATCATTTTTTAGGACTTCCGGTAACAATTGTTACTGATGAATCCAGCATACCAAATAATTCCAAATACAAGTTTGACAACACTATTGTTGTAGAACCGGACAAGAACAACATCCGAGACTATGTAGTTTGGATTAACAAAGGTCGATATCAAGCATATGACCTAAGTCCATATGATGAAACACTATTATTGGACACCGACTACGTAGTAAATAGTGACCGCTTACTAAGCACATTTGACATTTGTGATGATTTTTGTTGTCATGATACTACTTCATTTCTAATGCACCCAAAAGCACCTCAAGAAATATTAAGTGCGTATAGCTTTAAAACACTGTGGGCTACAGTCATAACATTTAAAAAAACTCAAAGAGCAAAACAAATCTTTGAATGCTTAGAAATGGTTCAAAAAAATTACGAGCATTACGCAAACATTCATAGTTTCATTGCCGGAGTATACCGCAATGATTACGCATTGACATTGGCCTTGCGTATTGCTAATGGGCATCTAAACATTAATTCAGACATTATTCCCTGGAATCTATTACACGTTGGTAAAAATACTTCAGTATACGCAGAAAGCACAGATGAATTCAATACAGAGTATACCGTAATGTTTGACAATTGGCAACGAGGTAAAATTCGTAAAGAATATATCAATATCAAAGATACAGACTTTCACGTAATGAATAAAGAAAACTTTTTGGAGTTAATTAAAAATGGATAAAGGTTTTGTAATCATTGCCCAGGATGGCGGCTCATTAGAGACATATCAGAAATGTGCCGATGCATTAGCTAAAAGCATCAAGCGTACTATGCCCGACGCTAAAGTATCCATTATTACTGACAATAAAATAAAAAACAAATCTTTGTATGATAAAGTTATACCCTTGCCCTACGGAGATCAAGCACCCAAAAGTTATTGGAAATTGAACAATGATTGGCAGGTGTATGATGCTAGTCCATATGAATACACTATAAAACTAGAAGCAGATATATATCTTCCCAGTTCAATAGACTATTGGTGGGATGCATTGAAGCATAGAGATTTAGTGATATCTACTAACATTAGAGACTTTAAACAGGAATTATCCCCGTCCAGAGTATACCGCAGATTCATTGATGATAACAAATTGCCTGATACTTACAACGCAATCACTTATTTTAAAAAGTCTGACACGGCAAAGAACTTTTTTGAAGTAGTTAGACACCTATTTGAAAACTGGGCTGAGTTCAGAGCTACATTAAAATGTAGTCCGTATGAAGAAGCTACTACTGATTGGGTATATGCTTTGGCAGCGCACATTGTAGGGGTCGAGAATTGTACACTACCTGATTTTAAAGAAATGAGTATGGTGCATATGAAAAGGTTAATAAATAACTTACCTACCGAAGACTGGACTGACGCACTAGTTTATGAAATATTGCCACATACATTGCGCATCAATTCATGTCCACAGCTTTACCCGTTTCACTATCATGTGAAGACGTTTTCTACTAAAATACTAAAAGCCTATGACTGAAACTACACAAGATGATGATATTCTAATTCTTTGGGAGGCTCCTGTAATACAGGCTCCTGAGTTTCGTTTGTATTATGACGAAGCTACCGGTAAAGTTATTTGCTACACATGCGAAAAACTTGAAGGTAAGTATCTAGTAATCGATGCTATTACGTATGCACAAGCAAGACCGGACCTTCGAATTATCGACGGGCGTATATCTACTGCTAGTAATCATGCAATTGTATCTAAGTTAATGCCACATCTTACCCAAGGTCAACTATGTGAAGCAGAGGACATCAGTATAGTAGTTTCATCAGAAGGCGACAACATTAATAGATGGAAACTAAACACATATGAGCTTAAATAATATAGTTGATGTAGCCGATTTGGACTGCATCTACCTAAGCTATGACGAGCCACAAAAAGAAGAATTTTGGCTAAAAATTAAAAACATGGTTCCTTGGGCAAAGCGGGTAGACGGAATCAAGGGTTCAGATGCGGCACACAAAGCTGCCGGCGCCGCATCAGACACTGAGCGGTTCATATTGATTGACGGGGACAATATGCCCGATGAATCATTCTTCAATATGCAACTAGACTTTACAGGCAGAGATCCATCATACACCAAAGCACAATTTCGTTGGAAGGCAGTTAATGCTATCAACGGATTGCGTTATGGTAATGGTGGCATGAGTTCTTGGACAAAGACTTATGTTGCTAACATGAAGACACATGAAAATCAAAAAGACGGAGATGCGGCTCGTATTGCTGACTTCTGTTTAGATAGCAAAGATAACTTGTATTGGGCAATGTATGATTGTTACAGCACAACATACCCCAATCATACTCCGTTTCAAGCTTGGAGAGCAGGCTTTAGAGAAGGAGTCAAGATGTGTCTTAACAAAGGTGAAGTTCCTTCAGTAGATGAGTTTAAAGAAACAGTTGCTAGTCGCAATTTGAACAACTTGACTATTTGGCAGAACGTAGGTGCGGATGTAGAGAACGGCATGTGGGCTATCTACGGTGCTAGACTCGGTACATACATGACTCTCTTAACTGATTGGGACGCACATAATGTTCAATGGTTTGACAATTACACGGTGTTATGGGAAGAACATATTAACCGAGATCCTGAACGTGAAGCAACATTGTTAGGCGCGGCATTACATGACAAGTTAGGTTTGCCAATGTGTACGCTAGGTAAAGAACAAAGTAAGTTCTTTAAGCGTCATTATCAAACAGACTATCATAATCAAGGCCCGTTAGTCACTGAGATGGAAGTTATTCGAAAAATTGAAGGATGGTAATGAGCGAAAGTCATGAACAAAAAAGAATCAAAGACATTAGGATCAAGATCGAAAACGAAACTGGTCCTACTTTTTGCCTTGCTAAATGGCATCATGTAACAATGTATTTGCAATCAGGAGAGACTCATAGTTGTTACCATCCTCAACCTCATAAGATTCCTTTAGAAGAATTATATGATAACCCTTCTGCATTACATAACACACAGCAGAAGAAAGAAGAACGTAAACTAATGCTTGATGGTGGTAAGCCCACTGGATGCCAGTATTGCTGGAACATTGAAGCTATGGGTCCTGATTACATCAGTGACCGTCACATTCGTAACGCAAGTATCTTTACCGAAGAACGATATGAACAAACCGCAAAGGGTCCGTGGAATCAAAACATCAACCCCGAGTACATCGAAATCAACTTTGGTAACGAATGTAACTTCAAGTGTGGCTACTGTCATCCTAAGTATAGTACAAGCTTCTACAAAGAGATTGAGCAGAATGGTCCTGTCACTAATGTGAAGAATCACCGTTGTGATATTGACTGGATGCGATTGTATCAACGTGAAGATGACAATCCATACGTTGATGCGTTTTGGGAGTGGTGGCCAGAGATGCGTAAGACATTGAATATCATGCGTGTAACTGGTGGCGAACCTACACTACATAAGAGCACATGGACATTGCTTGAAAAGATTGAAGAAGATCCTATGCCCTGGTTAGAGTTGAACATCAACAGCAACTTGGGTACTAAGCCTATTCTTATCGAGCGTTTATCAGACAAAGTTAAAAAACTTACAGGTGAAGGTAAGATTAAAAACTTTAAGTTGTTCACTAGTTTAGATACTTGGGGTGAACGTGCTGAATACATTCGTACTGGATTAGATTTAGAGTTGTGGGAAAAGAATTTTCACACGTATCTAACTCGCACAGACAGTCCGATCACATTCATGATTACATTCAATATCTTTAGTGTAACTACATTTAAAAGTTTCTTAGAGAAGTTTATTGAATGGCGCAAGATATATGGATGGTATGACGATCCTATAAACCCACAACATCGTGTGCGTTTTGATACACCTTATCTACGTGATCCTATTCAATACGATATGAACATTCTTCCTAAAGAAGAATTCATGCCTTACATGTACGAAGCACTGAAATACATGGAAGAAAATACTGACGATAAACGCAGTGATGCTTTTAGTAGCATTGAGTACGAAAAATTTAAGCGTGTAGTTGACTACATGGCCGAGACTGTTTATCCTGAAGAAAAGCTAATTGAAGGACGTAGAGATTTCTATAATTGGTTCAACGAATTAGATGAACGTAGAGAAGCAGATATGTTATCTGTATTTCCAGAAATGCTAAGTTTTTACAGACTATGCCAAGAGACAAATCAACTGAATCCATTTAAATGAACAAAGACTATTTACTAAACGACAGCAAAACATTTTGTATGTTTCCTTGGATTCATTTAAACGTGACTCCCAAAGGAGACATATATCCTTGCTGTTCAAACGACTATACAAAGCCCTTTGGTAACACTAAAGAAGTTACTTTACACAAAGCATTCAACAGCCCTAAGATGAAAGAACTTAGATTGGATATGTTGAATGAGCGTAAGAATGAAATCTGCAAGTTCTGTTATCAGCATGAAGAAGCAGGACCACACAGTTTCCGTAACTATAGCAAAGAACACTTTGGTAAGTATTATGACGAAGTTGTGCCCACTACCCAAGAAGATGGAACAGTAGACGAGTTTAAGATGCGTTACTTTGATATCAGATTCAGTAACATTTGTAACTTCAAATGTCGTACATGTGGTTCAGAGTTTTCTAGTCAGTGGGGCCTAGAGATGAACAAGAATTACGATAAGGATCACCCGATTGTTATTCACGTAGACGATGGTAAGGGTAAAGTACTAGAAGAAGTATTGGATCAAGTAGAACACATAGACCTAGCATACTTTGCGGGTGGAGAGCCCTTGATTACCGAAGAACATTATGTTATACTAGAAGAAATGATTCGTAAAGGCCGCACTGATGTAGTATTAAGATATAACACCAATGCTAGTAATATCAAGTACAAGAACCATGATGTACTTGATCTTTGGAAACACTTTAAGAAGGTTGAGTTGAGTTGTTCAATTGACCATTACGGCGAACGTGCTGAATTACTACGTTCAGGTACTGATTGGGGTAAAGTAGAAAGCAATCTATTAACCTTTAGAGATTTGGACTATGTTAGTTTTCAAATGAATACTGTATTTTCTATTTTTAATTACTTGACGATTGGTGAGTTCTATCAATACTTGAAAGATAAGAATATTATCCGTAGAGAAGATTGGTATCATAGTTTATATCTTGCAGTTCATCCTATGTATTACAGTGCAAAAAGTTTACCAAAATCATTGAAGCCATTAGCACAGGAAAAAGCATTGAAATGGGCAGAAGCTAACGATAACGACGGCACTAGCTTGTCAAGATTAGTTCGTGATGCTGTAAATTTTGCTAATGAGAGTGATACTTGGAGTGACGTTAAGACTCAGTTCTTAGGACATACTAAATCGCTTGACAGAATACGTGAGGAAAGTTTCTGGAAAACATTCCCCGAGTTAAATAAATTATCTGAATTATTGGAGTAATCAATGGATAACGTAACAGTAGAGAACCTGGTTAAGCACGGAAAACATTTCTGTGTATTGCCCTGGGTTCATTTTCACAGTTGGCCTGACGGTCGAGTAATGCCTTGCTGTATTGCAGATAGCAATATGCCTGTTGCAGACTTAAAAGATGGTGAATCAATCATCAACATGATGAATAGTAGTGATTATAAGAAATTGCGCACTGCTATGATGAATGATGAACCGGTCGAAGCATGTAAGCGTTGCTATGACTTAGAACTAATGGGTACTTGGACAATGCGCCAGTCTCATAATAAGCGCAAGGGCCTAGAGTACGTAAACTACATTGCAGAAAATACAATGGAAGACGGAAGCCTCATTGACTTTGAAATGAAGTACATGGACTTGCGTTTTAGTAGTATCTGTAATATGAAGTGCAGAAGCTGTGGTCCAGGATGTTCAAGTCAATGGGCACAAGAGTTTGTCGACCGTGTTGGTATGGACAACTATGAGAAATACTTCAAGACCACTAAGATTGTTATTAACTCAGCAGAAGAAATGGGATTCATGGCTAAACTTAAGCCATATCTCAAAGATGTAACAGAAGTCTATTTTGCAGGTGGCGAGATTATCATTACTCCTGAGCACTATGAATGCTTAGACTATTGGATTGAAAACGGATTAACGGATCAAGTTGAATTGACATATACTACAAACTTTAGTAGCTTGAAGTATAAAAAAGACATTGACTTGATTGCGTATTGGAAGAAATTCCCTAAACTGAAAATTTGGGCATCACTTGACGCACATGGTGATGTAGCTGAATGTATCAGAAAGGGTACAGATTGGGATCGTATTGTTAGTAATATCAAGTTAGTAAAAGAGCAAGTACCGCATGCTGAATTTCAGATTACTCCAACCATCAGTATTTGGAATGTGTTTACTTTCCCTGACTTCTTTGATTATATGATCAATGAAGGGTTTATTGATACTAAATCTAGCCCACGCTTTAATTTAGCTACCAACCCCTGGTATGCTAACATTATGATCCTACCCGCTAGTGTAAAGCGAAGACTCGCTGAATTGTACCGTGTCTATCAGAATCGTTACAAAGATAACATTGATATCTACAATGGATTTAAAATGATTATCTATAACTTGACTGTGGGCGATGAGAACAAGGGTGGCATTCAAGAGTTTATCAAGTTCAATGAAGAACTAGATGACTTTAGGGATGAAAAATTGGAAGAAGTTATTCCAGAACTAAAAGAGGTATTCGATTGGGCAAGAAGCTAATAGCGATTGAGGCTCCCCAGCCCTATCTCGCAATAACATGGCAAGTAAACAATTTCTGCAACTATAAGTGCAGTTATTGTAACCCTGGCAACTGGGGAGGCACTGACCGTAACGAAGGTAACTTAGACATATACCTAAATAACTTAGAAACGATTATCAATCGCTACAAGTCAGCAGGGTATAAGAACTTTAAGTTCTTCTTCAGCGGTGGAGAACCTACAGCTTGGAAGAACTTTATTCCTATCTGTGAATGGATTTACGAAAAGTTACCTCGTGCTACTCTTGCAGTTAACACTAACTTGAGTCGTCCACTAGAGTGGTGGAAGAAACACTATCATCTATTTGACGATGTAGTGGGTAGCTTTCACATTGAATTCGCAGACAAACAGCGATATGAAGAAAACTCTATGTTCTTATGTGACAAGGTCAACTACCTTTCTACTAAGATGTTAATGCACGAAGAAAGATTCTGGGAAGTAGTTGACTATGGAAACTATCTTAAGACAGTAATGCCTAATTACTTCTTAGAGTGGACACCGTTGTTTGATGAAATGTCAGTAAACACAGGCCCTTGGCACTACAAAGATCCTGCTAAAGAAGCATGGTTACGTGAGCATACAACGGAGATTCAACAAACTAAACGTAAGCCGATGAAACGCACTACGTTGACAGTTAGTTATAACAAGTATGAAGATAATTCTACTGAAGTGTGTAACAGCAACGAAGTTATTGTAGCAGGAAACAACTTCTTTAACGGTTGGAGTTGCAACGTGGGTGATTGTATCTTTATCAATCCCGTAGGCGAGATGAGCCTAGCAAGTTGCGGCATGGGTGGTTACGTGGGTCATATATTAGATGATATTAATCGTGTAGGCCCAAAACAAATCATATGTGAGAAAGAACACTGTCATTGCGGAACAGATATTATTATTCCTAAATTTGATGGCGAATGGTTAGAAAAAAATGCAGTTAAATGAAAATGATCCGTTAAAAATTGTTTACAGCTGGATTGGACCAAGAGGTCCAATGGTGAACACAGAGTTGCCTAACATTATGAGTTACGCTAGTGTGGGTGAAAGCACCGACGCACATGGTAGTAATTTCTTTTGGGCAGATGATATATATTGGCGAGTGTTTATGCACAACGGTAATCACCCGTTATCTTCTACATTTGGCTTAGAAGAACATGATCCGTTTATATACCCATATACATTAGCTTGGCGTATACAGTTTCAGAACTATTTCTTGAATGGTGGTGGTTTGTTAGAGTTCAGTCATACTCCTAATCACATAACACATCAAGTCAGAGATCGTAATGGCTTCTTCTTAATTGACTATGCACCCGAAGCATGGGTACAAGATGGACAATTACGTGCAATGCATGCCTACTTCGGACATTACAATAGAATTCCAATGGGCAAGGTCATATACATTACTGGTTGTATGAACGCAGAACAATTATACAACAACTGGTGTGATCGAAATGGAATCCCCGATGATCCAATGCATCGTATGATAATGATACCTTTCCCTATATCACAACATGCATTATCATTACAGTTACAGAACACTCCGGAACCAGTGTACGACACTGACACTGTGCCTGAAAAAGTATTCTTATGCTGGAATCGTAGATTTAGACCTCACCGTACACATCTTGCACTAGCATTAGACAAAGCCGGCATCGTTGACCGTAGCTATTATAGCATGAACTTGACTGACCCTGAGATGAACAGTGTTCATTTTAAGACTACAGTTGACTTATATTCAAACCCTATGCTACAAATAGGTAACAAAGATGTTGAAAACTTCATGGCTAAGTTACCGTTAGTAATTGACGGAGAGACAGAGATACAAAGAATGTGCGGTGACTTTGATGCAGCCGCTAGACCTTTTTATCAGAACAGCTTAGTTAGTATCATAACTGAAACAAATTTTGATTGGACTGAACTAACTGCTACAGAAAAGACATGGAAGCCTGCAAAAGAAAAACATCCATTCATTATGGTAGGAACTGCAGGTGCATTGCGTACATTACGTGAGTTTGGATTTCAAACGTTTGATGACTTCTGGGATGAATCATATGACGAAATCGAAGATCCTAAGCGTAGACTGTTTGAGATTGTGAAAGTTTGTAAAGAAATTGCTAGCTGGACACCAGAGCAAATACTAGACTTTAAGCGTAAGGTAAAGCCTATAGTAGATCATAACTTTAAGATATTGACTACTAACACTTCTAAAACGGTAGCAGATAAGATACGTGTAGAAGCCTCTAAACGCTTAAGAGAAGAACCTAAGGATTAATATGAAAAAGATTTTAGTATGTGGAGCGGGTGGATTTATAGGCTCTCACTTAGTAGAGAGATTAAAGAAAGCTGGTCACTACGTAGTAGGTGTGGACTTAAAAGAACCCTTATACAGTAAGTCGCAGGCTGATGAATTCTATGTGGTAGATTTAAGAGATCAACAGAATGTAGAGAGCTTATTTCATACAATTAGTTACGATGAAATATATCAATTAGCTGCCGACATGGGCGGCGCCGGCTACATCTTTACCGGCGAACACGATGCTGATATCATGCATAACAGTGTAATGATTAATTTAAACATATTAGATAATGTTCGTAGAAAGAATAAAAACGCTAAAATATTCTATAGTTCAAGCGCATGTATGTACCCAGAGCACAATCAACTAGACCCTGACAACCCAGTGTTGTCAGAATCAAGCGCATACCCTGCAAACCCTGACAGTGAGTACGGTTGGGAAAAGTTATTCAGTGAGCGATTGTATTTGACGTATGCTAAGAACTATGGCATAGAAGTACGTATTGCACGTTTTCACAATGTATTTGGTCCCTACGGATCTTGGAATAATGGCAAAGAGAAAGCACCTGCGGCTCTTTGCAGAAAAGTAGCAACTGTCGAGCCTGGCGGAACAATAGAGATATGGGGTCCGGGCACTCAAACTCGTAGCTTTTTATTCATTGATGAATGTTTAGATGGCATACAGCGTTTGATGGAAAGTGATTTTTCAGAGCCAGTCAACTTAGGTAGCTCTCGAATGATATCAATTAACAATCTAGTCTATCTAATAGCCGATCTTGTTGGTAAAAAAGTTCATATTAAAAATATACCCGGGCCAATGGGAGTTATGGGTCGTACTAGTGATAACACATTGATACGTGAAAAATTAAATTGGGCTCCTACAGAATCGTTAGAAGTAGGTATACATAAAACATATAAATGGATTGTTGAACAGATAGAATGCGGAACCGATGATAAATGACCCGCGTATATGTGTTACAAGTATTCCCTGAGACGGGAGTTGAATGGTATACTGATATCATTAAGGATATAAAATTAAAAAATCCTGATTATATTACCGTAATATCATTGGGCGAAATTAATGTAGAACTAATTTTTGATAATTTGTTCAACCTAATCGAAAATTGGCTCATAGAAAATAAGAAATACATGTACGTATTGTGGGCCGGCCCCGACAAAGAGATAAGACCCTATATACACGGGGTCAATACGTTAGGCAGTGCATATGGTAATTTAGCATGTGTTGAGGGCACTATAATTGATTACGGTGACGTAAACGTGTTTGAAACAAGCAATAAGCTATTCACTTCATATAACAACAATCCAAAGTATGAACGTAAATTGTTTGTAGATTTACTAGTAAACAATGACTTAATCAATGATGGTATCGTCACATACAGATATCCAGACTTGCGCACTAATCCTATGTACGATTGGAAGTATCATGATGGTTCAGTATTGTCAGACGAACCTGATTTTCAATTAAACTCTAATCAAACTTTCAGTGCTGGACGTCTACCAAAAAGCTATTTCACTGGCTTTATTGATATAGTAGCAGAAACTGACTATAGAAATGATTTCTTTGTGCCCACTGAAAAAACGGCTAAACCCTGGGGCGCATTAAAGCCTTACTTAGTGATATCTAGTATGAATTATCATAAGTGGTTGTATTCAGAATACGGTATCGAAATGTATGACGAATTGTTTGACTACAACTTTGACAGTATGCTCACTGTCGAGGAACGCATACAGGGCATAATAGACAACTTGCTAAGATTAAAAGCACTATTTAATAGTGATCCAAGTGCAAAGTTTAAGATGTATGAACAAATTAAATCAAAATTAAAACACAATAGGAACATGGCTTTGCAGATGTTTAAAACATTACAAGACAAAGATAAATTAATTCCAGAGTGTTTAAAATTCATAACTACAGAAAATGATTATGAATTATTAGGAGAAGTGTATAATAACAAGGGTCATTTGCATTTCATCACTAATAAAGAATGGCATTTACGCCCAAGATTAGGTATATAACATGAGCAAAAAGAAATACATTGTAGGTTTAGGATGCAGTTGGACGCAAGGCGAAGGCGGCTATCCTGAAGAAATATGGAACCAATACAACGGAAAAGTTCAACTAAGGGGTGTTCCCGACTTTCATTTACGTAAGTATGAGCATGAAAACAGTTGGGTCAATCAACTGTGTGTGAATCATTTCCCTGAGTATACCCCTATGAACTTGGGAGTCCGTGGTATAGGAAATAATGCCGCCGTCAATCAATTACATTTCTGCGACCGCATTGATTGGGACAATAGTGAAGGATATATTATTCTTATGCTTAGTGGATTTGAACGATTAGACTTCTTTCATCAGTACCCCAAACGAAATGAAAATCAAGACGATGGGTATAGTAACGGTGAATTTGTACATTACAAGTGGCGTAGCGCATGGCCTATTGCAGGTGAAGGTGGCGCAGAAGAACCTTTATGGGCGGTATACGGTAAAATGCTATGGAGTGAACAATTTGCCGCAAATAATGCATTAATGGCTTTATTGAACTTGCAATCATTTGCTAAGGCGCATGGCTTTAAAGTAGTTGTTGCTAACTCATTCAATCAATCACCGGGTGGATCAGTCACTAAATATCTACTAGAAAACGCCGGCAATGTGTTTAACAAGTTTGATTGGTCTACGTATTTGCATAATCAAACAAAATACGGTGCATTTGTACAGCGTTTTGTAGAATTAGACGGACTTATGAACCCTAAGGACTGGGGCGGACATTATGAGTTTTACAGTAAGAGGGCCTGGCCAGCTAAATATTTGACTAACTGTATTCATCCAACTGTTGAAGGATACAAGTTTATAGCCAAAGAATTGGCCACCTTCATACAGAATAAAAATGTCTAAAAAGATAATCAGCTTTGTCAGTCCTAACTTTCAACAGGGTCCTAAGGAATTAAACGCATATTACTTGCCGTATAGTCCGGGAATCCTGTGGAGCTACGTAAATCAGTTCCCTACAATTAATGAAAACTATGAATTGGGGGAATTTATTTGGCGCCGCGAAGACATAGAAGATGCAGTAGAGATATTAAAAGACAGTGATGTAATTGGCTTCAGTACATATATTTGGAATCGTAGTTATACTAAAGAATTGGGGAAAGCATTAAAATTAGCTAATCCTAATTTATTCATTATTGGTGGCGGCCCCGAATTCCCTATCGAAAAAGAAGATATCTTTGAACAATACCCTTTCTTAGATATATGCGTTAAGCTTGAGGGTGAAAAAACATTCCGTGCAGTATTAGAAGAACATTTAAAAGACACCCCTGACTATAAATCTATTAAAGGTATGCTAGTTAATGACAACGGGGTAGCAGTTAGTACAGGTGATACCGTTCGTATTGATGACTTAGATACGATTCCTAGTCCTTATCTGACGGGTATATTCGATAAACTAATGAAGAAGCACCCTGAGATTCGTTGGAACGGAACTATCGAAACAAACAGAGGATGCCCCTATGCATGTACCTTCTGTGATTGGGGTAGCTTGACATACAATAAAGTAAAGATATTCGAATTAGAAAGAGTATTTGCTGAATTAGAGTGGATGGGTCAGAATCAATTTGATTTTATTAGCTTTACCGATGCGAATTTTGGTATCTTTGCAGAGCGTGATAGTTTAATTGCTGATAAATTAATTGCTGTACAAAAAGAATACGGCATGCCACGTGCATATACAATTGCCTGGGCGAAGAATCAAAAGAAAGAAGTTGTTGATATCGTTAAGAAATTAATCTATGAAGGTGGAGCCAAGATCGGCTTAAACTTGTCTGTGCAGACAATGGACGAGAACACATTAGAGATCATCAAACGAACCAACTTAGATACAAACAAGATTGGTGAAGTGTTTGTTATGTGTGAAGAGGCTAACATCCCGTTGTACACAGAGTTGATTCTAGGACTGCCGGGTGAAACATTAGCAAGTTGGAAAGAAAACTTCTATAGATTGTACAAAGCAGGCAATCACACTGGTATCACTGTATATCAAGCACAACTATTAGAAAACGCTGAAATGAATCTGACTCAGCGTAAGATGTATAAGCTACAAGGTCAAGTTGTTTACGATTACTTAGTAGGCTCTAACAACGAAAAGAATCTACGTGAAGGTGTTGAAATTGTGGTAAGCACACGTGACTTACCACTTGACAAGATGCTTCAAGCGCAATTACACAGTTGGTATCAAAACACATTTCACATTAACGGCATGACAAACTATATCAGTCGTGTATTGTTTAAATTGCACGGTGTTGAATATAGAGATTTCTATGAAAAACTTTATCAATATATAGAAAAAGATCCATGGGTTAACAGTGAGATTCAACGTATTGGTAAACATTATGGGTTATGGGGTGAGAAGGGAATGATAGATCACCCATTATTAATGGGTATGCACATTCACGGATGGAACTTAATACATAGTACTATTATCATGTTACACAGTGATAATAAACATAAGCATATTTTTGACATTATTGAAAGTTTCTTACTAAAAGAGTATCCATTACCCAAAGACTTACACGATGAGTTAATGCTTATCCAACGTAATTATTTGGTTGACTATACACAATGCGGAACATATCCTAAGGTTATTGACTTTAAGTATGATATATTCGGCTATCTACAGAATCAAAATGAATTAGAATCTCCTGCTAGTTATGAGTTTGATTTCCCTGAGGATAAGACAATGACATTAGAGAAATTTTGTGAACAGATATTCTTTGCAAGACGTAGAAACTTTGGTAAGGCTTGGGTTACTAGAAAATGAAAACAGTTTATGTAAGTCAGTTAGACGACCCCACACTAGATGATTTTATCAACGTTGTTTCTAATGAGAAACCAAACATAATTATATTACTATGTGAAACTGAATGGCATTCACGTGAGTTAACCATTGACATGGCTAACCTATTGAATGATAACAATATTAAACTAATAGTTACAGTTGGTGCATTTATTAGCGATTACTATGTTGAACAAACAAAATATTTTAACAATATAGAAATAATCCACTGGCACACATACTGGATTCATTGGGCGGTGCAATGTAGCAATCAGTTAGATTTCAATAGAACATATACCGATTTTAAATATCCTTATATTTGTTTGAATAATAAGAATTGGATTCATCGTTGTATGTTAGTAGATGAGTTAACTGGTCAGGGTTTACTAGATAAAGGTATTGTAACCTGGAATAGATTTCCTGCAAGAAATCCTAGCTTATATCAATTCAAACACTATAATGATGAGGTCAGATTAATATCAGACGACTTTGAAACTAAACTAGATTCATTTTTGATTCCTGATGAATATCATCAATCATTTTTACATGTAATAGGTGAGGCTACTACAACAGTGCCTTTTATTACTGAGAAGACTTGCTTACCTATATTGTTTAAAAAGCCGTTTGTCATAATGGCTGATCAGTATTTTCATCAAAAGTTAGTAAACATGGGTTTTGAGTTATATGATGAGATTATAGATTACAGTTTCGACAGTGAGCCCGACATGCTTAAACGTGCTGAGGCTATTGCAGTAAACGTTAAACGTATATCAGAACAGAATACTACTGAGTTATATCAAAGAATTAAAGCCAAAGCTGAACGCAATTATAATAATTATATGCGTATATTCAAAGACATTAACACTATTCCCGAGATTATCAAAGACCGTATATACGCAATAAACAACGGCTTAGTAACAAAACAAAATGCAACAGATGGTAGATATGTTCACATGTGTCATTTAATGGTTAACCGTCATAAGATTATACATTTTGATATATGGGACAGTCAACTAGTAGAAAAAATCAACAATTTTATAAACGACAGGGGACGAATATCCAAGATAATATTCAACAGTGCAATAGAGTTTGAGTACAATAAAGCCGCCGGATCTATAACATTGTTTAATGAGCTAGTAGAGTTTGCTAAACTTTATAACATTGAGTTTCATCTTATAACCGGTATTAATAAACATAATACAATATCTATATCTGATTACGTGAAAATTTACTATTGGCCAACCTTTTGGCTTACAATGGCATTGAGTAGACTTTTAGTAAGTCCTAACTATCAAATGAATAATAGTATATGTTTAGATGTAGAGGATGTGCATGTGTCTAGAAATATTCCTATCAAATATCCTTTTATTAGCATGAATAAAGCACCTAAGATTCATAGAGCTATAATGATGGATATGTTAGCTAAACATGATGTAATTGACAAGGGTGTAGTAATCTGGCGTGAGACTACTGAATCTTATCCATTTAAGTATTGGAACCAAGAGATTATGTTGCGTGACCAGTTAGATAGATTTGTAAGTCAAGAAAGATTACCATTAGAATATGCAATGTCTTTCATGCAATTGGTTCCAGAAACTAGTGAAATATTATTTGGTCTTTCAGAAAAAACAGCAATGCCGTTGTTCTTTAATAAGCCGTTTTTAGTAGCGGGTTGTATGGGTTTCCATAAACAATTACAAGAATTAGGATTTAAATTATACGATGAATTGTTTGATTATACGTTTGATAGTGAACCTGACATTGATATTAGGTATGACTTAATAGCACAGAATATCAATCGTTACACTGATAAAACTCCGGGGCAGTTAAAAGAACTATATAATAGTGTATTTGAAAAGTGTGTGTACAATAAGAAAATAGCTTTGAAACTAGCTACACAATCATCATTGATTCCCACAGTGTGGCAAGACTTAGTTAATCATGTTGTTATCAATAAGTATCCAGATTATTCAGATGACATAAACAACTTTATTAGAAACAATGAACATAGATTTAAAGAAATATAAGCGTATATTTGCATTTGGATGTAGTTTTACATTCTACAAGTGGCAAACTTGGGCAGACTTAATAGCAGTAGAAACAAAAGCAGAGTATTATAATTATGCTATTGCAGGGTTAGGTAATATGGGTATAATGGCTAGAGTTGCCGAAGCCAATGCCAAATATAAATTCAATGATACTGATCTAGTAATGATAATGTGGTCTACATTCAGCAGAGAAGATAGATGGATTAATACCGGTTGGTTTACTCAAGGTAATGTATGGAATTCAGAATACCCTAAGAGTTGGGTAAAAGATTATTGTGATCCTGCAGGCTATATGATTCGTGACCATGCTATAATTAACTTAGTTAATAAGTCATTAGCACAAAGTAACTGTGGTACAATATTGTTGAAAAGTATTCCATTTAAGTATACTGAATATGGTAGTGTTGACAACGAACATGTAACAAACACCTTGTCTTCATTATATCAAAAAGAGTATGATGACATGCCAATATCATTATATGACTTTTTAGGACAAAACTGGTCTACAGATCCAGTGCCATATATAACGTTTGCCGGCCATATGCAAAGGGATCCTCACTCTAAACCAACATTATATTATGATTACTTAAAAGCATGTGGGTTAGAATTGAGTAAAACAACACATGAGTATGCCTTAGAAGCTACACACTTGTTAACTCAGTGCAAAACTGAACAAGATATCCAACAAAAGTTTGGAACCCCATTACAATGTTTAATCAGTAAAGATTTCACATTTTTACTATGAAATACCTTTATGTACGCATTGCTCCTTACTTAGGAAAAACCGTCAGCCTTGAAGGCTTAGTTCAGGAAATTAATAATACCGTAACGTTATATTATGAACCCGGCGATGAGATAATGTTTACTGCTATAGTTGAAAAATTAAGCACATTTGACAAAAGTTTTTTTGATTCAATATTAGATAACGCGGGAGCTTACGCACAATCGATAAACATACCACATCATTATCTATTGCATGATACCGCAAGAGAATTGACTAAAGATAGAAAAAATGTCTATTATATAAACACTTGGGCTTACATTACGTATAAGCACAGTGTAACTAGACATAGAAATAAATGGTATCCAGAAAGTAAAAAAGCATTATTTTTAATAGGGAAACCTGTTAGACGCCATAGGATAGGTTTGATGTATTACTTCTACGCTAATAATCTATTAGAGTACTTAGACTACTCATTATACTTTCCCCCAACACCAAACAATATAAATGCTATAAAAAATGCAGACATACATTATCTACAGGATGAACAGTATATTATCAAGTTTTTAATAGACATACAAAAGCCTAGTATGGACATTGATATTTCAAAATGTTATGATACCAATGTATTTGAATATACTGGTTTTCCAACTAACCTTAAATATTATAAAAATACTTGTCTAAGCATTGTCAGTGAAAATTCAGTTGAATTAACACCTAATCCAATGGGCAAAATCGATATGCCTTACTTGACAGAAAAACTATATAGAGCAATGATCAATCACCATCCCTTTATAATTGTAGGGGATATAGGAATTGATGAACATCTAACCCAATTGGGGTACAAGACATTTAACAAGTTTTTTCTACCGCCGGCCACTGAGATTGATCTGATATTAAATTGGACAGCAAAAAGTGTCAAACACTTTATAGATAATTTAGACAAGAACGTAGATGAAATAAGAGAAATGGTAACACATAATTACAATCATTACATGCAACAATCTGTTAATGAAATAGAATATTTAAAGAAAATGTTGCCCTCTATAGAGTTAGAACACGTTGACCTATTAGGTAAATTGTAATAAATTTAAATGACTGTACCTAAACAAATAAATATTAGGTATACATGAGGTATTAAATGAAAAAAGTAGCAATGATTGGTGTAGGTAAATTGGGTCAAGACTGTGCAGAGGTTATGGCTGACGCAGGGTATGACGTTGTAGGATATGACGTAGAGCCTAGACTTCCAATGTTCCCTATGAAGGATACAATTGAAGAAGCAGTTAAGGATAGAGACTTTATTTTTATAGCAGCTCCTACTCCACACAATCCAATTTACGGGGGAGAAACTCCAACAAGTCATCTCCCCAACAAAGATTTTGATTACACTATCGTTACTGATATTCTTACAGAGGTCAATAGACACGTTACTAGAAGTCAATTAGTTGTTCTTATCAGTACAGTGCTACCCGGAACAGTTCGAAACATCCTAGAGCCTTGTATCACTAACGCAAGATTCATTTACAACCCTTACCTTATTGCTATGGGTACCGTAAAATGGGACATGGTAAATCCAGAAATGGTAATTATCGGTACAGAAGATGGTAGCCTAACAGGTGATGCTAGTGAACTAATTGACTTCTATAAAGTGTTTATGCAGAATGATCCACGCTATGAAGTTGGCACATGGGACGAAGCTGAGTCAATTAAGATTTTCTACAATACATTCATCAGTACCAAACTAGCATTAGTTAACATGGTTCAGGATGTTGCAGAGACTAACGGCAACATCAACGTAGATGTAGTTACACAAGCATTGGCTAAGAGCACACATCGCATCATGGGTCCAGCATACATGAAAGCCGGACTAGGAGACGCCGGCGCGTGTCACCCACGGGATAACATTGCATTACGTTATCTAGCAGACAGATTAGATTTGGGTTATGACTTGTTTGATTCAATCATGACCGCACGTGAAGTACAAGCTGAACGTATGGCCTTGCGTTGCTTAAAGAATGGCCGTAATGTAACAATCATCGGTAAAGCATACAAGCCATGTGTCCCCTATACAAACGGTAGTGCAAGTATGTTAGTGGGGTACTACATTGAAAAACATGGTGGTAACTTAAACTACTACGATCCAAATACTGAGGATCATGACATGCGTGAAGACTGGACTCATGTGTATCTAATTGGATATTGGGAGAGTTGGGTTGAGAATTTAAAGTTTAAAGATCCGGGCGCTGTGATTATTGATCCATGGCGCATGATGACTAGTCATCAACATAGTGGTGAAATTATACATTACGGTGATACTAGAACAAAGCACAATTACCGTGTTCCTTCTACTACAACTGAAACAATGTTACGTCAAGTGTTTGAAATGTTTCCAGACATTAAGGACTATGAAAATGCTATTCATTTGATTGACGCTACAATTAATTTTGAAACAATGTTTGTACGTAGACCTACAGAAGATATTGTTAAGGAAATGCGTGAAGCTCATAAGAATGGTAAGTCAAAGTTCTTGTTCTTTGCGGCTACTGAAGCATTTATGCCACATGTTCAAAGTAAGATACAACGTATTGCTAACATTGTTGATGATACTATTTCGGAAGAAGACATCATTGTAGTCACTGGTGTCGTTGATGCTGATAAAGTATATGAAAAATTAATTGATAAGAATGGTTGGAACAAACGTGTTTCATTGTTAAATTGTCATTTCTTCAACTACATTACTACGACATATGCTCAAGGATATGAATACATTGGTGGGTATGATATTAGATTTAGGGGTAAAATATTCACATGTTTTAATAAACTAAATCGTGAGCATAGATTAATGCTACTTGAAAGAATGTTGCATGAAAATTTAGTTGATAAAGCCTGGTACAGCTTTGAGGGTGACACTGACTTTAAAGAAAAGATTCCGTTATTACGTACTCAAAAGTTTCCATTAATTAAACAAAATGCAGAACTATTTCCATTGCGATTGAATATCACAGAACATAGACACAATCCAGTGGACATTCAACCCGATGATTTGCAATACTATAAAGACAGTTATTTCAGTGTAATCACTGAAACATTGTTCTATGATAAGAATCGTCCGGATCAAGCGCATCGTCCTTTTGTTGAAGATAGCTTGTTTTTAACTGAAAAAACATATCGTTGCTTTGCATTAAATCACCCGTTCGTATTAATGGCTAGACCACATTGCTTGCGTGAATTACGTAAACAAGGGTATAAAACATTTAGTCCATACATTGATGAATCATATGATGACATTCAAAATGATGACCTGCGTTTTGAAGCAGTTGTTAAAGAAATTAAACGACTAAATAACTTTACAGGTGGCGATTGGGAAGTATGGCAAGCTGGTATAAAAGAAATTGTTGAATTCAATCAACAACATTTCCATACTAATAAGGATTTTGCAATCACTAAAAATTATCAACAATTGTTTAATAATGTTGTTATTACTAAGCCAGTTGTTCACGTAGCTCAAAAAGTGCAAACAATAACATATCCAATTGATCAGCCTATTATTAAGCCAGAACCGTTGTCTGTAATCATACCTGTACAGGATATGCCTGCACCCAATTTGAATCTTGATTCGGTTAGGTCTTTTCCGATGCCGGCCGAATCAAATCCCGATCAATTAGATTGGTCTAAACAAACTCGCAGTTTTGAAAATGGTTTCGTGCTAGAATATCCTACGCACATGGATGGCGGCGGCTTTGAAATCAAAGATGAGTTATATTCATTGATTGAACGAATCGGAAAAGAACATTACGGACGTGCGTTAGATTGGTGTTCAGGAGTGGGCCCATTAGGCTATGATCTCCTAGACAAAAACAAAGTTGATACTATAGCATTTGTTGATATACACGGACCTTCTATAAAGTCTTGTTTATCTAATGCATCTGCTAACAAAATGACTGACCGAGTTAGTGCATATGTATGTGATAACATAATGCAAATACCTTCTGCGGAAAAATTTGACTTAGTTATAGCAAATCCCCCGCATAGTGGTGACAGGCAAGCTTTTATTGAATCGCTTGAACACTTAAACTGCTTAGATAATACATGTAGGTTAATAGTTGATGATGGGTATGAAGCACTGCAGGATTTCTATGAAAATATTAAAAAGTACCTAAATCCAGGTGCCGATATTTTCATCACTACCGGCGCCAACCAAGAACATTACATTGCGTGGGCTACAAGCGGTGGGTTGAAGTTTAAGGGTTTTTGCCCAATGGCAGATAACCCCAATAGTGGCATATACCATTATACTGTATAATGTCCATATGTGTTGTACTACTTGTAACAGAGTAGTATAATATAGAAAATAGGAGCACATTTTGGATTTTACCTTAAGATCATTGGCTGTTGACGAATTAAAGCCTAAGGAGCGTCCCACCGAGGATATAGCTGATGCGCGCCATCGTAGTATGATGGAAGCAATTGCTCCTTATGCCAAAGCAACAGTTCAAAAGAACTTAACCCCTGTATATGTTGACTACAAGACAAGAAACACTAAGTTAGTTCTTGTACTGTGCCCCGAATGGAGCCCTTATATGCCTCCGTTTAGTCTTGCACGATTAAGCGGTGTTGCCAAGAGTTCGGGCTATGAAACACACATTATTGATTTGAATGTTAAAGCGTATAACGCATTCAAGAAAGACTGGTGGCCTAAACAGCGTATTCCATTTAGACTATGGGATCCGTCTAGTTCATGGCATTGGCTGGGCGATACTTACATGAATGATATTCATCCATTGTTGGGCCCTGAGATACTAGAACCAGCAGTAGATAAGATCATTGAAATGAACCCGGATGTAGTTGGCTTCAGTGTTTATTACATTAGCGAAGAACCTACGAAGTGGATGTGTCGTGAAATCAAGCGTAGAGCACCTCACATTAAGATTGCAGTCGGTGGACCTAACGTACACAAGAGTTGGTTTGCAACACATCCGTACTATGACTATGTTGTGGTAGGTGAAGGTGAGCAGAATCTATTAGTAATGCTTGACGAAATAGAAGACAAGATAGAAGTAGAGTATCCTCGCTATCTTACACAGCCCGAAGATCAACGTATCAACATCAACGGCTTGCCTATGCCCGACTATGAGAGCATTGACTTTTCACAGTACGAATTACCTAACGGCGTTAATAGTGAAATCAGTAGAGGTTGCACTGCTAAATGTACATTCTGTGAAGAAACACACTTTTGGAAGTATCGTCAGCGTCAAAGTGTTGACTTGATTACAGAAGTTGAATGGCTGTACTACAACAAAGGCACAGATATTATCTGGTTCATCGATTCGTTAATCAATGGTAACCCTAAAGAACTACGAGCCTTTGCCCTTGCTCTTAAAGAGAAAGACTTGAAAGTCAAGTGGACAGGATACGCACGTTGCGATGGTCGTATGGACTTAGAGTACTTGCAAGACTTAGCAGCCGGCGGCGCTATCATGTTTAACTTTGGTGTTGAATCCGGAAGTCAGAAAGTACTTGATGATATGGCTAAAGGTGTTACTATCGCTGAGATGGAACAGAACTTTATCGACTGTAAAAAGACAGGCATCTGGGCAGCTACTAACTGGATCGTAGGCTTCCCGACAGAAGACTATCAAGACTATTCAGACACTATGACATTCTTCTGGCGTATGCGTAACAACAACATTAACAATGCAGGTTTAGGTGTTGGCTATGGCATGGGTCCTGAGACTATTGTAGGGCAGCACCCTCACAAGTTTAATATCAGTTGGCACAAGTATCAAGGTCACTGGATACGCAATGACTTTACGTTCGGTGGCACACACTTGATGATTCGTGTCAAAACATGGCACATGTTTGCTGACTTCTTTCGCGGAGTAACCGATGTACCTATCAGCTATCCGGTGCGTCATGCATTAGAGAAAGAACACTACAAAATCAAACTCAATCATACTGATATGGCTAGAGAGATTGAGTATGAGAAGTTTGATTACAACATTATTAAGCCAAACATTAATCCTTTTGCTGATGCATTAGTAAATGAAATGTGGCCCTTCTTGCGCATGTTATGGAAATGTCGTGGTGGATACGAAGCAGAGATACGATACAATCCTGAGATTGACTTAAAAGAATTTGGTCAACAATTTGGCCCCGGGATGTTTAATGCCGTGTACAAGTTTAAGATTAGTGACAGCGGTAAGTGGGAAGCAGACTTTGATATGAAGTTTGAGCAGATTGATAATCCGTTTGATGACCGTGAGCGTCCGCCCCTAGGTCGTAAAGGTCCGTTCTATGCACAAGATTATTCACGTATGATGAGCAACACTGCACTACGAGCCCGTAAACTTGCAAAGCCTACATGGAGTGACGCTGAAGGTCGTGATGGTCAAGACTTTAGTGATTTGTTAGATGAAGAAACAGAACTTAACAAGAACGTTGACTTTACGTTTGACTATCATTACATTGGCTACGGTAACTGGGGCAATTACAAAGACTTTGAAGTTGCTGTATCTAATACTTCACGTGAAGTTATTCCGGAAAAAGAAGCAATGTTTGCTTTAGATTTTGCAAAGCAACCACAAACCATTAGTATAGATTCAATCAAACGTAAGAAAGATATAGAATGAAAGAAGTTCAGCAATTTGAAAGATTGATTGCTGACTACTACAACGCACCGTATGCAGTTGCAGTAGATTGTTGTACACACGGTATAGAGTTAGCATTACGCTATACTAAGTTTGATAACGTAACATGTCCGACTAATACATATCTAAGCGTTCCTATGACGTTTGAGAAGTTGAACTTAGATTGGCAGTTCAATCAACAATACTGGAAAGATTATTACTATGTAGGCAACACTAACATCATCGATGCCGCTGTCTATTGGAAGAAGAATGGATACATACCTAATACGTTTATGTGTCTAAGCTTTCAGTACCGAAAGCATTTGAATGTTGGACGTGGCGGCATGATCTTAGTAGAACATGACTATGAATATGTTGCACTAAAGAAAATGAGTTATGATGGTCGTGTGCCTGATACTCTCTGGGCTGAACAAGATATAGATATGTTGGGATACCATTACTATATGACCCCGGAGACAGCAGTATTAGGTATGAATAGATTCGAACAGATTAAAGACACTGACCCAAAACAATGGTCACACACAGATTATCCTGATATATCAAAAATGAAGGTATTTAATGTTAAGTAAGAACGAATGGGATCCTTTGCTATCAGTTATAGTAGGAGTAGCCGACGATGCTAGAGTTCCTATTGTAGATCCTAGTTTACGAATGGTAAACTATGCTGATGTAAAGAAAATATATAATATTCCAAACGCGGGCCTATACCCAGAACAAGTTATCAATGAGGCTAATGAAGATTTAGATTTATTCAGCAAATTCTTAGAGTCATGTAATGTTAGAGTACACAGACCAGATAGGTCTGTAGTGCCTAGCTATTATAACTATTGCCCACGTGATAGTGTATTGATACACGATGATAAAGTTATAGCAACGCCCATGCCTTTGCGTAGTAGACAAGACGAGTATAAAGCACTATTGCCAGTGTTACAAAACTATAGCGATGTACTAGTACCTAGGTTTCCTAGAGATAGTAGCTTATACAATAGCGAGTGTTTAGGTAACCCGGACATTCTAGCATTGACTGAAACCGAACCAGCATTTGATGCGGCAAACATACTTAGAAGCAACGATGATTTGTTTTATCTTGTAAGTAATAGCGGAAACAAAAGCGGTGCTGAACTATTACAGCTTGCACACCCAGATAAGAAAGTACATACTATCGAAGGCGTGTACAGTTATATGCACCTTGACAGCACGATTGCATTACTACGTGAGGGATTGATGTTATTGAATCCTGCACGTATCAAGTCAGTAGAACAACTACCTAAGCCACTACAATCGTGGGATGTTATTTGGGCACCCGAACCAGTAGATATAGGTCATTACCCTGGCTACTGTAATGCAAGTACCTGGGTTAGTGTGAACTTATTCAGCGTTAATCCTAACCTTGCTGTAGTAGAAGCACACCAAGAACCGTTACGAATAGAATTAGAAAAGCATAAGATTGATGTACAGATGATGCCTATGCGTCACGCACGTACATTGGGAGGCTGCTTCCATTGTGTAACTTTAGACATAGAAAGGAATCACAATGGCAAATAAATGGACAAGAGGACACATAAGTAGATTCTGGAATACAGATGATGTAAAGAAGTTTGATTATGTTAGACAACCTTTAATGGATTCTGAACTTGAAGAATGGAAAGCTAAAGGCTATGACTATGTAAAAAGTTTTTCAGGGTCTATGTATGATAGTCGTAATCCTATGCCTGAATGGGTTAATAGGTTTGGCAACATATTCGACTTTAAAAACATGACGTATAATTTCTACAAAATGCAACAATTAGAAATTATGCCAACGCACGTAGACCATTTTCAAACCTATATGAGATTGTTCAATGTAGAGTATGAAAATGCAGTTAGAATTTTAGTAATGTTAGATGATTGGAAGCCTGGCCATTACTTAGAAGTAGATGGAGTAGGTATAGTTAATTGGGTAGCCGGCGATTATTTTATGTGGGACAGTGACGTTCCGCATGCAGCCAGTAATATAGGGATTGAAGATAGATACACCCTACAAATTACAGGCACTAGAATTAATTCAGAAGATGTATATAAGCATGTGCATTGGTATAATGTTCCTGGGTTAGTAACAAAGAAAGAATCATTGTTCAGTCCTGAAATGACTGAAATGAAAAAGCGCATGAATAAAAATTCTCCGTACTACATTTATATGTACAACAGAGAGTTACCAGATTTAGAAACTATCAATCACAGCGCAGAAGATACAGCCTATTTAAATGATAATGGATTAGAAATCTATCTGTATGAGCCGTTGTGTTCGTATCGCAAGAATGACCAACAAATGTATCCTCCGCATGGATCTAAGCATTCATTAATTTTCTATTCTGAGTTCCACTATGATCATGTGCAGAAAACAGATGACATGCGGGCAGTAGAATTAGACAGTATTGTAGAATACATTGACAGAAACAAATTAACAAATGTCACAGTGAAAACCTGTGACTATAACATAGAAAAGTTTTACACTCATTACCTATCCAAAATGAAATTGGAAGCTGATGATTTGTTTGTAAAGTATTTTGACACTAATGAATTTGAGAATTTATCTAGTGAAGATGAATTCATGGGAAATTTTAGCAAACGGTTTATATCAATGAACTGGAGATATGCCCCGCATAGACAATTAGTGGCAGCGTATTTGGCTAGCTACAGCGATACTAGTTACTTAACATGGTATTTTAAAGCAGACATGAGTATAGTCAGTGTAGAACCTTGGTATAGTATACACGATTGGTTGAGAAAAAATCCAGAAGTTTTTCAAAAGATGATAAAGGGGTTTAACCAATTAAATCTACGTTCACCGTGGAACATCGATTTGAATGTGAAAGAACACACTCTTATCAATGACAAATACTTTAAAAAGATGTTCCCGACAGGTGTTATCTATGATCATAAAAAAGAAAAGTTTGGTGATAACCAAGACAGATTAAAATCAACATACGCTGATGTATTCTTAGATGTAGTCAATGAATCTCGGTTTGCACAACCTACAAGTAACTACAGCGAAAAAGTATATAGAGCTATGTTCTATAAAAAGCCTTTTATTATGGTTGGGCCACCACACACATTGCATTATTTAAAAGAACAAGGCTTTGAAACTTTTAGTGAGTTTTGGGATGAGTCATATGATGCAATGGAAGATCATGAGTCTAGGTTATTTGCTATATTCAAACTGATTGATTCTATCAACAACATGCCCATTTCAAAACTGAAAGACATGTATACACAAATGTTACCTATTGTAGAACACAATCGTAAACTGTTATTAGAAAAATGCCCTATACGGAATTGAGTTATAAATACATGGGAATTTTAAAGGATATCCCATGTTTATAATCAGATTTTTCAAAAACCTAATCAAAGAATACAAATATCGCAAGCGCATAAAAGAACTACGCAAACGTGATCCATTTATCTACAAGTGATTTGAATGAACTACGTAGGAATAAGCAACGGCTTCCATGACGCCGGTATCTCTGTTGTGGATTCGAATGGAAACATTCTATTTGCGGGTCATAGTGAGCGTTATAGCAAGAAAAAGCATGACGCTGAACTATGTTCTGAACTAGCGATAGACGCAGCCAAAACTCTAACTGGTGAATGCGAAGTTCATTATTATGAACGTCCTTGGATGACTGCATTACGTCAATTAAGAGCAGGACAAAAATTAGATTTACGCACTGCTAAAATGCGTATAGGTAAATCTATTCTCAATGTGTTTAACAACCCAAAAGTCGTTACACACAATCATCATTTGAGTCATGCCGCCGCTGGCTTTCAAACAAGTCCATACAATGATGCCACTGTTGTAGTAATTGATGCTATCGGTGAGATAGATTGTATCTCTATATGGGATGCTTGGTACGATGAAAATGGCTATGCCCAATACAAGAAACTTTGGACTAAAAAATATCCACACAGCATTGGTTTATATTATAGTGCAATGACTCAACACGTTGGTCTACGTCCATTAGATGAAGAATACATTCTAATGGGTATGGCTGCGTACGGTAAACCTATACATTTTAATACCATTGAATCTAAGTTGTTAGAAAATAGCACCAAAATAGATTTCAAAGAAAATTTACACATTGGTGTCCCTGAAAACTTTTTAGAAGGTGCCAATGAAATGGACGTTGCTGCCAGTGCTCAAGCATTAGCAGAATATCTAATCAACGCAGTGATGGCAAAAGCTCGTATGTTGGGCAAGAGTCGTAACTTGGTATATGGTGGAGGAGTCGCACTTAACTGTTTAGCAAATAGAAACTTAGGTGATTACTTCAATGACATGTGGATAGTACCTAATCCCGGAGACTGTGGCTCTAGTTTAGGTGCCGCCGCTTTAGGATATGGCAAAAAGTTGAACTGGATTGATGCTTTCTTAGGGCACGACATTCCAGGCAATTATCCCAGTAATCGTATCATTGATGAACTAGTTAAGACTAAAATAGTAGGTGTAGCCTCAGGTCGTGCAGAGTTTGGTCCACGTGCATTGGGTAATAGGTCATTGCTAGCAGACCCCAGAGGTGATACAATAAAGGATACTGTAAATGAAATTAAACGCAGACAAAAATTCAGACCATTTGCGCCCATTATTTTGGAGGAGCATGTTCACAATTATTTTGACATGCCTCGCAATTGGAGTGACAGTAGGTATATGCAAGTCATCGCTCGTTGCAGGCATCCTCAGTTATTTCCTGCTATCGTTCATCATGACGGGACTAGTCGTGTCCAGACTGTGCCAAAAGATGGAAGCGGAGTCAGAGAACTCCTAGAGAAATGGTATGTATTGACTGGATGCCCTATACTGTTAAACACCTCTCTTAATATCAGAGGAGAGCCAATGGTAAATGACAGACTTGATGCTGATAGATTCGAAAAATTGTACAATGTTAAAGTGATATCATAAATGCTAAGAGATGTTTTTTATTACGGAAAAAAACCCAATGTTCATCCTAAGGAACAACCTGCTAAAAATCTAGTAGATGCTAGAAAGAAAGCAACGACAGAACATTTTTGGGTTATAAATGAATTCTGTGATTACACCAAATTCGATTGGAATTTTGATTTTGAGTTTTTATCTGACGGTGATGTTTGGGCAGAAGAACACAATAATGTGTGGCCAAGTAAGCACCAGAAAGATAGCGGTACCTGGCTGTGTACAAAGAAGCGTAGTGATGTTATTGTGTATCGGTGCGATGTTGAACCTCTCAAGAGGAAGAATATAGTATCTGATAATTGGAAGATATTAGAAAACATCAATATAGAAAAGTGGGACTTTAGTTGGCACCCAGATCCAACTGACCCTCCGTTTGTTTACAAGTGGGGTTCTAAGTATGCGCCTGCAGAACTAAACACTTGTTTAGAATATACGGTAGAAGGTGCTACTGATATAAAGTACATGAACACCATTGTGGAATTGTTACCTAATTGGGATTGCATTGTTGAAGTACAAAAAGTAGATCAGATTCGATGGGATATGAGTTGGAGACCTGATCCAATGGATCCTCCATTCATATATGTATGGGGTAACAAATATGTAGATGGTAAGCTAAAATCAACATTAGAATATCATGTGCCGAATGCAACTGAAAAGAAGTATATGAATGAATTAGTTCCAGTGTTACCTGAATGGGACCGCTGGGATATTCTACATGACATAGACAAAACATCATTTGATTTCTGCTGGAGACCTGACCCGCGTGAACCTGATTATATCTATGTATTCGGTAATGAGCAATACGAAGGTGGGGTAATGCCTACCGTAGAGTATCGTATGCCTTTGGCTACTGAAAGAAAATATCTGTACGATATGAAAGCTAAGTTGAGTCCTCATCCAGAGAAGTTTGAGCACCTAGAAAAAGCAGATGGTATAGATTATAGTTGGGTACCTGATCCAACTGCACCTCCTTACATCTATGCATGGGGAAATCAATGGAACAAACCTGAAGATAAAGTATCGATACAATATGTAGTTGATGGTGCTACTGAATACAGATACATGGAACAACGTAGTAAACGTAAGCCATCAATGGACAATTGGATAGTACCGGACAATGTTGATACAACTGGATTTGACTTTTCATGGGAACCTAGTCCAGCAGACCCTGCATACATATACGAGTTTGGCACTCAATGGCAAAAGACAGGTGGACCTCGCTATATAGTAGAGGGAGCAACAGAAGTTAAGTATGTTGAATTTCAAAAAGTAAAAGCATTATCTACTACAGCTAATTGGTCTATCCCTACTAACTGTGATGTAACCGGATTTGATTTTAGCTGGCATCCCGATAGCACAAGCCCACCATATACATATCACTTTGCTACTCAATGGGCATTAACAGGCGGACCTATATATAACATGGAAGGGGCAACAGAAGTTAAGTATGTTGAACATCCATCTGCTATAGCATTACCAAGTAAAGAAAATTGGGAAGTTCCTAGTTATATTGATAGCACACAATTTGATTTCTCGTGGCATCCATATGTAGAAGATCAACCATATGTCTATCAGTTCGGCACACAACATCAAAAGACAGGTGGCCCTCGGTATGTTACCCCTGGGGTAATTCCTTCGAGTCCAATAAAATATGTTGATACTCGTATCATTAGCTCTGTTCGAAAGCCAAACAAAAATAACTTTGCGATATTGAACAACTACAAGATCAAAAATTTCGATTGGTCGTGGCACCCAGATGACACCGATGAACCATACATTTATGTATTTGGTAATACACAACATCCGGCAGAAGTTATGCCCACGATTGAATACGCTGTCGCAGGCGCAACTCAGGTAAAGTATGTTAGTAATGTAGTAGCAACATTGGATGTTGATATGACTAACTGGGAAGTACCTTCGGATATAGATACAACTGACTTTGACTTCACTTGGAAACCTAATCCTAAAGATCCGGCGTTTATATATCAGTTCGGTACACAATGGCAAAAGACCGGCGGACCTCGTTACGTAGTACCTGACGCTGACGAAGTTAAGTATGTGACCACACATAAAGTAAAGGCTTTAGTTTCACGTGATCACTGGACCGTACCTACTAATATTGAAGTAACTGATTTTGATTTTAGCTGGCACCCGGACGATACAAGTCCTCCTTATATATATTATTTTGCCACTCAGTGGGCATTGAGTGGCGGCCCGATATACACTGTACCCGGGGCGACAGAAGTTAAGTATGTCGAAGACCTTGTGGCAAGAGCCCTGCCGGACAAAACTAATTGGGAAATTCCCGAGTCAGTTGACAAAGAATTGTTTGATTACTCATGGCATCCGTACGTTGAGGATGAACCATATATCTATCAGTTCGGCACACAACATCAAAAGACAGGTGGACCTCGGTATATAACACCCGGAACTATTGCTTCTAGTCCTATAAAATATATTGATACACGTATCATACGGTCTATCAGAAAACCTAGCAAGAAAAACTTTGCTATATTAAACAACTACAAAATCAAAGAGTTTGACTGGTCATGGCATCCTGATGAAACAGATGAACCATATATTTACGTATTCGGGAACAATCAGTATCCTCCTGAAATAATGCCTACGATTGAATATGTTGTTCCTGGGGCTAAACAAATAAAATATGTATATGATGTGATTGCAACTTTAGGAGAAGATAAAACCAATTGGGTAATTTCTAGTCCTATAGACGAATCAGCATTTGATTTTAGTTGGAAACCTAATCCCAAAGACCCTCCCTACATATATCGTTGGGGTAATGCGTATGTTAGTAATAAATATAAGCCTACCGTAGAATATCATGTATCTGACGCAACAGAAATCAAATATATGGATGATTTGGTTAATGTAACTCCTGAGTGGGATCGATGGATCATACCAAGCAATGTAGATGTTACTGGGTTCGATTTTAGTTGGAGACCTGACCCATTAGAACCAAATTTAATTTGGCAATTCGGAACACAGTGGCAAAAGACAGGTGGGCCTACTTACACTATGCCTGACGCAGTAGACATAAAGTATATAGACTTTCAAAAAGTTAGGATTTTGCCTAACTCAACTGCAAGTAACTGGGAGCTTCCTAAAACAGTTGACGTTAGTAACTTTGATTTTAGCTGGCATCCAGACGATACTAGTCCTCCATACATCTATCATTTTGCTACTCAGTGGGCGTTAACTGGTGGACCAGTGTATACTGTCCCCGGAGCTACTGAAACAAAATACTTAGAAGAACCAAATGCGGTAGCTCTAGTAAACAAAGATAATTGGGAAGTACCTGACAACATAGACGTTGATGCATTTGATTTTTCTTGGCATCCATATGTAGAAGATCAACCATATATATACCAGTTTGGTACTCAGTGGCAAAAGACAGGTGGACCTCGTTATATTACACCGGGTGTTATTCCTTCAAGTCCCGTAAAGTATATTGACACACGTATTCTTAAGGCAACTAGAAAAGTAAGTAAGAAAAACTTTGCAATTTTAAACAACTACAAAATCAAAGAATTTGATTGGTCATGGCACCCGGACGAAACTGATGAGCCATACATTTATGTATTTGGTAATACACAACATCCGGCCGAAATAATGCCTACAGTTGAATATGTAGTTACAGGCGCAAAGCAAATCAAATACATCAATGATGTTATTGCGGTGTTAGACATTGATATGACTAACTGGGAAGTACCGTCAGACACTGATACTTCTGCATTTGATTTCAGTTGGAAACCTAATCCCAAAGATCCAGCGTTTATATATCAATTTGGTACGCAATGGCAAAAGACAGGTGGCCCTCGTTATGTAGTACCCGGTGCTGACGAAGTTAAGTACGTGACAACACATCAAGTAACTGCATTGCCTACTAAAAATAACTGGACAGTTCCTACGTATGTTGATACTACTGGATTTGATTTTAGTTGGCACCCAGACGATACTAGTCCTCCATACATCTATCATTTTGCTACTCAGTGGGCATTGACTGGCGGACCTATATATACTGTATCTGGCGCTACCGAAACAAAATACTTAGAAGAACCAAGCGCAGTTGCATTGCCTAATAAAGATAATTGGGAAGTACCTGACTATGTTGATATTAGTGATTTTGACTTTTCATGGCACCCGTACGTAGAAGATCAACCATATGTCTATCAGTTCGGCACTCAATGGCAGAAGACAGGTGGACCTCGGTATGTTACCCCTGGGGTAATTCCTTCGAGTCCTATCAAGTATATTGATACACGTATTCTAAAATCTAAAAGATTACCTAACAAAAAGAACTTTGCAATTTTAAACAACTACAAGATCAAGGATTTTGATTGGGCATGGCATCCAGATGACACTGATGAACCATACATTTATGTATTTGGTAATACACAGCACCCGGCCGAAATAATGCCCACAGTTGAATATGTAGTGCCAGGAGCAAAACAAATCAAATACATCAATGATATTGTCGCTACATTAGATGTTGACATGACTTGTTGGAATATACCCAACAATGTAGACATAACCGATTTTGATTTCAGTTGGAAGCCTAATCCTAAAGATCCTGCTTTCATATATGAGTTTGGCACTCAATGGCAAAAGACAGGTGGCCCTCGTTATGTAGTACCTGATGCAACAGAAGTCAAATATGTTACTACCCAACATGTAACAGCTTTAGCTAATCATGACAATTGGACGTTGCCTGCTAACATTGACGTAACTGATTTTGACTTTAGCTGGCACCCAGATGCAACAAGTCCTCCTTATAATTATCACTTTGCAACTCAGTGGGCATTGAGCGGTGGTCCTATCTATAAGATGAATGGAGCTATTGCAACTAAGTACATGGATTCTCCAAGTGCAAAAGCATTACCCAATAAAGATAATTGGGAAATACCTACTGACATTTCAGAAATTGAATTTGATTTCTCATGGCATCCTTACGCAGAAGACGATCCATACATATATCAGTTTGGTACTCAATGGCAAAAGACAGGTGGACCTCGGTACGTGACCCCGGGTGCGAAAAGAAGTGCACCAGTCAAGTACATTGATACACGTATTCTTACTGCAAAGAAATTGCCTACTAAGGACAAATTTACAGTATTAAACAACTTATCAGTTGCATCATTTGATTGGTCATGGCACCCGGATGAAACTGACGGAGAGTTTATATATGTGTTTGGTAACACTCAATATTCTGCCGAAGTCATGCCTACGATTGAATATCGTTCAAGTCCTTATGCAGAAAAAGTAAAGTATGTCAATGACGTTAAAGCCGTTCTTGCAACTGATCTTAAAGATTGGGAGATACCTACTAACATTGATGTAAGTGAGTTTGACTTTAGTTGGAAACCTAATCCAAATGATCCTCCTTATATCTATCAATTCGGTACTCAATGGCAAAAGACAGGTGGACCTAAGTATTCAGTAGAAGGTGCTACTGAAATCAAATATGTTGAAGGATCTACCGCAAAATCAATTGCTTCTAAAAAGCAATGGATCGTTCCTGCAACTATTGATAGCACACAGTTTGACTTCAGTTGGCATCCTGACGAAACTGAAGAACTATATGTGTATCAATTCGGTACACAATGGCAGAAGACAGGTGGACCTAAGTATATTACTACAGGCTCTACTAGTGATACCCCGGTAAAGTATTGTGCTGATGTTAAAGCAAGACAATTGCCAAACAAGAAAAACTTTAATACGCTGATAGAGCATGAGATAAAAGAGTTTGATTATTCTTGGCATCCTGATGACAATGACAAGCCATACATTTATGTATTCGGTAACAACCAATATTCTGCTGAAGTAATGCCTACAGTTGAATATATAGTGCCAGGTGCAGTGCAAACAAAATACGTGCATGATGTAGTCGCCACGTTGAATAACAACAAAAAGAATTGGGAAATACCTAAGGATGTAATTGCAGAGAGTTTTGACTTCAGTTGGTTACCTCATCCAAAAGACCCTCCTTATATCTATCAGTTTGGTACTCAATGGCAAAAGACAGGTGGCCCTCGTTACGTAGTACCTGAGGCAACAGATATTAAGTATATCACTGAATCAGTTGCTAAACGAAAGCAAGTAAAGACTAATTGGGTTATTCCTGCAGGAGTAGATACATCTACCTTCGACTTTAGTTGGCACCCAGATGAGTTAGCACCACCGTACATTTATCAGTTTGGTACAGTGACTGATGATAAAGATGGCCCTAGATATGTGCCAACAATCAACAACAGCGAAGTTGTGTTCAAACAACGAATATATAAACCAATAGAAGATGATGCTCCTTTAGTTGAAGATGTTACCATTGGTCAGTATTACATTGAAACAACACTAGAAGATTTGGTAAATAAACATCCTAATGAAATATTCTGGGCATTGAATCCAAGCATTGATTATAAGTTATTTGATTTCGCATGGAGACCTGAGATTGTAACAATCTCTTGGGAATCTGATTACGTTCACGTATTTGGTTCACCCGACTCACCTCTAACACAAACATACTTTGTTAACGCAAAGTCGTACATGTCAGGAAAGAAAGATTTTAAGTTTGTCGAAAACATTAAGTTGAGCGAAGAATATCTATCTACCTTGTTCGTAAAACCAGACATGTTCTTTGTTGACCGTGGTAACAGTGAATCATCTGAACGTTTTGCATTATTAAAGAGTAAGTTTGGTAATATACAAAAGACCCGATATCTAAACAGTTGGGTTGATACCATCAATCGTTGTATTAATCGAAGCAGTACAGAACTATGCTGGATATTAAACAGCGAATTAGATTACAGTGATTTTGACTTCCACTACTATCCTAATCCATGGCAGATGAAAATGGTTCATGTATTTGGGACCCAGTGGTCACACTGGGGTACAACCTTTATAGTTAACCGTGACACATTTTCTGCTGATACAAAATACATCAAGATTATTGAACACTTGAGCAATCTTAATTTTGTTAAGGATAGAATTGCTAAAGCTACTAACGTGTTGTATGATGTTTATTACATAGATCACGGTAACTCAGATAACTTGCCTAGCACAAATGTTGTTCCGTACGACACTGATTACTTTACTACTTTCAAAAATATATTGTCAAAACTTCCTGAAAAGAAAGAACAATATATTTGGATAGCAAGTACAGTCTGTGACTATGAAGGTTTTGACTTTACTTATATTTGTGATCCATTTGCACGTGAACAGTTGCATGTATTCCCTAGCGACAGGCAAAAATTTGGTGATACATTCTTAGTGAATGTTAACAAGTTGCGTGAGTTGATCGATAACATGGAGTCATTGAAAGATTATGACAAGATAAACTTTAACCAACATCAACGTACAAAACGTTTAGCACCTCCTACTATCGTAACTGAGTTTGATACTCATGTTGCAAGCGTAATGCAAGACTTTGACTTCCCTTATGCTGTGTTTGTAACTGAGGATAACAAAGACATAGTTGCTGTCGAGGAAGAACCAATGAGTTTATGGAATGTCGAGTCTAAAAACATTCTTATCACTAGCACCGGTGGTACACGCATCGTTGTTCCTAAAGAAGCAAAACAATATGTTGAGACACAACTATATGACTACCCATACATTAAAACATCGTCACGATTAGCAAGAAGTAATCCTTTAGACATTGT